AAAAAAAGACCCCTTGCAGGGTCTGGGGACAGTTTATGGAGTGTCTCACTGGGGCATTGGTTTTCCAGGAGTTCTACTTCTAGCAACTTGAGAATTATATCTCCTTCTTTCATCTCCAGTTGGACCTGCACCTTGTCTTGGTTGCATACCACCTACACCACGGTCAATATGAGTATCACCTTGTTTAATTTTCTCCCTCTGACCTGGAGTTGTAGTTGTAAATGTCCCAGGAACTGGTTTATTTGGACCTACTCCAATATCAGTTCCAGGAATACTTAATGATGGTCTAACTTTCACTGAACCAGGAACTCCACCTTTCATAGCAATAACTTCTGCTTCGATAATTGTTTGTCTCCACTCTTCACTCATATTTGCCATAATGACTAATGCATTTTCATTAGTATCTGCATATCCTTCTGCAACCAGATACTCAAGAATAACATCAAACAAATCTGGTTCATATGAATTAGCAAGATTCTTTTTACCTTGTGCAATTACCTGGTCTTTAGTCATACCAGTTGCTTTCATCTTTGCGGCACCACCACCAGCAGCAAAATCATCCATTGGTTTTTTTGGTGTAGATTGCTGTTGAGCAGGTTTGTTTATTCTATTTGAGAAATCTTGTTGTGCTTTTGCTTGCTTTGCTTTTTGTCCTGCATAAAGAACATCACTTACACTGCTTCCCTTTTTCAGTGCTGCTTGTCCACCACCTGCTTTGAGTCCTGCATATCCACCTCTATCAGAAAATTGCTTTGAACCAATCTGATTTGAAGCATATGCATTTCTTTGGGCACTTGTAGTGAAACGACTATTTGGATTTATTGCCATTTCATCAATCTCATAATCATAGTCTTGCTTCAAGACATTACCAAGAGTTTCCTTTGCCTTATCATACATTCCCTGTGCTTGATTTCTTCCCCTTCTTCCACCTTCATTCTTAATAACATCACCAATAATAGGAACATTTGCACCAGGGACACTCTTTGCTTTTTCTCTGCCAATTACCTCACCAACTCTGCCTGCAGTATCTCTAGCAGCTTTATCTAATGAACCAAGGAGTCCACCAGCAGGTTTTGGTGCTTGTGCTACTGGTCCTGTTGGTCTTGGAGTTGTTACTGGACCACCAGGAGTTCTTACAGGTCCACCAGGAGTTCTAACTTGTCCACTGCCAGTAGTTGTTGGTTTTCTATCAAATCTTGGATCAAACCCACCTCTTGCACTTACATCTCTACTTCTTATATCTTCTTCAATTTCTTCACCTTCTGGTTCATAAGCAGCATTTTGCAGTGTTGATTTGGGAGTATATACCTTCTCTCCCTTTGGAATCATTTTTTGCAATTGATTCTTTGCATCACGGTCAGATGCACTCTTTAGAGGAACACCAATCTGCTGCTCATAAACATTAGTATATGCTTCGTAGAGATTGCGTAAGTCTTGGGAATCCATATTTATAGTTTTTTATTTATTTAGGTTTAGTCCATCCTTTATGTTGTTTTTGTTTTCCACATAAAACTCTACGAATACAACTATAATTTAAATTATTTTCAATACAAAATTTAGTAAGATTAACTTCTTCTACTATATTTCCATCTGGACTAATAATTTTAAATTTCTTCCAAAAATGTGGTTTGGATTTTCCTTTATGTAAATCACTTAACTTTTTTCTAGTTTCTTCAGTAAAAACTTGATTTGCTCTCTTTTCTTTTATTTTTCGTTTTGCTTCTTCGGTATGCTTTATTCCAGTTCTTCCTTTTTTTATTTTTTCTATAACTTCTGGGGGTCTCTTTTTACCTATTAATGCTTTACTTATTTTCAATTTTGTTTCATCAGTAAATTTTTGAAGTGCTCTTTTTTCTTTAATTTTTTGTTTAGTTTCTTCACTCATATTACAGACACCATCACCACCATTAGTTTTGTTCTGTAAAATTCCCATTCCCAAATCTTTCCTTCCATAAACAGAAATCATATAAATCTCGTGCTTATAGGCATTTTCTGCTGTAATATTCTTTTTAAGAAAAATTATTCTAGATTTATCTTTCGGGGGCTTAATATCTGTTGCTTTTCTTTTATGTATTCTATTCCCACTACCTTTACCTATGTAGTAAGGTGTTCTATCTTCACGCAAATATGCATAGGTATAAAATCGGTTAGGATTTACCATTTCTACTCTTAAATTGGTTCGCAATAGTATTTATACAAGAAAAGGAGCATTTCTGCTCCTCCTCTACCTTAAAGATGCGAACCAATTAAGGCATTACTATTTATCAACTGCTCCAGTCATTAGTCCCGTTTTGTTGCTCTTATCACTGCTTCTCTTGCCAAACACTTTCTTATAAAGTTTTGCTCTCTTTGCTACTCCAGTCTTTTGATCTTCACCAGACATCACTGCTGTTGGTTTTCCAACTACAGTCTCACCTTTCTTTGCACCTGCTCTCTTGAGATGCTTTGGAGTATCTTTTAGTGCTTGAATAAAGTTTCTACCTCTTTCCATTTGATTATCTGGGTCACCTTTTCCGACATCACTATCACGGTGCATAATATCTACAGTATGAACTGGACCTCTCTTATTAGCACCTGATTTAGAGATTTGCTTTTTCAAATCCTTTACTCTTCTTACACTTTCACTTGAAGGTGCAGTTTTCAATCTAGTCATTCCAGTTGGAGTTTTTCCTGCTGTTTTGAACTTACGGATTAACTGTTCTCCCTTTGCTGCTTTTCTTGCTGATGCGTGAGTACGAATGTAATGATCCTGCTCGGTGCTGCCATAATCATCTTCAGTATCTTCACTATCATAAGTTGTGTAGTCTTTTGCTTTGGTTCTCAAATCTTTGGTGGAATACTTACCAGTTCCTTTGAGTCCTGCTTTCTTTGCAATCGCAGCAGTAGATCTTTCTTGCCTTGTCATATCAGCACCACGACCACGAGCAAGAGTTACCTTGCCTCGTGTTCTTCTACCACTTCTTTCACCAGTTGAACTCTCTTCAAGTTCTTCAATATCTTCTTTCACACAACGATTATAAGTCTTCCCAAAGAGTTTTTGTGTCCCTTTCTTCTTATAACCAGGCCAGCACTTTTTTGCTTCAGAAATAAATTCCTGATATGTCTTCATTGTCCACCACCCATTGAACGTGATCTTTGTGCTCTCTTCAATGCAACTTTATATTCTGGGGATGGACCTGAACCAATAGGTCTTTCTCCTTTTTCTCTCTTTGCTCTTTCTATTTTTTGTTGTTCCAACTTACCAACACCTCTCTTTCTTCCAGGTGCTTCTGCACCACTTCCACCACCTCCATGTGCATGTCTCTTATAAGTTCCAAGAACTTCATAACGAGAAGCATAGGGATTAGTTGCAGTGTCAATCATCCCTTGTTTAGTTCTACCTAATGATGCTTCACGAGATACAGTTTTCTTTTCTGACTTTTTTAATTTCCACTTTGTATCACTACCTTCAGGTTGTCTTTCAACTCTAGCAGACTTTACAGTTGTATAAAGAGGAGTCTTTTTCTTTCCAGCAACTTTATCTTCTTTACGCATTTCGTAAAGATGTGCTTCTTCTAGAAACTCTTTAAAGGTCTTCATCTTTTTATAACTTTTATTTTTATTTATCTAGGATTTTGCTTTTGCTTTTTTCTTTTGTCTTCTCACTGCTGCAGAAAGAAGTTCTTTATGAGGAATTGAACCAGAAACAATATCTTTTGTTTTTGATTCTATTTCATGTGCTCCACCCTTTCTATGATAAATTCCAGGTTTATCTGAAGGATCAGTAGATCTCTTAGCACCCATTATATTTCTTGGATGATGTCCATGATAAACCCCTTGCGAAGCATCTTTTTTTACTCGTTCTTTCCACTCTGCATCACTCATAGATGACTTCAATTTTGAAGAATAATGTAGTGGAGTAATATGATGTGCTTCTAATCCTTTAGACTTCAATTTTCTTATTTTAGTATCTGCAGTTCTTCTTTCTTCACTCGAACTTAAATTTTCAATTCTTTCTTTTCTTCTTCCTCTTTCACCTACACCTCCAGATTTAGGTTTAAGTCTCCATTTTGGATTTTCAGTGCTGCCAGCATTATTAGCATAATAACCTGATGGAATCCCACCATGATGTTTTTCTAATTCAGATCTACTTGAAAAATATCTCTGTGCTTCAATTAAATATACTTCTTCAAAAAACTCTTTAAATGTTTTTTTCTTATTTCCCCAATTCTTTGCTCCTACTTTTCTACACTTAACTAATGCTCCAGAAGCATAAGCACTTGGCCATACACTATAACGAGATTTTACTTTATGATAACATGCATCTTTTTCTTCAGTTGCAACCATTTTTGCTTTCCCTCTCTTATTTGGGTCTGGATCTTGACGATTCTTACGTTCAAAAGCTTTCTGCTCTTCTTCATCAGAAAGTGCTGCTTTCATCTTGCTAGAACCACACTTCGGTTTTGTAGTTTGTCCTGGTTGTTTTGCACAAGGTTTTCCTGCATATCTTCCACCCAACTGAACCCAACCAGGTTTACCATCTGATGACTTACTTTTAGTAAACCAATCATGAAGAGAATAATCTCCAGATTTTCTACCTTCATAGATATTATCAAAATCTAAAAAAAACTCTCTAAAACCTTTCATATTCTAATATCTTTTAAAATATTTAGTAATTTGTAGGTTTTTCTTGATTTGAATAATCTCCTTTTCCAACAAGGGACTGGACAAATAATTCAGTAAATTTTTCCATTTTATCTGGATGTACTGATGCTGGATTGTATGAAATTGCATCCTTAAGTGCTACAAGTTCTTCCCAATCGTTGTTTTTCATTTTTGTCAGGGTTTCAAAACATTCCTACTATATTTAGAACAAAATCATAGAAATTGCAAGGGTTTTAGAGGGGTTTAACAATCTCTAAAGATTTTAAAAATCATTCAAAATTGATAATTTCTTGATTCTGATAAAATTCCCATAATGCATTATGTAAATTTGAGAGATCCATAATCCAAAATCCTTGGGGATAAATTCCTAATTCTTTCTGCAATTGTCTATGTGAACAACCAGATTTCTCTGCTTCACATGCGATTTCAATTACTGCTTGAACTGCAGAAAACCTATCCTCATCTGATAGATTTTTATACCACTCTAAAGATTTTTCCCTACGTTCTTTTATCAAATTTTGCAAATTTTCTAGGTTTTTTTCAACCTTCTCTATAACTTCAACTTTAGATTCAGAGTCCATCATTAGAAAATTCCTCCAAAGAAATCCTTTCCATCTTTGCTACTAAATTTTTCTTCAACTTTATCCATAAATTTATCAGTTTTAATCAAAGAATCGATTCTATAAATAAGATCCGAAATTTCTCTGGAAACAAAAGGTTTTTCTTGCCTTGCAGCATATGCTAATGCATTTCTTAGACATTGTTCTGCTTCCTTTAGTGATCCTTCTACTGATTGGGAAAGTGCCATTATTCCATTCTCCGATAATGATTTTGCAATACTTCAATTAATCTAGCAGTAATTTCTTTATTTAACAAGATTTCTGAAAATGCTCCAGAATTATAACTAGATCTTTTACCTAAAATATAGTTAAAAGCATACTTTAACCTATTCCAAAACCCAACATCAGACAAATGAACTTCTACATATAGATCATTATAATCTTCATCATCATCGAAAGAAGTAATAATAAATTGATGATCTACACTACCACAAGAACATACAAACAATTCTTGTTTCATGATTCTTTAATCCAAAATCCATCAGCAGTCATTGTCCAACCTTCTGCAATCATTTCATCATAAGTTTTATATTTTTCAGGTTGATTATTATCTACTTTTTGAAGTTTGAATGATCCATCTCGATTATCAATCCACTCTAGAGTATCACCCTCTTTCCAACCAATTTCATTCAATAGACTCTCGGGAAGAATAAGATTATAGTCATCGTCAATCGTCACTTTCCATTTTTTTGTTATATTTCTGCGATAATCTTTTGGTGGAAACATTTTATCAAATTCATCATTATTTACATTTTTCCAACCAAAATGTATTTGATGTGGAGGTAATGGACTCTTAGATGCATAATCTAGTTCTACTCTTTTATTATAATATTCTGCTTCACGTAGATTATATTCTCTACATTGTTCTTTTTCTTCATCGGATGCTGCTTTATCGCACATTGCATCCAATTCTTCTTCAGTATATTGCGAGTTTGCTTTATTTAAATTGTTATTATTTTCAATAAAAGATTGTCCAGTTAGAATATCAATTCGAGTTTCTAGTGAATTTTCCAAACGATATAGTTCATTTGTCGTTGATAGGTTTTCTTCTTCAAGTACATTTACTCGATCATATAATTCCCTATTCTTATGCTCTAGACTAGAAATCCTAGTCATCAATTGATCAATAAAATCCGACAAATTGGTCTTCTGACCAGTGATCATATCATTTATATTAACTTGATAATCTTCAATTGTATTTTCTTTTGTAAGATTTTTAATAATATTCATAATATACGATTAGATTTTTTTACTTTAATGTTAATTAGTTAAAAAGTCAAGATTTTTTTACAGGAGTAACACATTCACTACAATAAGTATCTTCCAATAACTCAACTTCATCTGATGAAACTACTGTCCATTCTCCTGATTTATCGCAAAAATGTTCCCAAATTGGAATATTTTCCGATTCCATACGACGATATTGCTTTCCTCTATAGGGTTTAAAATAATCCCCAGTAAAATGTCTAGAAACTTCTAATTTTTGAATTTGCATAGATTCTACTATTCTTTGAAGTTCTACTATTTGTTTTTGAATTTCTTCGATAGTCATAATAGTTCTTATGTGTGGTTAATACTATTTAATCTTATTAAATTTTTTATATAAATTGTACATTTCTAGAAAGTGTTATTCTTTTACATGATTTATCATCTTTAATAATTTCTACAAGATCTGCAAAGTAATCTTCAACCTCAGATAATCCAGAGGAACAACCATATTCCCATGCTTTTTCAAATAATTTATTTGCTTTTGGATGATGAGTAATTTCATACTTTTTAATAAGATCACAACAAAATTCATCTTGTAATCTTTTGTTTTCTCTATGATAATGTTCCAAGTGTGTTTGATATGAAACTTCGTCTAAAACTTTTTCTTCTACACAGTTTTTTGGTGATTCAAAGTCTTCATCAAATTGTCTTTTCATTGCTACCATTACCCCCTTTCGGTAATAATAGATGGTCATATATTTGTCTTTTGTTGGAACCGAAACTGTATTATTTTGATAACATGAATAAGGTCTCATAAAATATTCATTTGTTTTTTCGATAGGTTAGTTCAAGATCGATTGGTCAATCTTGAAAAAACTATAAGATATAAAGATTATAGTGTCTATACCTTTTTTTGGAAATATTGCAGCATAAATGACGCATTATAAGAGAGTCTTATTGTTCCAAACACCTATTCAATCTTCCAAATAGTAAATATTTTCCTTTGGTCTATTTTGTTGTTTTTTAATGAATTTAGTTGCACTTTCAAGTGAATAAAATTCTATTCTTTTTGGAGGAAAGTCAAAATCCCAAAAATCCCACCACATAAAATATTTTTTATATTGTGGATAGAAAACTAAATCTCCAGAAAAATTTGATCGTTCTACAATTCGAAATTTCATTTTTTTAATTCAGGTACTTCTTTTTGATAATCTACATCATTCCAATGCCGAATTACTCCAGCTACAATAAAACAATTTGTAATCAAATATGTTGCAAATATAACGGTTCTTACAATAGAAATAATATCTGCTTCCCTATCATCTTTTCCGTGTTTTTCACCCAAAGAATAACTCCACAATCTCCAAATCGTTTTTCTTTGCTTTTTCATTGATAATTATTCTTCTAATTTCTTTGGTTCAGTATCATAGACATCAAATGATCCTTTTTTTAAGTTATGTCTAGATATGTATTTTTTTAAATGATCTTCGCAAACGAAATAACAGTATTTTTTATCTTTTCCTTCTTTATAAAATAATGTTATTGGAAAAAATTCATGAAAAGGTGGGACCTGCATATCTATACTAGAAGCAGTCCCACCTGTTTTTATTATTTTAGACTTCGATTTCCTTTTCATAAGTCTAATCCAAAGTAAGATTGAAAGAGAATGTCATTCTCATATTATCTTTGTGATAATCATATGATGTGACAGAGTGTTCAAAATATGGAGGAAACAATAAAACATCACCATCTTCTACGGATGGTGAAAAATCGGAATAGTAAAAATCATGCAATTCACAATCTTCATAACCAGGAAATAACTGGGTACTATACATTTTATTTGGTCTATAAAACTTAGTAGGTGAAGCATTTTTATTGTAATATACTCCAGACCAATAGATAGCCTTATGCCCAGGGACGGCTAAATGATTATGAGTTTCCTGTCCTTGATTGTCATGATATATGTTATACCAGAAATCAGAAAAATAATAATTCAATGGGCATTTTAATTGAATGAGAACTTCATCAATATCTTTAGTTAGATCTAAAATCATTTGTTCCCTGACTTCAGAAGGAACAAGAAGATCATCATCAGGAATATTCGGGAAAGTAGAGTTCAATGGAACTATCCATCCCTTTGGTAGGTTTACCTGTTTTTCAATGTCATTGAAAAAATATTTGTGATGTTCTTTAAATCTAAATTTAATAATTGGAATAGGAAATAAAGCTAAAACATTAAAATCTATCATTTAAGTTTAGAAAGTTCACGAATTTTGTAATAGTTTAACAGATCTTCTATAAATTCCAAAGAAACATTATAATATTCTGAGATCATTTCATTAGTCCAATTGGAAGAATTGACGAATTGTGCTAATTGTAATGGATCATAAGATTCAAAGGTCGTACTCTTTGTTCTTTTTCTGGTTTTTTTCGTGGAAGTTTTAAGTTTCATTGTGTGTGCTCTCTGTAAATAATGATTTGAAATACTGATTATAACGAAAAAATCGTGAAAGACTTGGGGTAACACCAAGACTCTCACAACATCTTATATATGAGACAAATTCATACCAAGGTGCAGTCTCATCAGTATCAGTCATAGTTTTCCACCAACTACTCCTTCATATTTAACAGTATTTTCAGACCACCCTTCTTGAATACCTTTTAGATAAAAACGAGTTGCATTTATACATTGTTCTTCAGTCAATGAAGTTACAATACATTTGCCTTCCTTATTATAAGAGTCCCAGGTTCCCCACTTCTTTTGTTCTACACGAAAACAATCATCAATCCAAGTATACTCTTCCATTAAATTACAACTCCATATTTTTCACGTAAGATCTTTTTATAAGGTAAACCTTCCTTTTTCAAATCTCTTACTAGTTTAAGTTTTTGATATAGTTGAACATTTCCTCCAACTCCAAGTGCATAAAGAATTGTATCCAATTCTTTATCATCAATAGGTAAATCCATAAAATTCAATCTTCAGAATCCAATCCTTCAATCATACTAACTGGAACTTCATTTCCTGCAATAGAGTAATAATGCTCACCTTCACGAATTCCAAGATATTGAAGATCGGAAAAAGTATGCTCTCTAAGGAGTGCCTGAAGTTGTAGATGCATTAATTCATTTTTGCTTGGCACTTTCACTATTTTGTTTCTCTTGGTTTTGAATAAATTTTTTAAGTTCGGGAGTTTCTTCCCAAATCCAAACCGTTCCGTTTTTTTGTTCAAATGTTTTAGTTGCCATTAGACATAATCTCCTACAATAAATTCTTCTTCAGTTACTTTACCATTTTCTATAAGATTTTCAATCATTTCCCAATAAATCAGTGCTTGATCTTCATCTCCTTCAAACAATGCCTCTTTACGAAGTTCAATCAATTTGAGATAATCACTCATCCTCTAATTTAAGAAAACAGACACTATTAAATTTACCATTCACTCCTTTTAAAGTCAATTTTGTATGATAAGAATGAACTTCAATTTTTTCTACAATATAAGTATTATTTTTAATTAGAATCCCATTTGGGTCATCATTATTTCCCCAATTAATTTGTTCCTTTAAACATCCAATAAAGACTACAATATCTCCCTCAATAATCTTCTTCATCTATAATTTCCCATTCTAAATCATAGTTAATTGCTTCAATATATTCTCTTACTGCTTCAATTGGATTTTCCATATAAATTCCAGATCCAATATCACTTATATGCTCAGCAACATCAGAAAGATTTACTAAAGCATAGCATACTGCTGGACCATATTCGTCAGGTTCAAATCTAGTTTGCCTATGTGTCAAAACCATGTCTTCGACAATTGCCTTTACATAAGCAGTCTCATAATTTTCAAGACTTACTTCAAGAATTTCTACGTTAGACATAAACTCACATTACAATTTTTGTAGTCTCACCTGGACAAACATCTGGTGTTTCTAGATTCTGAAACATTAAATGTGGTCCATGATAATAAATGTAAACATCACTTAAATCTTCCATGGTAAGATTAGGATATTTCTTCAAAACATCCTTCTGACTTAATCCTGAATTTGCAAGATTTGCTATAGTTTTTACTAAAACTTCAGTTCCACGAATGCATGGTTTTCCACCACAACGATTTTTTTGAATCGTGATCCGAGGACACAAATAGGATACAGGATACTCTTTAGTAAATTCAAATTCCATTTTCATCTTCACTCAAATCTTCATTGTAAAATTCCTTGGTATAAAATTCACATCCATCGTAGAAAGATTTTTCACAATATCCAACTGCTAGTACATATGACTTAAAAAGATTAAACAATTGCCAAATAGTCATGTCATCATCATTGGATGTAATTGTTACATTCTGATCACGCAGACTTCCCTCATAAATTTTAAGTGGAGGGTTATCATTCTTATAAATGTAAGAAAATGTGTGTGTAACTGATGTATCGAAATTCATAGATCTCCTTTTATCTATAACCATTATACGACGTTATGGGTGACATCTCAAGTCACTTTGTGCCAGAGTCTGGATCGTCCACCTTACCATAAGACATCATTTTAAGATGCTTTTGATATGAAATTTTTTTGTATCTTTTCGCAATAGGATCAGGAATCCAATGGACTTCAACATAATCTGCACGTTGAAGTTTCATGAATTCTTCTAAAGTTGAATGAAAAAATCCAAGTTGAACATTTCCATCATGAGTTATCAATGTAGTTTCACTGGTGCGAACAACATATAAAGTCAATCTTCAAATTCCTTTCTCAGTTGCTTTGCAATTTTAGCATATTCCCACCTTTTGATCAAATTTGTAATGGGGTTTTTAGGATGAAATCTTATCATCCAGTAAAATCTTTTTGTATTTACTTCTAAAAGTTTATACAACAAAATTACATACTTTGCAACACTTTCATCTGTTGCTATAAAGTATGCAATTACAGAAAATATTGACAACCATACGTAATATGTGGTCATATTATTTTTTTAAATTGTCTATTATATATTGAAATTTTTTTGCCTTTGATTTATGATCAGAAGCAAATTCATTTAAGATATCTAATATATCGTCTAAAACAACTTCTGGAGAAATCTCGTCGTCAAAATACTTTTGTATTGCTTCAGACAAGTAACGTTTTCTACTCCATTCTATTGTATAAGGTTTGTAGTCCATTCTAAAAAGTCATATAGTTCAAACTATAGAATATCTATTTTTCGTTGTCAAGTTCTTTTAAATAATCCGTCCACCATTTTGGATCTTTCTGACACTTCCAGTTGGGAACTTCCTTTCCCATCTCAAAATACCATTCCCATATTGCTTGATCAATAATATCTGCGACTTCAATCTTCCTCATCCTCTTTATCAACATCTGCATATGCTCCCTCCACGTAAGGTCCGTGTTCTCGTTTGGCATCTTCTCTGACATAATTGATCTCCGAAGCACTAGAGGACAACCATAAAGATACTTTCATAATCACATAAATGATTGCAAGGGGGAGAAAACATAGTGAAAGGATGATAGTATTTTTCATTGATTTTTTCTGTCATATTGATGCCATTTACACCAACCATCTGGTGAGATTTTACCACTTACTGCAGTGCAAGCATTTGGAGGTCTCCACATGTTACAATTGGAACATTTTTCATTTCCTTTTGGTTCATTTTGATATTTTGCAATCGATTTAGATGCTTTTTCTTCCTCGAAAAGAAATTCTTTAAATGTTTTCATTCATCAATTTCCCAACATTTTTCGAATTTATATCTTAGTTCGTTAAGTTTCATTTCTTCCCAATACTTTAACAGATGTTGATTTATTTCCTTCTCCTGCTCACTAAACTCTAATCGATATTTATGTTTAATATTTATTAAATGTGCCATATCATCCAAAAAAGTAGTTGGCATATCCAAAAACTCTTCATAATCCATCTTTAATCTCTTTGACGCCAATCATCGGGTTTATCTTCCGTCCACCAATCTATCATATCATCAATATCATCAAATCCTCTTTTTCCAAATCTTTCGTGCCCTAATCCACCAATATCAAGTTGATTCAAAAAATCATCCATATCACCTTCTTGCATATCAGGATTTTCTGCCTTTCTCCTAGCCTGACGAAGTATAGTAGAAGCAGAACGATTTGATTTTGCAAGTTTTTCGGCCCAAATCATGTCCTCTAAACTTACTTCTTGATGTAAAGCAATCTTTTTACAAATTGCTTCAAGACGAAGACGATATTGTGTAGATAGCATAAATTACTCCAGATATAGGGTTATTTAGATTATCAAACAAATTTACGAATAGTTTTCAAATAGTCTAAAACATTTTCCCTAATTTCCATAAATTCATTATAACATTTTTGATCATGTGAACATTGACGAAGTTCCTGATCTGGTTTTAATACAGATTCCACAAAGAGATCCAAACCTCTGTTCCATTTTATGTCTTTAGATTCTTCACTATAACTTAATTGTTGATTGTTCATCTTTTTTCAATCCTAATGGGACAAGATGGAATAGTTTTCTTTACTTCCAAAACAATTTCATTTTTTTGTTGTTCGGTAAGACCTACTATTTTTTGCAACCTATTGATAATACTAAGTGCCTGAGTACAGGAAATCACGGTTGTAGAAATTAATACAACCATAACTTTCGATATATACTGTTAATATTTAACAATGTCACCAACTATCCTTTTCTTTTTTTCTAAGTGATTTTAATTCTTGATATAAAGACTTAACCTGTTGATGTGCATCTTCTGGACTTAATTTTCCAGAAATTTCGAGTCCTGCTATAATAGCAACACGATCGCCAAAATTTGCAAGTGCTATTTCATATGGGGAAAGTTCTTTATACATTTTTAAAATCCTTTTTTTGTTGATTTATCGTGAACAGTGATAATATCTAAAAAATCTGGAATTCTGCAATTTTCAAACCAAAAATTTCTTACATCTTCATAATAATCAAACTTCTTTGTTGTATTATTTTTTAATAATACTTTATAATAATGTCTATCATAAAGACCATCCGAAGTTTGAGAAAACAAACTTGGTAAATTAACCATTATGCAACCAAAAGCAAATCATCAGACCAAACTGGAATAAACGAATTCCAATCCAATTCTTTATCTTCAAGATAATAGCACAGTTCATCCTCATCTTCAGGAAGTTGTTCAGAATTCAAAAGAAAGAAGTCTGAAATTCCCAATGTTTGTTTCCCATCTTCATCTTCAATGGTAGCAACCACTTCTACATGATTTTTAATTTGACGAACAGTTTCAATAAGATTCACGTAAATCATTTTTTAGTTTTCCTCTGTTGTTTGGCAATAAAGTTTTTTGCAGATTGTAGATTATTAGCTGTATGGACTTGATATCCATTATTAATAATCACATATTTAGTGTTACCATATGGAATTGCAGCCCACATTCCATCTCTAGTTACATAAGAAGAATAAGGTTCTGGTTCTTCCAAAGGTCTAAATGCAACAATGGTCATCGAGAGTAATCATCGAAATCAAGATCAAAGTATAGTTCTTCCAAGTCTTCGGTGTCAATTCCCAAATAACTTGCAAATTCATCCAGATCCTTGTTTTTAATTTCGGTTAAAATTTCTTGCTCTAACTGGTTGTTCATGAGACATTTTCTCCATTAGTATCCATATCTGGAGATCATATCATCCATTCGATCATTATCACGATATTCATCTTCGAAGTCTTCAAGATCTTCACTGCTTTCATTTACGAAAAGTTCTTCGTAAATTGTATCTGAATCTTTTTCTAGATAGATTTTTGAAGTCATAAGAAGAAAGAAGGGTACAAGTTTATATAGTAGACACAATCACAGTTTTATGGTTGTGTCTTAATATCTTAACGATTGTATTCTCATATGTCAAGATAAAAACCAAGATACCCCCCGTATGAAAAAATTAAAATAGTATATCAATATTTTATTGCCTTATCACTCTGCAGCAGGCCAAATGTCCTCAGCAAGTTTTGCTTCGCCAGTTGTAATTGCAGATTGTAGATCTGAAATATCTTCTCCAGAATTAACAATTTCTTCATCAGAAACAACAAGTTTCAGATGCCCAACATTACGTTCAATATTAGATTTTAATTCTTTAGAAGGTGTTTTTCCCCCATCTAATTTTGCAATAGTATCTTCAATCACCCAAACACTATCTCTAGCTGCAGTAATTGTTCGTAAAATTTGTTCTTGAGTTCTTTCCATTTTAAGATCCTATAAAGTTACTAGACTCTTCTGAGTCTTGATTGTTTATATTTATATTTATATTAACTTCACTATTTTTATCTAATTCAAGATCTCTCCAAAATTCAAGACCTTTACATCTTGATAAAATACTTTCCGAGAGTACTTCTTCTGGAGGTAAAGAAGTTTTTTTCAATTCTTTTCTGACTTGATGCATATCACTCAAACCATAAGTAGCAGCATCATTCTCATTATTGATATTAATGAGATTATTGAATTCGTGTTCATAATATTCTTCATCGAGAAACTCATAAATTTCTTTCATCGTTTCTTCTGGAGAATTAACAAGATTATCGTATTCAACAAAATGTAAATATTTTTCTTGTCCTTTCATTAATACATTTCTAATTCCCAAATAACTTTGTCCAAGAATTCCAGATTCACTAACAAGAAATTCACATCGATTATCATCTGTTAATGGAATATTAGATTTAATCAACATCTCATCAATAAAATTTATTTTTCCATTTACTTCATATGGATTGCGATGATGTATCGAAATAAAAGATGCTAAAATTTCATCAATATTTCTAACGGGGCAAATAATCTTTGGTGTAATTCCTAAGTAACCTTCGATATAATGAATTCGATTGACCCAAGATCTATTTTTATCAAAAATTACTGGTTTTTCTACATCATAATAATACTGTTGAATGATATTAGAAATAATCATCGATGCTTGTTCTGGTTTTGGATATGCCAAAAACAATTCATCCTGAGACAATTGTTGTTCTAGCATAGCCATTAACCCAGTTACAGGAGAACTGGGTCCAGAATAAAATCTTGGATTTTGATTTAAAATACTAGATAAAATTGTGCTTCCCGAACGAGGAAGTCCTGCCATAAAATAATATGTTTTTTGCATGGGTTCTGTCATGGTGTTAATTTACTGAGCATCAACGGATTTAACAATTTCATGGAAATCGAATAGTTCTATCCCTTCTTCGTAGGGATACTCAACTTCATTACCATTAAAATCAAAATCAAAAAGATAACTTCCTGGCAATTTAAAATCATATGGTACTGTTGTGCAGATATTGTGGTGAATATCATATCCAAATACTTTTGGACTAGTCCCATTCCACAAAACTGTCGATGATTTATTTAGGGCAGCAGATGCATGTTGCACACAGGAATCAATTAAGATTCTTTTTTTTGCATGGAGGACAATACTAAAATACTCCATTAAACTTAATGAGTTTTCTGGTGTTGCAAAAATATGTTCTGCACCCTCTAACTTTGGAGAATTAATTTTTGTAAGTTGAATAATATGATATTCTGATTTGTAATAATCCGCAAGTCTTTCTGCGAGATCAAATGGCATATCTCTTGTCCAGGAATATGGTTTTGCATCGGCAGTCATGAGTCCACCATTAGTGTGGATAATCATGACTGGTTTTTCTCTCTGCCAAAATTCCTTTGATATACTATGTTGAAGTTTATTAAATCTTATTTCTGGTTTTTCTCCAGAATATTTGATGCCATACAAATCACACCAATTCTCGATTAAACGTTTGCGTTTGTGAATATGGTTAGTTGTATAATATGGTTCATTATGGAATAAAATAGAATCTTTATCTTGAATATATTCTTGATAAAAATATTGCGTCGATCCTAGAGTATAAACTCTATGAACATACGGAAGATTTATAAAAATATCCGCATATGCACAGACTACAACTAGTTTTCTATCTGGATGGTTTGCTTTAATTGCTTTTGCTACTGCAGTTGCTGCAATGTGCTTACCAATGCCACCTTGAACATGAAAAATACTATACTTTGATTTCATACCGAATAATCAATTTATCTAAACTATGTATAACGATATTATGATCGATTAAATTAAAGCATCTCTCTTTAAAATTGTTAATCCATTATTGTTTGTTTTATACTTATAAAATTTCCAATGAGGATTCATCATTACAAACTCAATAACTGCAGACAATAATCCTCTATTGTCCTTTCCATCTTCTCCTTTGAGACCAAATGTATGTGTATCATGAAATGCAATATACTTTTGTGCCTTGTTTCCGTGAAGATTTAATTCTTGTTTGAGTTGATTGTATACGTGGAAAGTATCGATAAACAATAAATCAACCTCTTCAATTTCTATATCAAGAACATCTGCTTGAATATATTCAACAGATTTTCCTTGTTGTTTAGCAATATCAAAAAGTTTTTTGACATTTGAATCCAACACAATATCAAAAGAAAGGAGTTTGACATCTGTATTCAAAAATGCCCTAGTACTAACTCCTGTTCTTACTCCCATTTCTACTACAGTCTTACATTCATTTGCTAATTCATAAAGTTCATGAACGTTTTCGTTGATATCACTTGTTATTTTTCTTGCTCTTTGATATTCTAAATCAAATATATCAGTCTTTACACTTTTATTTTTACGTTGTTGTGCATAAAAATTTATCATATTATGCGGGATGTCCCAGTTTTTTCCGTTGATAAAATGATCATATGATATCAAATTCTTTGAATCTAATTCAATCCGTTTTGAAATATCACTATCGGGATCGTTAAACTTTGTAAGAGTTTCTGAAATAGTCCCTTTGATTTTATTTGAATTGATTGCGTAAATATTTTTTGCAGACTGTGCAAAGAAATCATCACCATACCAGACTTGATATAAAGATGGTATTATTTTATATGATTCTCTTAGCATAAACATACAAATTCCAAATGCCCACGACTGAGATCCAATAGGTCTTTTGGGATCATAATTTAATTTTACAATCTCTTCCTTTGTATCAATATAGTCATCAATTTTATAATTATTTTGCCTTCCCTGTAAATTTACACCAATTAAGTCTCCATCCGAAAGATTAAAATCAATAATCATATCAAATACTTCAGAAGATACTTCAATATCGTCGTTTAATATACCTATAATTTTAGATTTTGATCTATAATATCCTTCATTCCAAGCAGGATTTACGAAAATATTTTTGCCATATGAAATGATATCAATTTTTGGGTGATTTAAAATCTCGTATGATGGTCTTTTTGATTGGTTGTTATCAATAATAATAATTTTATTAATTGATTTGTGGTCGGCATAAATTTGCAGAGATTCTTTGAAGTTATTTGCAAACCACATAGTTGGAATAATAATATCAATCATAGATTATAACTCTTTTCAAAATTTCCTTTATACATTTTATTACCAATATGAGATACTGTGTGCTTTGGGTTTAACCAAATATCGTATCCCAACTCAGTTATTTTTTTAGTTAATGCAATATCTTCTCCAACAAAACTTCCGTTTTCAAAGGTATACTCACAAATATTTTTTAAAGGCTTGTTGCGAAACAGTAATTCTGTGTTTGTATTCCACAAATCAACAATAACTTTACGAGTCAATTTGAGAAATCCTGTCCCGCATTTTTTAATTTTGATGTATCCATCAACATCTTTTTGTATATCATCATTTAACCACACGTTATATTCAATTTTTTTATCTCCCTTATTTACGACAGGGACCGTTATAACATCTTTTTCTGATTGGATAATTTCAATTAATGCTCTTTCATCCCAATATTCATCATCATCGATGAATACCATTACATCATAATTTTCGTCATAAGCAAGTTTAAAAAGTTCATTCCTAGCCATCGGAAGAATACTTTCATTTGCTAGAAAAACACATTTAATATCTAAATTGTTTTTAAGTCCTAATTTAATAGATTCACATAAACTATGGACGAAATAAGCATCAACTTTTTGATCAAGACACGGTGTAGCAATTAAAACTTTTTTCATATAGTCTCATACATCATATACTATGTATGAGACTATAATATCAAGAGTTTTCTAGTAAATCTAATCTAGTTTTTAATATATCAACTTCTTCTGATAATTCCTTCACTGCATTTACAAGAACTGGAATCATATGATCTGATGTCAGTTTTAGATTTTCTGGATCTTTTGAATCCACAATAACAGGATTTTCTCCTTCTGCTTCTAAAACATTCTGAGCACTGAATCCATATCTGCGTTTTCCTTCATCATCTTTTAATTCACCAGTTTCACGGTTTTTGAATGCATATTCAATAGGAGTAATATTTTGAAGGAATCCTCTACCGTGAGGAACAGGTCCAAAAATACACTTATCACGACAGTCAGAAACTACTGTCCAAGCAACTTGAATAAGAGCATTTGTATGAGCATTATTTCCCATAATAATGTGATTGTTTTGTGTTGTGACATTACACAATCCACCCACTCCAACTCCAGAACTACATCCAAAGAAGATATTATTGGATCCAGTGGTGTTGTTGCGACCAGCAGCAGTTCCAAAGAAGTTGTTGTAGCATCCAGTGGTGTTGCAGCAACCAGCATTAAATCCAAAGAAGTTGTTGTTGGATCCAGTGGTGTTGGAGTAACCAGCATATCTTCCAATAAAGGTGTTGTAGCATCCAGTGGTGTTTCTGAAACCAGCACTTTCTCCAAAGAAGTTGTTGCAGGATCCATTGGCGTTGCAGTAACCAGCACTACTTCCAAAGAAGTTGTTGTTGCATCCAGAGGTGTTAAATCGACCAGCATTACATCCAAAGAAGGTGTTGTTGGATCCAGAGGTGTTGGAGAAACCAGCACTTTGTCCAAAGAAGTTGTTGTGGCATCCAGTGGTGTTGCAGTAACCAGCACTATTTCCAATAAAGGTGTTGTAACGTCCAGTGGTGTTGTATCGACCAGCACTACTTCCAATGAAGGTGTTATTGGATCCAGTGGTGTTGGAGAAACCAGCACATCTTCCAATAAAGGTGTTAGCGACTCCAAGGGTGTTGCATCGACCAGCACTCTCTCCAAAGAAGTTGTTGAAGTTTCCAGTGGTGTTGCTGGATCCAGCAAATGGTCCAAAGAAGTTGTTGTTGATTCCAGTGGTGTTGGAGAAACCAGCACTATTTCCAAAGAAGTTGTTATTGTCTCCAAAGGTGTTGCATCGACCAGCATATCTTCCAATAAAGGTGTTGCTGTTTCCAGAGGTGTTGGAGCAACCAGCACTTAATCCAAAGAAGGTGTTATTGGCTCCAGCGGTGTTGGAGCAACCAGCACTTCTTCCAATAAAGGTGTTGTGGCATCCAGTGGTGTTGTTGCGACCAGCATTACATCCAAAGAAGTTGTTGTAGGATCCAGTGGTGTTGTATCGACCAGCATTACGTCCAATAAAGGTGTTGTTGGATCCAGTGGTGTTGCATCGACCAGTATAACATCCAAAGAAGGTGTTGTAGGATCCAGTAGTGTTGTATCGACCAGCACCATATCCAATAAAGGTGTTGTTAGTTCCAGTGGTGTTGCAGTAACCAGCACTAGCTCCAATAAAGGTGTTGTTGGATCCAGTGGTGTTGTATCGACCAGCAAAAGGTCCAAAGAAGTTGTTGTTAAATCCCGTGGTGTTGGAGTAACCAGCATATCTTCCAATAAAGGTGTTGTAGACTCCAGTGGTGTTGCAGTAACCAGCACTTATTCCAAAGAAGTTGTTGTCACGTCCAGTGGTGTTTCTGAAACCAGCACTTTCTCCAAAGAAGTTGTTGCAGGATCCAGTGGTGGTGCAGTAACCAGCACATCTTCCAAAGAAGTTGTTGTTAAATCCAGTGGTGTTGTATCGACCAGCTTTGGATCCAATAAAGGTGTTGTGGCATCCAGTGGTGTTTCTGCAACCAGTATATTGTCCAAAGAAGTTGTTGTTGGATCCATCGGTATTGCACTGACCAGCACAATAACCAGCAAAGAAGTTGTGTAATCCATAGCCACCACCATTTCCTGCTTCTGAACTATAGATGGTTCCACAAGAACCACTTAAAGTGAATTCTCCACTAAATGCAGATCCATTAATAAAAAGACCATTATCATTAACCTTTAGTCTTTCACAAGTACCAGCAGCAAGAACTACAGTATTTGTAAGTCCATAAGTTCCAGTATAAGTACCAATTATGAGGTTATTAGATCCTATTACTACGGAGCAACCAGCATTACATCCAAAGAAGGTGTTGTTGGATCCAGAGGTGTTGGAGAAACCAGCACTTTGTCCAAAGAAGTTGTTGTGGCATCCAGTGGTGTTGAAGCCACCAGCACTAAGTCCAAAGAAGTTGTTGTAGCATCCAGTGGTGTTGAAGAAACCAGCAGCATTTCCAAAGAAGGTGTTGTTGGATCCAGTGGTGTTTAAGGCACCAGCACTTTGTCCAATAAAGGTGTTGTAGGATCCAGTGGTGTTGGAGGAACCAGCACCTTGTCCAAAGAAGTTGTTGTTGCATCCAATGGTGTTGGAGCAACCAGCAGAAGGTCCAAAGAAGTTGTTGTTGAATCCAGAGGTGTTTTGGTTACCAGCCCAGCCTCCAAAGAAGTTGTTATTGGTTCCAGTGGTGTTGTTTTCACCAGCAGCACGTCCAATAAAGGTGTTGTAGGATCCAGTGGTGTTGCATCGACCAGCACAATAACCAGCAAAGAAGTTGCTGCCTCCATAACCACCATTTCCTGCTTGTGAACTATGAATGGTTCCACAAGAACCACTTAAAGTGAATTCTCCACCACCACCACCAGTAAATGCAGATCCATTAATAAAAAGACCACTATCATTAACCTTAAGTCTTTGGCAACTACCAGCAGCAAGAACTACAGTATTTGTAAGTCCATAAGTTCCACAATAAGAACCAATTATGAGGTTATTAGATCCTGTTACTACGGAGCAACCAGCATTACATCCAAAGAAGGTGTTGTTGGATCCAGAGGTGTTGGAGAAACCAGCACTTTGTCCAAAGAAGTTGTTGTGGCATCCAGTGGTGTTGTATCGACCAGCATTACATCCAAAGAAGGTGTTGTAGGATCCAGAGGTGTTGGAGAAACCAGCAGCATTTCCAAAGAAGGTGTTGTTGGATCCAGTGGTGTTTAAGGCACCAGCACTTTGTCCAATAAAGTTGTTGTAGGATCCAGTGGTGTTGGAGTAACCAGCAAAAGGTCCAAAGAAGTTGTTGCTGCCTCCACTGGTGTTGGAGTAACCAGCATTATATCCAAAGAAGGTGTTGTTGGATCCAGTGGTGTTGAAGAAACCAGCATTACATCCAAAGAAGGTGTTGTAGGATCCAGAGGTGTTGGAGAAACCAGCATAATATCCAAAGAAGTTGTTGTAGTATCCAGTGGTGTTGTTTTCACCAGCACCACGTCCAAAGAAGTTGTTATGCCTTCCAGAGGTGTTTTTGTAACCAGCACCATCTCCAAAGAAGTTGTTGTTCGATCCAGAGGTGGTGCAGTAACCAGCACATCTTCCAAAGAAGTTGTTGTTCGATCCCCAGGTGTTGTAGAAACCAGTATATTGTCCAAAGAAGTTGTTGTTGGATCCATCGGTATTGCACTGACCAGCACAATAACCAGCAAAGAAGTTGTGTAATCCATAGCCACCAGTTCCTGCTTCTGAACTATAGATGGTTCCACAAGAACCACTTAAAGTGAATTCTCCACCTGCACTAAATGCAGATGTAGTAACTCCAGTAACAAGACCCTTTGCGTTAACAGTAATGCTTGGAATTGAAGTTGAAGAACCAAAAGTTCCTACATCAGTATTAACAGTTGCAAGAGTAGTAGTAGTATTAACTGAAGTAACATCGCCAGTTAAATTAGGAATATTTGTTGTACTAGTAGCAGTACCAGTAAGACTTCCTACAAATCCACCTGAAGAAGTAATGATGCCACTAAAGTTTCCTGATGTTGCAGTGATAATACCAACAGAAATATCAGGAGTTCCAGTAAGTCCTTGAGCATTAGTAGCAATACCTGCAGTAGTTGCATAGGTTGCTATTCCTGCTGAAGATGCATAAGTTATTGCCACATATGGCAAATTAGTCCAAGAAGTTGTTCCAGTTCCTATTTTAAATTTATTAGTATCAAGCTCAAGTCCCAATTCTCCTTCTGCAAGAACTGGGTTTATATTGGTCCATTCTGTAGAAGATCCTCTTCTAAATTGAATTTGAGTTGCCATTATTTTTAAACTCCTCCTCCGTTTATTGAAGTAATGCCACCATATACCGAACTTGGAACACCACCATCAAGATTTATATAAGGATCTATTAAAATATTTGCCACAGATGACGATGAAGAAGAAACAGATACTCCAGTACCAACAAAATTAATAGTAGTAAATCCTAATCCAACCAATACATAATTATCACGAATTGCTATTCCATTAAAACTATTTATTAAACCACCAGGTCCATAAAAAGAAGAAGCAGTAACTGATCCAGTGACATTAGTATTTCCATTAACAATCAGAGCAGTAGATCCAGATCCAACAATAATGCTACCCGACTGTGCTCCATAACCTAATGTAGAAATTCCACTTACATTTAAATTATTAAAATTATTTGGAGCAATTTCAATCGCAGACTCAATCGTTGCTAATGTAGTAGAATCTAAAGAAGTAATATTTTTGAGTTGGAAATTACTACTAATAACTTCAGTAGATCCAATACTTAAACTTCCTAGGGTTCCAATTCCCAGATAACTTAAATTTGTACCAGATAGATTAGTAACAATTCCAATGTTACCATTTAAAGAAGTAAATCTACCTGTACTATAAGTTAATGTAGTTCCACTAATAGATGATACATCTGCACTCGAAGTAACAGTTAAATTAGATACAGATGCAATCCCACCAATTACATTAGTTGCAGTGGTTATAGTACCAACAATTGTCGGTACTGTTAAAGTTCCAGTAAAAAACCCATCCCCAACGACATGTAATTCTACCGTTGGAGATGAAGTTTTAATACCTATTTTGTCTACATCAATGACCATTCTCTGGTCATTGATGATTGGTAAACCTAGTATTTCTAGTGCCATTTATTTCCCACTAGACAGTGTGCTACTACTATTTAGCAGTAGCACACATTCGTCTATTATCAACCTAGTTTTGCTTTCAGTTCAGCAACTTCTGCAGAAAGTTCCTTAACAGATTCGATAAGAAGACCAATCAGACCGTTATAGTTAACAGTCTTAGTTTCCCCATCACTTACCAGTTCAGGAAGAACTACTTCTACGTCTTGTGCAATAACACCACCAGATGATTCACCATTCTCTTTCCATGTGAAGGTTACACCGTTAATTTGTGCAACTTTAGCAAGAGGTTCTGCAATAACAGTGATATTATCCTTGAGTCTTCTATCAGAAGTTGAGTTGAAGTCTCCTGCAGTTATGATTCCAGTAACACTAACGTCACTGTTAACAGTAACTTGCTGACTAAATGTTGCAATTCCTGCAACGGCCAACCAACCACCAACGTTCAGGTTCTTCTCAATTCCTACACCACCCTCAACAACAAGAGCACCAGTGTCTTTATCAGTTGACTGAGTAGTAGTACTGATTCCGACTTCCTTAACAAAAGTTGAAATTCCAGAAACTGTGATATCATCAAAGTTATTTGGTGATATCTGCAGTGCTGCTTCCAGAGTTGCCTTGGTTGTTGCGTCAATGGTAGCAATATTTTGAAGTTCCTTAGTAGAACTTACAATCTGACTTCCAGCAATACTTAAGGAATTAGCAGATACAGATCCAGTAATTCTTGCGTTACCTTGTACATTGAGAGTCTCAGTGAGGGAAGTAGTATTGATACCCAATCTATTAGTAGATGGATTAAATCTAATTCCTTCATCAACTCTTAAAGTTTCAGACAGAGTTGAAGATGAATTCTCTACAAATGAGAGGTAGTATGAAGCATCTGTAGAAGTTGCAGTTGTGTCAATTAAAGTAGCACGAGTTGCAGTAGATGCTGTACCAGTAACTGTACCACTAAAAGAACCAGAGAATGTGGTAGCAGTGATAACACCAGTAGAATAAATATTACCGGAATTTACAATACCAAGAGTAGTAACACCACTTACATTCAGATTTGTAGCATTAACAGTAACTGCAGTTACAATACCAGTTGAATTGACATTACCAACATCAAGTTTGCCAAGAGTGCCAACAGATGTCAGTGAAGAATTAACAACTCCTGATCCAAGAGTAGTTGCAGAAAGTACGGAAGTTCCGTTAATTTCATAAGATTTTCCAGTTGCAAGACTTAAATTCTCACTTGAAGTCCAAGCATCAGTTGTATCAGACCAAGTAAATGTCTTATCAGTTGTACCGTATAGTAAAAGACCACCACCATCGGCAGTAATATCAGATGGAGAACTGGTAGATCCAATACCAATTACTTTGTCTGCAATGTCTACCTGAGTAGAATTAACGATAGTTTGAGTACCATCAACAATCAGGTCACCCTTAATTCTAACTGCACCAGTATTGTCACCAACTGCTGAAGGATCAAGATAGAGTACAGATGGACCACTAATGGTATTAGAGTTAACTCTAATTGCAGATCCTGAAGCACCAGTGTGGAATTCAGTAGCAGTTACTATACCTGTACTGTTTAAACTGGTTGCAGTAATATTTCCTGCACTTAATGTTCCTACTGTGGATAGTCCAGAAACATTAAGTTGAGTGACATCTGCTCTACCACCGATTACATTAGTAGCAGTAGTAGCAGCTGCCACTGCTGCGTTAATTTGAATGCCGTCTAAATTCAGATATCTACCATCACCATAATAGGTAACAACACCAGTAGTTGCGGTAACAATACCTGATGCTACTTTCAGGGTCCCTAAGGTGGAAACCCCTGCTACGTTCAGATTCTGAATGTTTAAAATATTCCTGCTATCATCAATAACAGGCGTCCCTAAAACCTTATATGCCATGGAAATTTTTATGTATATTTCTTTTTATATTTATAATTATAATTTTAAATTGCCGAAATTGAAATCCCTTCAAAACTAACCCCAGAAATAGTAGTAGTACTATCAAATGCATAGGGATTAAAAAGTACTCTACTCGTAGAACCTCTTAAATTACCATTACCTCTAAGGTTGTATGAGTCACCAGCAGAATCAGGATAATCCGTTAGTGCATTATAAGTCTGTGACCAATAACCAACTTCATTTGGATCAGGATATGGATCTGACATGTTTATGTCTCTACTTCCATATAATTCTAACCAATCGTGAACATCACTTTGACTTGCACTTCTATTTTGTTGCAGATACAATGCTATAACTGAGCAAGCATTTGGACCAGCTGAACTTGTTCCATTGAACCAAGTATCATAAAAACTTGTATTATCTTGTCTTACAAAATCTTCATAAGTAGAAGTATAACCAGCAGCCATAGTCATTTCTGCAGGTGCCCAAACATTAATCATTGGACCATTTGCAGAATAACAAACTTTTCTGACAGAATAAGGAGCAGATCCTTGTCTAGAACCTACAGGTTCTACACCACAATCTAAAGCACCAACTCGAATTGTTCCTTGCTTTCGAGTCTCAACATTTGCACCACCTTTTTGAACTCCACCAACTCGATTAATATAATTAGTACTAGTGGAATACCAATTATTATAATCTATATCATTAACATCCGAAAGTTTTTGATTGGTATTTCCAGCAGAAGAAACTACTATACATCCTGCAGCAATTGCATTTTCTGCTCCAGCATTATCAGCACCAGCAGGTGAAAGAGGAGAATACTGTCCAGTTCCAGAATAAGCAGTAGTGCTAGTAGTAACTCCCGTGTTATAAGTAAAATACTTATGATTCCTACATGCTCCAGAGTTTGCTGGTGGATTTAATAGACTCGCATTTCCTACATAAGTTAATGTAGAACCCCTATATCCATGAGTATAAGTAGTGCCACTATTATTACCTGTAGATGAAGTCCACCCATAACTATTATTAATTAATGTTGGATCTGGATCTCCATTTTGAGATATTTTTTTTGCATTGTGGAACATAGCACAAATATTTAATGCTATCGATGCATCAATAATTCCCCCAACACCACCTAAAGCAATTCTGAATCCCCATACATTACATTCATATGCCAATCCAAAAGATTTTCCTCCAATTTGAGAAGCACATGCAGTTCCATGCCCATCTACAAGTTGATTTCCATTGGAATTTGGTGTTTTAGTTGAAGTATGAGCTAAAGTATATAAAGAACTAAATGTGGCATACCCAATACCACTAAATTGTGGAGATCTATTGGATGGATTTGACCACCAACTATGTGCAGCAGTAGTTGCAATTCCAACTCCCAAATTTACTCCATCTACGATTTTTGTATAAGTTAATCCTCTAGAATTAAAATATTCAGGATCTACTTTGTAAGGACCATCTAATATAACATCTTTAACTCTAGTAGATCCATCAGCATTTCTAAATTCTGGATGTAAAGGAGTTACACCAGAATCTATAATTACACAATCAACATTAGCACCAGTAACTGTATAGTCTATGTCAGTGTCTACTCGTGTTGTAGATGCAATACCAACACCACGAAAAGGTTCACTGGAAGGATTATTTACAAAAAGATGTCCCCAATTTGATCTTACACCATTTGTATGAGTTACTGTATGAAATCTATTTGTTGCCATGAAGGGGGCAGCAGTAAATCCTGGTTTATTAAAAGCTACATCTTTACCATACCTTCTTAATACAAAAAGTGATTTAGGTTGAGGATATATGGATGGATCTAAAACTACACTTTCAACTTTAGGATGAGTCCTGAGGATTTCAGCCTCTTCAGGACTCATAGTATAAACAGAGGTTCTCAATGAATATTCTTCAATATTTTCACATTCAATTTTTCGATTAGGAATACCATCAATTTCATTTTCATTCACAATGTAATTATGAATTTCTTCCCAATCATTCTCATCCTTAACTATTACTTTATATGAATCAATTTCATTTGGAGTATATTCTATTGGAACAGTATCTGGAGAAATCTCTATGATACGTTCACGTTCTAATTGGTTTTCACTAAGAGATATATTTTGCATTTATTGAGTACTAATAAAAATTATAGTTGACGAGAACTATTTGGTTTTAATTGTGCAACTTCAGATTCAGAAATTTCGGAAATAGTTGGATCATCATCTGTTTTTTCAGGTTCTATAATGACTTTTCCATTTTCATCTGTCCAATCTGTATCAATCATATGTTTATCTTTTCTTTCTCCAATAACAATCCATGAAATGTTATCTATAGAATTTGGATTCTGACATTCAATAGTTAAAATATTTCCATTTACTGCACCTCTCACTTGATCCCATCCACTTTCATTTGTAGTAAAGCACTGAACATCTCTACATAAAGCCGAGAAAGTTCCTTCAGTCATTCCAGAAACTTCATCAATATTTACAGAAGCAGTTCCATTTACAAGATTAACTTTCCCCCTGTAAATAAGATCAGCTTTAGGTCCTTCTATAAATGAATGAACCAAATAATGTGTATCCTTCTTATCCTCTAATGGGTGATCAATTTTAAATGATCCTGATCCTTTTGATAAAGCTCCAGTTACGTACAAACTATCCCATATAGTGGTACTAAAAGAACCTCCAGCGGAAACTTTTGCTTGGAAATGTCCATAAAAAGAACCATTTCTTCTCAAATACATTGTATTAGTAGAAACCCCGGCAAGAGATATTCCAGTACTATCAGATGCTTGCATCCAAGAGTCTCCACCATACATTATAATATTCTGATCTGTAAGTATAGCCATTACAGATCTATTAGTAGAAACTCCAGTAGTAGTTTCAAAAGTTGTTATAATTGCCTCACTTTCATTAACTTTAAATACTAAATCAAGGGCATTTCCAAAAGTATCTGGAGTTGTAGGATAAATTGCAAGTCTATTTGTTCCAGATTTATCAGTTATGTAGAACAAAGTTTCATAATCTGTTCCAGGTGTTAGAAAATCAAATATAGAAATACCAGGTGTTGATATTTGAGGAAGTACTGTAGATCCAATTCCAACGGTCAGTAATTCATTTTGTTTACTATAACGGTACCAATCACCAACGGTTACACCAGATGAAGGAATTTTAATTTGATTTCCTGCATCAGAATAAACAACACTTGAAACATCATAATAAAGAACACTAGGAGTATCTTCAGTTATTAAAATTTCAGTGTATTTTGGAATATTAGATACTGTAACACCATTAGTATATTCTTCTGTTCTTGCTTCATCGATATAGAATTTTATTCTACCTAATGAAAAAGCACTGCTATCAGATTCATTAAAACGATAGGTTTTTCCTGGTAAAAATGTTAAATATGGAGCCTCTACACCATCAAAAACATATGATTTATTTTTTCCTACTCCAGATGGATATCTATGGTTACTAGTTTTATTAGCTACAGTAACTATAATTTCTATCGGATTTCCATTATTAACAGAATGAGGCTCTGCATAATATCCACCACTTAAAGGTCCAGAACTTATAATTCTACTGGAAGAAACATTAGTTGCAGTAAGAATTCCAGTAAAGTTTGCATCACCAGAAGAATTAACTAATTCATTAGATCCTACACTAATTCTACCAGCATCTGCATCTATACTAAGTTGAGAACCAATATTAATTTGATTACTCGTTGGATCTAAAGTAATAGTAGCAGTACCAATTGAAAGAATTCCAGTGATTCTAGCATTACCATTTACAAGTAAATCAGTTCCTGCTGTACCAATTACAACATTCCCTACAGTGACTATTCCAACTACGTTTGATAGATCAGATTTTGCTAATTCATGTCCACCAGCATTTACACCATCATGAACACGAAGAGAATTATTGTCAGTATTTACTGAAATTTCCCCAGAACCACCTGTAAAATTGTTATTCTGGGATTCATCCCCTCTTCTAAATTGTACTTGTGTAGGCATCTTTCTTATCTTTTTAAGTATTTAGTATAATTTATAAAACCCCGAAATCAAATGAGGGTAAAAATCCTGCAGGATCTGTTAAACAATCAAAGACACTAATGATAGAAATTCCAAAAGCATCATAATTAGAAGATAAATTACCATAATCACCTAATGGTAATGATGAAGTATGAATTCCAGAAACTTTATTTGCTCTCACTGTATTTTGGTTGCCATCAATAATTACACTTGACTGACCTACTGTTAAAATTCCAGTAACTCTAGCATTACCATTAACCATTAATGTGGTTCCAGATGCACCTACTGCACCAACTTCCAAAGCAAATCTTGCATTTGTAGTTCCTATACCAACTCCAGAACTGTTAATTCTTACATACTCTTGAGTTTCTGATTTATCGGTAAAAATAATATCTTCAGATCCAATAGTAATATTAGAACCTGTTGAGATTCCATTATAATCTGTGACAATTTTTAAATCACCATTTGAAGTAAAGATTCTTGCTACTCCTCCAGTACCAGGAATTCCCCCAAAATTATCATAAATGAAACCAAGATGATCTTCACCACTTCCATCAATATTTTGACCTAAAGTAAAAGTAGCAGGTAAACCAGAAGCAGAAGATGTAATAGAAATAGTAGGAAGAGTGAACGTCTGTGGGAACAGAGAATTTAATGAAATTACACCAGAATTCAGTATAAATGTGTCAACATCAGTTTGAAAATATCCTCCAGGAGTATTGATTGCAATATTAGGAGCATAAACACTTAAAAGAGGTGTAGAAATATCTACAATTGATGTGCCAATTCCAACTGAGGTAAATGTATTGCCGTCATTACAATCAAAATTTACTGTTCCTAAAACATCTAATTGTGATATTGGGTCTGTGGTTCCAATACCAATGTTTCCACTAAAAATAGAAACATCAGAAACACTTAAAGTTTCAAGAGAAGTATCACCTTTTACTGTAAGAGCACTTGTTGGATTTGTGGTTCCAACACCAACATTAGATAATGTGTGGATTCCTGATGCTGTTGTGACCCACTGAGAAGAAATAGGTAACTGCGAATTACCCCAAATACCAGTAGAAGAATCATAAATTAAAACGTCATTATCTGATAATGTTGTAGTATCAATCCCAACATCATGAAGATCATTTAAAAAGAATCCAAATGTAGGTCTAACTAAAATAATCCCAGCATTCTGATGAGATCTAAGAACTGCTGCAATTTGAATAGAGTGATTTGGTGCAGATGGCTGCACATTTGTCATAACACCTACATTATTTGGATCAGCATAAAGAATATCACCTACATTCCATTCTTCAGTATTAAGATCTCCGACTTTACCAAAACTAGTAACATATCCAAAATCATTAGTTGCAAAATCTTGAGTTGCAACACCCATAATGTAAGTATCTCTGAATCCCACTGATTGTAAATCTGATGGGGTTATGAGTGCATGATCCCCCTGGACTCCCGCAAACATTATAAGTTGACCATTAGTTATTGGTGCTACAGCTTTAGCATAAAAATATTGCTCTTGCCCCACTTGAAGTGTGACATCATTCAATAATCCAATATCTAAAGTTCCTTCAGAACTATTCCAAGAAAGATCTCCCGCACTTATAGTTGCTACAGTATCTGTTTTAAATCCAATGGAAGTAAATTCCGATATCACTGTAGATAAACCTACAGTTGAAATACCAGAATTATAAGATATTGAAAAATTATTATCAAAATTAAATGTAGTAGTAGCACCCACTACAGCATTATTACTTTCTAATGCAACAGAAGATGCATTATAATTTACAGTCAACGATGTTGAATATCCCACCCACTGTTTCCCATTCCAAATAAAAGAATTTTCACCACTAGTAAAAATTTGATATAGTGTTGGTGAACCTGGGAAATTTATTGCCATTTTTACCCTTTCTAATTATTTATTATAAACTCCACGAGGGAATACTTGACCTTGTGAAGGTCTTCTTCCTGTCAAGTATCCAGGTCTAGTATCTGTTAAGACATTAAAATTAGATCCACTTATATTTCCCAAAGAAACAGATCCATTTGTTACTTCAATAAAACCTGTTCTACTATTTACAAGAATTTCATTGGAACTTAAAGTTTTATTTTTATATGCACGAATTAGTGCTATCCTTCCATTAAATGTATCATTATACTGTAGTTTATCTCCATTAAATGCAGCGATTCCAATATTTTTACTCGTAGAATAAATTGTAGGAACAGAATAACTAACATCCAAATTACCATTAATATAAAATGAAAGTATAGAACTACCATAAGTTACTACAACATGATTCCAAACATCTTGAGTGATTGATGTACTTGAGGATTTACCGACAGCAGTTGCTCTTGTAGATCCTGTTTGATATATAAAATCCAACTTATTAGTAGATTCATTAACTCTAAACTGCCAATTTAATGGATCAGTATCTCCAGTATCTGCAGTAAATATTTGTGAATTAGCTCCATCTCCAGAATCACTATCGTAGTAAATCCAAGCCTCAATTGAAAATTGAGAACTATTAGTTAAATTCAAACTATCAGATTCAGGTATTGTTCCCTTAGAAGTAGATGATCCATTGAAAACAAGGGAAGAAAAATTAACAGTTGCAGTGTTAAATGATATATTTGTTAAAAATGCATTGTTATTTTGTCCACTTATATCAGTCCAAGTATTTCCATTTCCAGGATAAGATGTTATTTTGTTGGTATTTAAATTTAAAACCAAACCGTCAGTAATTTCAGGTGGTTGAAAAAAAATATTTGAATAATTAAAATGTACTGAAGTATTTAATCCAGAAACAGCAGTTGTTAAAGTTGGAAAACTATAATCTGCCATTAGACTGTCCTCGCACAGAAGAGAATACCACGAGTTCTTGTAGTTTGATTGTAAGAACCAGTAATTACAGTATAAACTTCAGATCCACTAATTGTGATTGTATCACCCTGTTGGATATTTGCAGATGGAGTTGCATAATCAAAATCAATTAATACAAAATCATCAGGAATGTAATAAGGAACGGGAACTAACAAAGCATTAATTGGAATACCTTTAATTACAGCATTAAAGTTTGATGCTGATGGTAAGGTTTCACTGAAATTGTCTCCACCGGATCCACGACTTGTAATATTTCTTACATAAATGTTAGAATCAGTAGCTGTATATGATTGTGAATGAGATGTTGAACGATAAGTATTAGATTTATATGGTTGTGAATGTAAATTAGCACTATCAAATTGAGTATATCCAAATTCAGCAGCACGTTTTGATGGAACTGTTGAACTGTATGCAGAGTATTCCCCTGCAGTATATGTTCTAAATTCTAAACCTGGATAATAATCATTTGAAATAGGTATAATCATTGTCATTCCACCCAGGAAAACATAATCATAATCCCATAAAGTGGATGTATGATTATGAAGTATGAATGTAAGGTATGTATTATCTCTCAATTTAGTAGAAGATAGTGTTGGATGCCTATAGGATAAAACAGAAAATTTTGGATCTATTCCAGATTTGAAAATATTCAAATCTAATTGATAAGAAGTAGAATTTGCAATTGTTTCTCCACCATTATTTGCTGCAGTATAATATCCAAACTGATCAGATGCCCTATCAAAATATGCACCACTTATAACTGGGGTATAAGGCATATCAAAATATGAGTTCCCAGCAAAACGATTTGGATATCCTTTCCCTCTATTTACATATACATTTGAAATATCTGAAGGATGAAATCCAGATCCAACGTGAAATTCTAAAGAAGTATCACTCATCATTTGGAATCCTCTGTAGGTATCTCCAAATTTCTTATTTGATTGAATTGTATGTCTCAATACTCCCCAAGGATATGTCCCCCCTGCGGTTACATCCTTATCGTAAAAAGCATTTGTTGCTCCATAACTAACGGGAGTTACACCACCATCAACTAAAACAGTAATACCAATCGCAACAGCTCCATTTGCAGCACCACCAATATCCGCTGGTGATAATGTTACATACTCGCCATTCGTATATCCAACACCAGGACGATTGACATAAATGTTTTGAACCGTTCCACCAGATCTATCAACATAAAAACTTGCTCCAGTTCCAATTCCAGTTGTAGTTGCAGTAAATACATCATAGTGATCTGTACTTGATGATCCTACAGTTCCACCACCACTATAAGCACTAATACCAGTTACAATTCCAGTTTGAGTTGCCCCGTGCCAACCTAACCAAGTAAATGCACTTTCTAATTGCTCTATAACATTAGTTCTTGCCCAACCAGGATTAATTGAAATTGTTGTCGTTGTAATTGCCATTAGTCTTTATGCCTCCAGTTGAAGAATGGTTAGATTTGCTGTAATTGCTTGTGTAGAACCAGAAAGGTTTGTGATTGCTGCATATATTGTAGTGTCAGTGGGATTATCAAGATTACCACCCATCACAAAAGGAGAAATAATTTGAGTAGTTGAAATGCCAGTAGTAATCACTTCAGCAATCACTCCACTTCCAGGTGTTGGATCAATTCCAACACTTCTAGAAGCATCAGCAGCACGAGATGCACTATCTGTATATAGTCTTAACCAACCTGCAGTGGAAAGACCGACTCTCATTAAAGCATAAGACTTAAATCCTGTAATATTTGTATTACCAATTCCATTATTTGCAATTGATGTTGTTACACCAGTTACAGTAGTTCTTGATTGTAGTGAACCACCAGATGCTGTAATTGTTGCAATACCAGAAGTAGAATAATCAACATCAAGTCCAGTTCCAAAGTTAATTGTTCGTGCAGAACCAACATTTACATTATCGTCTAAAACAACAATACCAGATCCAGTTGCATTAACATTGAGAAGTGCAGAACCATCAATCGCAGGTAGTGATCCAGTTAATTGACCTGCAGGGAGACTGGTTATGTTTGCACCAGAACCATAGAAAGAAGTAGCAGTAATTACACCAGTTGCATTTATATGCCCAGAATTTGATAATGTAATTGCAGATCCAACTTTAACATTTCCAATAAAAGTGTTATCCGAATTTCCATTAGATGTTAATGATCCATCTATTGAAAGATTTCCAGTATCAGAGTATAAAGTTGCTATCTCAGATTTGTTTAAGAAAGATTCCTTTCTGTAGAATACAATATTTCCTCTATCACCATTTGTAAATCCATTTGCAGCAATTTGCAGTTCCTTACTGCTAGCATTAATATTTCCAGAAACACTACCTGCTGGATCCCTACCAATAATTATGGCATTATTAAGGTCTGAGTAACTACCTGCTCTTAAATAATCAACAGTGGTAATACCTGCGTAAATATTTGGAGTTCCTGCAAGACTATAAGCAGTTGTTGCTTCTGATACTGAACTTGCACCAGAGACAGTGGCAATACCAGACCCAAATGAAACATTTAAGTTTGTTCCAAAATCAATTGTCCCTGCAGTTCCCACTGGTGTTCCATCTTCTCTAATTTCAACTCCAGCACCTGTAGCAACAACTCCAGTCAATGCAGAACCGTCAATGGCAGGAAGTGCTCCTGTAAGTTGCCCAGCATTGAGTGTTCCATAGAAACTTGTAGCAGATACAACACCAGAAACTGTGAGTGCTTCTGTAGCTACTGTAGTCTTAATACCAACATTACCACTTGAGTTAATATATTGTCTGATGTTTCCTTCACCATCAGCAATGACTACATTATTTGATGATGTGCGAATATCTAATCCAGTCTGTCCATCATAACCACCAAGAATTACGTTATAAGAACCAGTTGTAATTTTTTGCCCTGCTCTTACACCAACACCAATATTGTATTGTCCAGTGGTTGTGTCATAATAAGACAGTTCACCGATACCAATGTTTCTACCCTGACCACCGTTTAAAGTAACAAGAACCTGATCACCAATCGCAATATTTCTACCACTTCCAGATCCAGAAGGCAAATTACCAAATCTTAAGTTTGATGATGCATCTGCTTGAATTCTTCCCTGAGAAATTGTTGTTACACCAGATACATTCAGTTGCGAAGCATTTGCATAACCACCTGTTAAGTTTGTTGCATCAGTTATAGAACCAACAAGATTTCCATAGAAAGTTGTAGCACTAATAATTCCAGTAGAGGAATACATTGTGATGCCACTACCCACAAAAGTATTACCACTAAAAGTAGAAATACCGGAAGCATTTAATTGCCCTGTAACGGTTGTTCCTGTGATTGTTACACCAGTATTAGTGGTTGCTAACTTTTTAGATCCATTATAATAAAGATCTACAGATCCATCTGCAGTACAATCAAGCATGAACTCAGCATCTGCTTTATTTTTTAATATAATTCTATCAGATGTTATCCTAAAAGTTGTGTTGCTGTATATTCTAGATCCAGTAACACCATTATATTGAAGATAATATTGATTAGAATCTCCAAGATTGATATTAGAATTAGTAGAAAGATTTATATTATTTTTAAAAGTAGAAACACCAGTCACATAAAGTTGAGATGTTGATGTTCCACTACCAACAACGGTAAGAGCACTTGTTGGATTTGTGGTTCCTATACCAACATTCGAAAGTGTATGAATTCCTACTAATGAAGATAACCAGTAAGACTCTCCAGAACCCCCTGTTGTATTAAGTCCTGCAGATGCTGGAGAAAAATCTACCCATTGTGAAGAACTTCCATCATTATAATATATAAATCCTCTTCCTAAAGTACTATCATACCATAAATTTCCACTAATAGGAGAGACAGGTTCAGTATCAGAAATGGTTACACTTGCACCACCACCTCCAGAGAATGCAATACCATTCTGATATAAAGTTCCCGTAAGATTAATATCCCCAATTACTTCTAATTTATATTGGGAATTTGTTGTACCTATACCAATATTTCCATCATTATAGTATGCACTGCCATTCGGGTTCTCAGTCCATACATTTAAAAGTGTGACGGTAGATCCTACTCCAACATTCTCTTTTCTTGCAAAGAGTCTACCATCATTAAAATTATACCCTAACTCTCCAAGTTCTAAATCTGAAACTTGTGGTCTTTTTCCGGATACGGATGATCTTTTAAGTTTAAACGGAGTTGCCATATTGGTATATACCTAATAAAAAAGGAGACTTATCTAAGTCTCCTAATATTTATTCAGTTTCCAATTCTTCTAATGCTTCTAATGCACCTTGAAGTTTCAAGAATTCTTCTTTCTTTTTATTGAATTCTTGTTCCATAGCAAGAAGTTCATCTCTAATTTTAGTTGCCTTTTCAGTCAGAATGGTTTTCATTTCATCTTGTTTCATAATAGATTATTTTAACTCTTCGTTATTTATACATTTATCAAAACCAAATCCAAGATACGTCCTACCATTATAAATTAATTTTTTATTTGAACCATTTCCATCAACAAAATGTAAAAAACATTGAAGATTCCATTTACTTTTAGAAATTGGTCCAGAATTTGATAAGTATCTACTGTCAAAGATACATAGGTCACCCGGATTTAAATTAATTTCAATAGAATCAAATTGTTTATTAACTCTATTAAGGTGGATTGGATCTACATCATTTTCTTTTGAAAATCCTAAAGATAAAATTGCCGTAATTTCACCAGAATTTTTATTTACATCGTACTGTAATTGATCACCTTTCATATACATTCTAACAAAACTATATGTTGGAAGTATATTAATTCCTAAAATCTCACCTAAAGGTTCACATGAATTTTGTAATATAACTTCAGACAGAGAATCATAACAAAAATCATAAGTATTTTGATAAAGATTAATATCACTTGAATTAATTTTCAATGTAAAATAATCTTGGATAAATTCAACAAAATCTTCTTCTAAAAAATTTCTAATTATTTTATAATGATCACTTTTAAAATTTTGAGGTTCTATCATAATTTTTATTTAAATCTTGGACCAATTACCCAACCAACAAGAACATATCTAGTTCCTTTTGTAATAGGAGTACATTCATGAAGAACATTAGATGGAAAAAATGTAATTAATCCTTTTTTCTTTTCTATAATTTGAGGAGTTTTACTTAAATGCAATCTCAATTCACCACCTTCATATTCAGACGGATCTGAAAGTTGTAATACAAAAGAAAGTTTCCTATCGTGTGGAACATTATTGTATATTGTATCCAAATGTGGTTTGTAAAAACTCTTAGTATTTCCATAATATTTTGTAAACTGAAGCATTTCAATTTTTTCTAAATCAAATTTAAAATACTCAGAATTAACATAATTTATACAATCAGTTAATCTTTGATAAATCCATTCTGTTACATTATTAACAGGAACCCAAGATAATTTAGAAATTCTAGTTTGAATTTCTAAATCATTATTAGTTGAAACTAATGCATCAACTTCAGGAATACGATTGCAAATGGAAATTATTTTATTCAATTCATTATCTTTAAATAAATCACTATAATAATAAAATAAACCATTATTATTATAATTTTTTAAATAATATTCTTTTGCATTAACTACACTAAGTTCATCTTCATCTATCAATGGTCTGACCATGTTAATGATATTTTTACTTTTTAAAAATTTAGATATCATATTTTTATCATATTAGAGGGCCAAGAAATATCATTTGAAATCAATGAAAAAATATCTAAAATATCATTACATTTATCAATCTGATTATTAAGATCAAATTCTAAGTCAAATAGTTTTTGAAAAAATTTTTGAATTTCATTTACCATTTTAATAAATTCACTTGAAGTAAAATCAATAAATCCACTTTTTGATTTCCATTTGAATTTTAAATCATTATTAGAATTACATTCCAAATATTTTAATAGCAATAATGTTTTAGATCTATCGTCGGTAGATATTTCATATCTATTATCGATATTAATCCCTGAACATTCTATTTCATATCTTAATGAACTTATTTGATCTTTGAATTGAGACTTTATAATTTCAAATAGTATACTATCACATTCAAATTCTTTCAACTTTTTTTCATTTTCTTTTGAAAATTTTAAGAACCCATGATTTGGATATCCTGCCCAAGAAAGATCATAAAGTTCATCTTTATTAAGATATACAATTCCTGAAATATTTTTCCAATTTATTTCTAATTTTTCTGGAGGACTTAAAATTTTTTTTTCTTTTGGATTTATTTCAAAATATAAATCAACTAAAATGTTCTTCATAATCTTTCCAAGCTTGGTCGGGATCTGCACCATTTTCAATTGATTGTATAACTCTACGTTTAGCTATTTCTTTTTCACTCTTTTTCCTATCTTTTTTAACATTTTCTCTTAATTTTTCAAGATTTTTTAATGGTTCTTTTCCCAAATTATCAGAAATTTCTTCTTGAATTTTTAACTCTTCAAATACTTTTTTAGATTGTTCTTCAATATCAAAAGATTTATTTTTTTTCTTTGATTTTGTTTTTGTGGGAAGTGCCTTTTTCTCTTCAGTATTTCCTTCTAAAGATTTTTTATGTGTTTCCATTACCTGTTGCATTTGCCAAGGTGCAGCACCTGCCCAATATCTATCGTCAGCATCTAAATTCCACCCCCTCCAGGAAGCAAAATCTTGTCTAGGTCTCATAGCAATTTGAAGTCCTACTCCTGAGGCTAATTGTTCTATAAGTTCAATAACTTCTACAGGTTGAAGAACAGACCAAAGATTATAATAGTCTCCCCTCATTGATATTTCGACTACACCACCAAATGCAGTTCCCACTGTTACTGATCTAGCTCTACTTTTACTTGCTTTCAATCCTGCTAATTCATTTTCTTCATAAATTTGATTTATTTTTTCACGTATTTCATTAGTTTTCTTTTTTGAAGCCATGTTAATTGCATCTCCTTATTATGTTATTGTGCATACCATCTCACAGTTATAAATCCTCCATCTGGGACTACAACATCATATAATTGAAATGGATTGATTGAAATATCATTATATTTAGTTAAATTTGCAACAGATCCAGGAAGACCTTTGTTTGCATTACCTGGACTGCCAGCAGCACCAAGTTTACCATAACTAGCAGTATTTAAATTCCCAGCAGTTCCAGCTCGACCTGGAGTTCCATAACTACCAGGATTCATATTACCAGGTCTTCCATAAATTCCTGGATTTCCATACCCATCTCTCCCCCCAGAACCATTAGTACCTGACTGAGCAGAACCTCCAATCCCATGACCTCCTCCACCTCCTCCACCTCCTCCACCAACAGGGTTCCCTAGTTTATTACCAATTGAAGGACTTCCACTACCTTTACCTCCTCCACCTCCTCCACCACCATCAGTTCCATCACCCCCAGGATTTCCCCTACCATTCGATTCTCTACCTCCTGCAAATCCCCCAGCACCACCATTTCCAGAATTTCCACCACTTCCACCATTATCACCATTAGCCCATCCCCCAGCAGAACCATTACCCGGACTTCCCCCCGGACCACCTGCTAAAACTTTACCATGACGACCGGCACCACCACCTCCACCACCAGAACCTCCAGGACCACCCCTCCAATTAGAAGGAGTTCCATCTTCACCTCGATTTCCATTTCCAGCACTCCCAGGTTCACCTATATTTCCAGCATCTCCACCAAAACCTGCACTCCCTGGACCTCCTGCATTTCCTGCAATTCCACGTTCACCTACAGTTCCAGGTGTTCCAAAATTTCCAGTTCCAGCTAATCCTCCAGCACCACCTACAAAACTATATCCCAACATTCTAGAAGAAGAACCAATATTTCCAGGTAAACCACTAGATCCAGATTTACCTGGACTGTTTGCATTTAAATTTCCAGGAAAACCATCAGTACCTGGAAATGAAGTAGCATTAGTATTTAAATTTCCAGGACTACCTATACTTCCGTTTCTACCAGGCCCACCACCAAACCCAGAAGATCCATTACCTCCAGGCTGTCCAATATTATTAGCTTGATTGCCAGGTTCACCATTTGCACCATTCCCCCCATTTCCACCATCTCCACCAGTACCATATGCTGATATTAATTCATAACCCATAGTACCACTAGCTCCACCTGCACCACCTGGACGATTTCCAGTACATCCACCATTTCTACCATTTGCACCATTCCCACCTGCACCAGATCTACCATTTTGATTTCCTGCCCCTACAGATTTTTTAGGTCCCCAGGCACCTCCACCTCCTCCACCTCCACCCCCAGAGGCACCAGTACAACCAGCATTTGCAAACCCAAATCCACCAGCACCTCCACGACCCCCAGTTCCAGGATTTCCAGGGTCTCCACCTGCCCCAACATTTCCATCACTCCCTTTATTTCCAGCAGGTCCTGCAGGACCTGCTGTACCATCACTTCCTCGATTTCCAGCATCACCAGGTAATCCAGCAGTTCCATCAGTTCCAGAAGAACCTTTGGCACCTATACCTTCCAAATTTACACGAGTAATTCTAGTTGAAGGTGCCTGCCAAGTAGCAGGTGCGTAAAAAGTAATTGACCCAGGAGGGGTCATTGTTGCTTTTGTTGCTCTTCTAGTGATTCCAAATGCCATTTGCTTTTTACTCTAGATAAAACCAACCTGTTACTATATATTTGGATTTATTGCCATGAACTACATTTCCCCTATGTGTATGTGTATATGCAGCAGGGAAAATAACAAGAGAATTTTCTTGTGGGGGTATTCTCATTCTTTGATATAAAAGTTCAGTCTCCCCTGCACCATCTTCATCAATATCATTAAGATATAAAATATAAGTTAATGCTCTAGCAGAAGAATCACCATTTCCCTGTTCACAATGCCATACATGATATCCACCACCGGGAAGAGTTTTTTGTACTTTAACACTTGTACATTTCATATTTAAATCATTAAGAACATCATATTCTCTCACATAAGAGTCATAACATCTCTGAAGTCCATCAAAAAAAATATCAGTGGCAGAAAATCCATTAAAAGAAGAAAAAGAATGATTCTTAAGATTTAAAAAGAAAAATTCATCCTGCTTTTTTGTTTTTGTAGTATTTTCACTATCCTGCCTATTTCCACAATATCCACCTTCACGGAATCTTTCGAATTCACAAATCATGTGATTGCAAAATCCATCAGGATAAACATCCTTATACATTCCTACAAAATCTTTATAAGTTTCATTCATATTCATGAAAAAATTAATTTAAAATTATTTATGAGAAATTATAGAGTGCTATATTACCATACCAAGTTGTACCTTGATTTGGAGTAATGAAAATCCAAATATCAGTTTTTCCTGCATCTTGAGTTCTAATTGGACTCAAGTTATTTGGGAATTTAACATTACTTGAAGGATTCCAAGAAACAGAATATGGACCACCAGTTCCATTTGTTAAAATTAAAGTGAAACTGCTGCCAACATTAGGAAGATTAATTGGATTTGTGATTGTAAATGTAGAATTAGCAGTTAAAGTTCCAATGAATACATTTCCATCATTTAGATTAATATTTCGATTTCCTGCAATATCTCCCATGTTATAAACAGTTTCACCATATTTTTGTAATACAACATCAGTAAGATTTTTACCATTAAATGTAGAATTTGCATTTACATTTATTGAAGTAAATTGTGCTGAAGCACGAACAGCCGCACCAATAACTGTACCATCAATATTTCCACCATTGATGTCAACAGTAGCAAGTTGTGCAGTGCCATCAACAATCAGATTTTGATTAACCGTTACAATTCCACTGATTCTTGCATTGCCAGCAACATTTAAATTCTTAGCAATACCCACACCACCAGAAACAACAAGTGCTCCAGTATTTGCATTATTCGATTCAGTAGTTCCAAGAATATTAACTCTAGAAGTAATAGAATTAGAAGCAATATTTACATTATTAGCATTACCAAAAGCATTAATTGTAGTAACGTTTGTATTGAGTAAATTGAATATTCCAGTTGAAGTAGATATAAAATTAGATCCACCTAAAGTCAGATCTCCTGAGATTAGAGTATTTCCATTTGGATCCACTCTTAATTTAGCATCTACATCAAAATTCTCATTACCATATGGAACTGTTACTAGAGGATTTGCTAACTTCCAGCTATATCCATCACTTGTATCAATACCTGCATACCAACGAATATTTGAGTTATTATGAGTGATGTCCCAAGACATTGCAACATCACCAGTTCCACCCTGATTAATCTTAAAGTGAGCACCTCTAAGATTCTGACCAGAATTATTTTGATATGATGTTATTGTTCCTGAAGATCCAACTCTAAATTTCTCACTATTGTTGGTAAAAATACTTACATCAGCAGAATCTACAGTAATTAATCTAAGTGCAGCAGTTCCACGATGTAAAATATCAGAAGTTACATTTCCAATTCCAGCAGATCTTCCAATGCGAAGTCCATAATCAGGGAATACTCTAACATCATTATTGAATTCTGCATAAGATGTTTGATTTGTATTACCTACACCAAGTCTCAATACAGATGCTTCATTAATATATGCAGTTACGACTCCTAAATTAGGTACACTAATATTTCTTGTCGTAGAGATTGAAACATTTCCATCCGCAACTTTGAAATTAGAGTTTACAATTACATCACCAGATTTAGATTTGAGAACCAATTCTCTAGTTTTGGTGTCAATAATATGAGATGCTGCAATTCCTACTCTAATTTCATCAAGTTCAATTGAATCTACAAAAAGATTATTATTAATATAAACATTTCCTGAGAATGTAGATACACCAACTACTTCTAAATGATTGAGTCTAGATATACCTCTCTCATGAATCTGAGTATAAGATGTTCCAAGTCCTGTGATTGGATCAATTCCAGTTCCAGTAAATCTTGCAGTTCTATTAACAACAATATCTTCAAATTCAACATCACCCAAACTTTGAGTTTGATCAAAAACTACTTGTCCAGTTACACGAAGGTTTTGAATTAAAGTATCACCGTTAACACTAAAATTATAATTACCTACGGCAATAGTCCCTATTCCAAGTTTATCAAATTTAAAGTCTAAAATATCAGGAGTTCTACTAATAGGTCCCCAAGGTCTCCATTCATTTTCCAAATAAATGTGTCCAATATAACCATTGGTTGGGTTTGAAATATAAGAAATATCACCAAGAGTTGGATTTGGAATGATTGCAGAAGTTGGAGTAGATAATCCAACAGTAAATAGTTTTTCTTGAGATGCTGTTCCACGAATATAAAAATTCTTGGTTAAGATTCCATCTTCAGAAAGATTAGTGATCTTTTGAGTAAAGTTTACTGGTCCATAGAATTGAGAACTTTGATTATTATTTTCTCCACCTTCTACAGTAATTCTTTCACGAACAAGAATTTCATCAAATACACCACTCAATCTATTGCTATTTTCACCCTCTGCATCATCACCAGTGTAAGTAAGAATTGGTGCTTCAATTACTTTTTCTTCTCCAGTTGCAGAAATAAGTTTCTTACTTCCTGAGAAAAATTCTCCACTGTCATTCATACCAGTATAAACTACTGTTCCACCTCTTTGCTCTCTTGCCTGAGATGTTAAAATATCATCCTCATCAAGAATTCTATTTTGTTTTTGTGGTAAACCAGTAGAATAGTTACCTGGACCATATCCAAGATATTCAAATGTATGTCCAGATGCCCTCATGAATGAAGGTCTACGTAATTCCATAGGAAGAACTTTAATCTTCTTAATTAAAGATCCTACAGGTGCAGTAGTTTTAACAGTTCCGAATTGTCCACGGAGAATATCAAATTCATTACCATTTGCAGTACTTGCAAGTCTAACAATTTCAGAGTTTATAGCAATATAATCTCCTCTATAAAATCCATTAGAACTTTGTAGTTGAATAATTGTACTATTTTCTGTTATGCCTTGAGAAATAGTTGTGGTTACACCTGCATAGATTGTAGAAGCACGAGATCCTAAATTCTCTTCACCTCTACCAAGATTTTTAGCATTAGCAGATATACCATGCTTAAATACAAATCCAGTAGTTGAAGATTTAGTTTCTGTAACGATTCCTACATTAAAGGTAAATGTATTGATTCCAATGTTATCACGGACTACAAATGTACTATTGTACATCGTATGACCACTGCCAACTATAGAAATTTTATTTCCAGGAAGTAATCCGTGAGGTTGACTTGTAGTTACAGTAACAATTCCCGAAGATACATTAGTAAAACTAAATGAAGTTATTCCTACTCCTTTAGATGCCAAATATCCAATAGGAACATCATTATTGCTATTTTCTACATAGGAAGAAATTCCAGTTGGATGATAAATTTTAATAGTTTTACTATCAAGAACATCGATAATTTTAAAAGTTCCATTCAATGGAATTGTAGAATAGAATCCAGAAAGATCTAATGCATCATTTACATTATTATTAATATCCTGAACCGTAACTACAGCATTATTTCCAGCAGATCCTCCTTGAATTTCAAGTCTCTGTCCTACAGTATGAGCAGATCCAACATCAACCAATCTCAAAGTTGAAGGATTGATTGCACCAGTTACAGTAGTATTAAATCTACAGGTAGCATCTTCTTCTAAAAGGAATTGATCTATTAGATTTGCACTATAGATGCTAGAACTAATTGGATATCCTGCACCAGGAGAAACTACAGATAGTGACTTAATTGAATTTAACTTATGTTCTATATCAGTATAAAGGGTAATTGTAGTATTACCAGTTCCAGAAATAGAAAGTCCAGTAATACCAAATCCAACTCTACTATTTCTAAGTAATTGATTTAATGCTTCACGAGTTGTAGATTTCTTCTTATCATCTGTTACAACTCTTCCTAAGATATTTAAATCTGCGTAACTGATCGATGGTAATGGATCTGGTGCATAATTATCTCTATCTGTCTGTGGATAAAGATTTCTAACATCTTGATTGAAAGTTTTTTCCGATACACCATAACCAACAATTTCTTCAGGTCTTACACTCGAAGACAACATAATAATGTGGTAAATACCATCTTGACCATCTTCACCTGGAATGTGTCTCTTGACAGTGTTTACACGATAAGCAAAATAATTATCAAGATATGATTCTCTAGATACTAAAGGAAGATCATCTCTTTGTTGTCTTGTTGTACGAGAATTTATTGCATTTAAGAAGTTTCCTGGATTAGTAGATACCCCAGAAATTCTATATTTAAATGATTTAGAATCTAATACATCAACAACAGGATAAGATCCATTGAAAGTAGAAACAATTCCTGTTCCTGAAGTATTATTAGTACTCTTAATCTTTTGAACTTTTACAATATCTCCAGGGATAAAGTTATGAGGAACTTCAGTAGTAATGGTAACTACTTGTGAATTATCGACAATACTATCTGCTATTGCATCGATAATAACTTTTTCATTTCTCAAATCTACTGGACTCTGAAGGTTAGTGCCTTCATCAATAGTCAAACTAGAAATTCCAACATTCTTAGATTCTTGAAGAACAAATCCTGCCTGAGGTGGTCTTGCAAAAGTATATTCTTTTGGAATTACATAACGAAGTTTATAAATCTTATCTTCAATTGCTCTATTATCTAATTTTCTCTTAAAATAAGTTGAAGGACTTTCCAATCCTAATATTTCAGTTCCAAGTCCAACTACTGCACCATAAATTTTATTTTGAGCAGTGAATTGAGAACTTGTAAGATACCAAGATCCCACATTTTCATCCCATTGGACTGGATGACCTAGATCTCCAGGGAACTTATCACTTACTGTACTTAAAACAGTAATTCTTCCGCCATTATTTCCAATACCTTGAATTGGAGTTCTAGATATTGCATCATTTAATGAAAATGCAAGTTGTATTTGATTATCAGATAAGAATCCACCAGTAATTGCATAATAAACTTTATCAATTTGAATACCATCAGGTGCTTGACCTGTATCACTAAAAATTCTTACTCGTTCACCATTAAACAACTGATGGTTTTGAGTTAGAGTTAAAATATTTGAAGATATATTATTGAAACCACCAGTTCTTGCAATTGTATATTCTTTTTTCGATGTTACACCTTCTCCACCACCAGGGACTGGCATGTATATTGGAGATTCAAAAGTTTGAAGATCTGTTCCTTGAGTAACAGTTAAATATAATTTATCTTGTAATTTAGCACCAATTCGATATCCATCAGTCTGAGAAGGTGGTGCAACATCTTTAGTACTATAACTAGAAATATATAATCTCTTTAAAGTATTTGATGGATTTATAGTTTTATAAGTATCAATTGATAACCAAGTTACTTGGTTTTCATTAGTAGTAATTTCTTTTGGTGGAATAATATGAGTGATGTATCCAACATCATCCCTATCAAAAGATTCTCTTCTATATCCAACACTTTCTAATGAAATTGCACCAAAGTTTGAGTTAGAGTTAGTGATGGACATGTCACCACCACTTTCAGTTACAAAGTGCTTTGCAAAACCGATGGCAAAGATAGAGACAGATTGGATAAATCCATCATTAGAGGTTTTAATATGGAAATTTTCGTATTCTGGTTTATAAATTGCTCTAGAATTAGTATGTAACGGTCTCTCTGTGCTGTTATTAGGAAGAGTTAAATTATCATAATAAACACCATCCTCATAAATCAAAAATGCATTATCATCTTTCTGAAGGGAGACTCCCGTGTATTGAGCAACAACCATGGATTTAAATCCATCTGCTTTACTACCATCTCCATGCATACCACACATACCATAAACTGAACGCAATGAACAGTTAAAGATATATGGAGATGCGGAAGATACTGTATCACTTTCTACAACAACAGTAGCAGTGTCAAAAGCAGCAGGATCTGGCAATAAATTAGTAGGAGTAGATACTGCACTAAAAGTAAAAGTAGTTAAACCTACAACTTCTCTTACAACAAATGACCCATTATATGATGCAGGTTCTTCAGTTATGCCAGAGATAAGAACTGGGGTATCAATAAACAATCCATGTGGTTTAGGAGTTCCTGTTTGAAGATCTGCTGTAGTTACAGTAATAATACTATTATCACCTGTACCGTCACCATTTCCTGCACGAATACTTGAAATGCCTAAGGGATTTGATTGAAGAGATCCAACAATTCTGTATTCATCTATACTTGGTTCAAAATCATTATTAAGTGGATAATCACCCAAACCTCTTCCAGAGATGTCACCATATGCTCTGGCAACTTTATAATAATACATTTGCAGATCTGTAAGATCTGTTTGTTCATATCCAAGACGTGCTTTATTTACTCCATCAGCATATGTAAAAGCTGTAAGTTTATGGTGAGAAAAATTAGGAACAGAACGATTGTCTGTGTAATCTTTAAATACTGTCTTTGTAGTATCTGCGTCAAAGAATGTAAATGTACTGAAGTAACAAGTACCAGTTACATTAAAAATACTAGAAAGATCGACATCATCATCATAAGGATTGGGTATATAAAGTGGTCTAATCTTGGTTTTTCTAAGGTCTACACCAATAATAGATGTACCACGAGGAAGAATTACTCCACCACTAATAGAATTAAATTTATAAAGATCATTATTGGTATCGAAAATATCAAAATTTGAAGAAAAAGATAATGGATCTAAAGTAGTAGTCTGCCAAGTATCTTTACCTACTCTTTTTTTATATACTGCACTACCATTAACATCTTGGATTGAATATCCTGGTCTATTATCAATATAATGAGTTGATGGATATACCATAATGGTAGTCCTATCATTTAAATCATTATTCTTACCTTGTTGGTATGAAAATCTTGCTGCTTCAATTAATGCTCTTTGAATTGAAACAAATGGTCTTACAAGACTATCTCCACGATTCTCTATGCTGTCTGTAGCATCAAAATTGTTAGGATCGACATATAGTATATTCCCTTCAGGATTACGAAGGAAGTTGTCTAAACGAGATAAAGGCATTTTATCAGAACTACTTACATTTCCTATGTTCTATTTAGGAGTTCTATATACAACAAAACCTCCAATAAGGAGGTTCTGAAGTCACACTTTTCGGGTCACTGTAGGAATTCCTCCCACCGAATAAATTGTAAATTAAAATGTATTAACTGTCAAGTTCTCCTCGCAGTTCAGCAAGTTTTGCTGTAGCAAGACATTCAACACATGTCCAATAGGTTTCACCACTAATAGGAAAATTATTATCCGTAAAGTGTGCTGCAATATCTTCCTGAAGCTCTCTAAGGTCTTGAAGTGTGTCTCGCTCAATGTACATAATTAAGTTTTTTCATCCTACAGATTCATTGTAGCAATATTCGAGTATCCTGTCAAGTGTCACCAAAAACCTTTGAATTCAACTTTCGAAGTTGTTCTTTTAGTTCTAAATTTTCTTCTTTTAAAGTTTTTACACTTTCAATAAGAAGACCAATTAAACCATTATAATTAACTGTCTTAGTTTCTCCATCAGTAACTAATTCAGGAATAACTGCTTCAACATCTTGAGCAATAACACCAGCAGATTGCTTTTTGTTTTCCTTCCAGTTAAAAGTTACACCGTTTATTTGAGAAACAATTTCTAGTGAATTTTCAATCTTATTAATATTTTCTTTTAATCTTCTGTCTGAAGTTGTATTATAATCAAATGCAGTTACAATACCAGGGAAATTTGCATTTCTTCCAAAATTAACATCGAGATCGGAGATACTAATAGTTGAATTTAAATTACTACTACTTCTGATTTCAGATGCAATAATCTTTCCTTGGAATGAAACATCACCCGATGTGCTATACATATAGAATGAATTTGTTCCATCGGGTGCTTTAATAAATCCACTGGAAGAAATAAATGAATTTGCTGTTACAATTCCAGTAAAATTACCAGTAGTCGCAGTAATTGATCCAACTACAATATTTGGAGTTCCAGTAAGTCCCTGAGCAACAGTTGCAATTCCTGCTGAAGTTGCATAAGTTGCAATTCCAGAAGAAGTTGAATATGTAGATATTCCTGCAATACTTGCATAAGTTGCAATGCCTGCATAATTTACATACTGTTGATCAGTAAAGGTAATTGTTGCACCAACACCAATCGAATCAATACTTAAATTATTACCAACAAAATTTATTAAACTAATACTAGAAGCAGATCCAACTAAAACACCATTATCTAATAAAGTAATACCTTCAATTGCACCAGAAGCAGCAGCAGGTCTCCATTCAGGTTTTCCTGAGGAAACTGAAAGTACATATGATTCTGGACCAATTGAAAGGAAACTGGTAATACCTACATTTTCCTGATAAGGTATTGCATATGAGGTTCCACCACTTAAATTGATCGAACTAGTTGCAGTTCCACTTAAATTTCCATAGAAATAATTGGCAGATACTGAATCATCTGATACTGTTACTGCAGAACCTACTGCAAGTCTAACTCCATTTTTAACTTGAGTGGATCCAATACCAACCCCATAATTAAATAACCAAGCATCAGTAGTTCCTGTTCCAAGAGTTCCACCCTTTACCCAAGTTATCTGCTTATAAGTTGAAGAAATATCACCATTTGATAGATTTACTAATGGTGAACCCTCAGTACTCGCAATCGAAATTCCACCATAATTAGCAGAAGTATCAGTTTCGTTATGAGATGTAGAGTATCCTAGAACAATATTCTTATCTTCTATAAGTTGTTCTACAACATTTAATATAACTTGTGTTCCATTAACAGTTAAATTGCCATCAATAACAACGTTATTATTAACTGTAAGATCATTTTGAATGGTTACATTATTTGGAAGTCCAACTACTGGGGAAGACCCCTCACCAGTAGAAGATGTAACCTCAACTTCATTTACTGTTCCACTGATAGTCTTAACATAATCTCCGAAAGTATCAGTCCCCAGACCGACAGAATTTGGTTGAATAGTTGCAGCAATAGAAACATTTCCTGTTCCATCAAAAGTAACTCCAGAACCTACAATGTCACCAGTGATTGAAAATGTTCTTGGAGTTTGAAGTTTAGTTGATTGTGTAGATATTCCTGCAGTAGATGCATATGTTGCAATTCCAGAAGATTGTGAATATGCAGGTGTAGAAAATGTAATTACTGCTGTTGTTCCTACACCAGTAGCAGTAACATAATCACCAACAAAATCAATTGTTGCAAAACTGGAAGCAGATCCTACAATATTTCCTTCATCTTTAATTGTAATCCCTTCAAGTTTAGATAGAATAAGATCCGTAAGATTCCCACCAGATCCATAAAATGCTGTAGCAGTTACAACTCCAGAAACATAAACCTGATTTGCGGTTACAATTCCTAAAGTAGAAATTCCACTGACATTTAAATTAGTAACTGATGCAATTCCACCAATTACGTTTGTAGATACTCCAGCAGTGGTTGCATAAGTAGCAATTCCAGCAATAGGAGAATAAACTGCTGTTACATTAGTTAATCCTGAACCATCTCCAACATGACTTCCACTAAAAATACCTGCAGAAAGTCTTCCTGAGAAAGGATTATAAATTAAACCGTTAGTTCTTACGGAAGTATATCCACTTTGACTAGTGAAAAATCCTACATAATGATTTTGATTGCCTGAATAAGTACCTATTAAAACCTTATCGGAATTTGTAGCAATGCCTGCTGAAGTTGCATAAGTCGAAGTTGATGCATTTCCATCTAAAGTTCCAACAAAAGTTGTTGCAGTAACAACACCACTAAAATTTCCATTACCTGTAACATTTAGATCTGATACTATTTGTCCTCCGATAGACAAATTAGTACTAATAGAAACTAAATTTGCATTTAAATATAGATCATTTGGACTCGTTATATTTGGAGTCCCAGCATTAGTAGAAACAAATGAATTTGCAGTTACAACACCAGTAAAATTACCATCCCCACTTACATTTAAATTAGTAACTGATGCAATTCCACCTATTACGTTTGTAGAGACTCCTGCAAAATCTGCATAAGTTGCTATGCCAGAAGAGGTTGCATAGGTTGATATGCCAGAAGAGGTTGCATAGGTTGATATGTCAGAAGAGGTTGCATAGGTTGATATGCCAGAAGAGGTTGCATAGGTTGCTATGCCTGCAGTAATTGCATAGGTAGCAATACCAGCATAAGAAGCATATTCAGTGTCAGTTTCTGAAAGAGGATACCAGAATCTACCACCCTCAGAAGTAGCAGTTGCAACTAAAATAAATACCTCTCCAGGAGGAAGAGGATTTGCCCCTATAGATGAGGGACCAACTAAAGGATCCCCAAGGTTAGGTTCAGCTTGCTCTAATCCTAAAAATTGATACCTATCAGGTGTGATATCAACTTGAGGAGTTCTTTTTACTCTCTTACTTAGGAACCCTTGATTTGCCATTTCTTATATATTATTGATTAGAAGTTTCAAGAATACTGATAATAAACTTTAAATCAGTTGAACTACTACTACTTATAGTAATATAATCCCCTTGCTCAAGAACTAATTTTCCAGGCAATAAGTTTGCAGTATCATTACTAGGAATGTGAAAATTTTTAACAATTTCCGTAGAAACTGTTCCTACACCAGACACTACACGATTGTGATACCAACTTAATGTTTGAGTTTCGTTACCAATATTTGAACATTGTGCAAGCAAAAACACTCCAACGAATCCAACGGGTGCTTCATATATATTTTCTGTCGATAATCCAACAACTTTAGTAATTGTACGGAAATTATTTACTGCTGCTGCTGCAACTGCCATTTTTAACGTTCCTCCTTAGTCTGATAGTGCAAGAATAAAAGGGGTTAAAGTTGTAAACAAACTCTTGGAGTAAATTCTACCAGAAATTGTTCCTGATGCTTGATTTATAACAACTCCATCACCAATTCGGAAATTTCCTGCTTGGTCGGTACTGGTATAAACTACAATTCCTCCATTTTCTTGAACAACTTCATTATCTTGAATAGCAACACCACCGAGAGCAGGTTTGGCACGATTAATATCATTTCCAGAACCAACCCATTCAAATGAATGAGATGATGTAATTTGTAAACTTACTCGTGTAAAGTATACTGTAGTTCCTGCACTAACTGTATTATTTAGGTTCTGTAATAAAGTGATTGTAGAAATTCCGGCACTTGGTAAAGTAGCAGAATCAACTTTATAAAATATTGGTTGCATTCTAGACACTGATGCTTGTGCTTGAACTCCAACTCCAGTTGGAGGAGCAATCGTGACAGTGGGGGGATTTAAATATTGAGTTCCCGAGTTTATAATATTGATAGAAACCACTCTTCCATTTTCAATTGTAGATGTAGCTTGAGCAGTAATTCCATTTTCACCCTCAGGTGCAGAGAAAAACACTCTAGGTGCAGATTCATATCCGAATCCACCATCAGTAACTTCTACGGTATCGACAAAATTATATAAATCTCCAAAATAACAAACCTGTCCATCATAAGGTCTATATGATCCTAATCCTCCAACCTGTACATCATTATTTTTTGCTGGAGAATCTGTGGTAACTGTTCCAGTATAACGATAAATTGATTTAGTATTTTCATCTCCATCTCCATCGGCATAAAGTCCTAGTCTACCAAATGATGAGTTAGAGTTTGTAATATCACATTGACCTCCAGATCCAGTAAATACTGAAATATCATTACAAATAGTAAAGATAGAAACTAACTGTGCATATGCACCATTTGTAATAGAAACTCCAATTCCACCTTGATTATACTGAGTGTATGAGTCAACACTCATTGTACCAGTAACACCTATATCATTTAAATCACCAGGTTCAGCATCAAATCCTTCCACTTTCATGCCTATACTGTTACCAATAAAATTGGTACAGTTTCTTACATATGGTCCCTGTGTAATAGGTCCTACACCTTTAGAATATGGAGGTAAAACTAATCCTCCAGAAGAATAAGTATGCGGAATAGTAGAAGTTCCAACTACGATTGTAAATGATCCTGGAGATGGTACATCTATTACTCTGAACTGATACCCCTCACTTCCTGTTGGATATATTGTAGTGGTCCCTGCACCACTCATACATGTAAATTCTAAATCACGAATTCCAACTAAATCACCTACATTAATGATTGCGTTTGGTGAAGAAATTGTAGTAATTCCTGTAGTATGATCATAATCTGCATCTATTACAGGAATAGAACGATCCACTACAAATCCACCTGAAACATAAGTATGAGGTAGCGTAGATACTCCAACGTAAATATCAAAAGAACCATCTTCATTAACTTGCTCAACTAAAAATTGATTTCCATATTTTCCAGATGGGAACTTTTGAGTAGATGTAGTTATACCAGAAGAACACTCAAATACTAAGTCATATATTTCTACGGTGTCATTTTCTTTTACTGAAAAATTAGGAATTGTAAGTGTGGTTCTTCCACTTACTTCATCATAAACTGCATTGGTAACTTCTTTTACTGTTGTAAATCCAATTCCTGCATTTCCTGGATATGTAACATTAAATACATTGCCCAAAACAGTTGGACCTTGATCAATAATTGTAGTTACAACACCAACACATGAATAGATTGCAGATACTACATTTGCACAAGAATTTATATCAATATTTGATCCTGTAGCACTGTCTGCTTGCATTCCAAGATCTCTAATTTGAGTAAATTCGGATTGATAATTACCATCCCAGGAGACATTATTAATACAAGATTTTGCAATTCCTGCAGCATAACGAATAGTATCTATAGTTTCAGTCTTAACACCAACAATATGTTGAAGAGTTTCATCACTATAATATGAAAGTCCTGCTCCTACACACTTAGAATTACCACCCCTAGTAATATCAAAGCAAATTGCTTTAAAAATATCCTTAATGTCATCTTTACATGAAGTATAGTCATTACTAGACAAAGTAAATGCTGGATATTGGTAATCTGTACTGGTTAAATATCCAACTGCTTCAGATGCAATAAAATCAAGATTCATACGAATCAGTCTTGCAGCATCAAAAAATCTATCTTCAGATACACCTAAAAGTGGTTGAAATGCTACAACTGCTGCACCTGAAGTAACATTAGGTCCAACAAAACTCATATCAGTTATATGGCATCCATTATTTACATGGAATAGATCTCTATCCAAATATTTTGGAGTGACTATACAGTTTCTCAGTTCAGTTCCTTCTACTGATACTGTTCTAGAAAGAACAATTGGATTTTCTTCAACATAAGCTCCAGGGAATACTTTTATAGTATCTCCAGACAATGCAACTGCGGATGCTGATTTAATTGTTCTTTTTGGATGATTTTCTGACAATCCTGTATTATTATCATCACCATTTTGGGAAACATAAATTGTTTTACCAACTGGTCTATATGAAGATATTTCAACTACACCCTTTCCAGCAGTTTGACTGCTGTTAATATCAATACCAATTCCTGCAACAAGTTGTGTTACTATCCCAACCAGTCCTACACCATCACCAAGATATTCATTAGCAATAACAGTATTAAGAGTAGATACTCCAGATACAGATAATTGCGTTACCGAAGCAATTCCACCAACAACGTCAGTAGATACACCAGATGCTAAAGTGTATGCAGAAACTTCTGTTTGGAAAGACGTTCCTGTGATATTAATATCATATGTTCCAGACAGTCTTTCTTTAGGAATAACACCATCAAGAATATTTGCACCATCTGTTAAAAAATTTGCAGTATTTGCAGATCCAGTAACATTAATATCATAAGTTCCCTGAAGAACTGATGTGGAAACTATTCCACTCTTAATATTGCCTGCGTCTTCAAGAAAGTCTGCACTATCTACTGAAACTGGATAATAACCAGATAATCTTTCAGAACTAATTGTTCCTGAAATAATATTTGAACCATTCAGTAAAGCATTAGCAAAGTCTGCAGTTCCTGAAAAAATACCAACAAATTTGTTTGCAGTAATAGTAGATGCACCTACTATACTATTCCCATCAAGATTTAGATTATCCCCGTAGGACAGTTCCTCAATCTTACCTGTATCGGGATTAACTATAAGTGGATATCTATCGGCCATTAACTTATGTTTAGATGCTTTTAGTTCTTATAATATATAGGTTCTACTCATAAGGCCTAAAATCAAAATTAGATATATCTGAAATAACTGCTTCCAATTCTGTTATTTCTTCATCTAATTTAGATGCAGATTGAAGAATAGACCATGCATATCTTTGAAGTTTTTCCCTTTGCTTTCTTAACGTATTAGATATAGATGCAGTTTGTTTAATTGCAGGAACATTTTTATTTCTAGTTTGAGTATAAGAATTTAAAGAATTATTAATTGTATTATCAAAAGAAGAACAGTTTGGAGGAAAAACTCCGAGAGGTGGAGGTCCTGCAGCATATCCAATTACATCAGTTGCTGTAGCTGCTACTGTAACTCTAGTTCCTTCGGGTGCATACTTTATAGTATAAATTGGAGGATCACCACCATTAGAAGTTTTTATTGTTGGCCACTGAGTTGTTCCAATATTATAACCACCTCTTCCTGCTCCTACCTCAGGCTCTGCATTCCTAATACATTCTCTCGTATCTTTATTCCATGTTGTATTTGATCTTAAAGTCCCATCACTTTTATATAAACAATCATTTTTATTTTTTTTAGTGCTGTCAACATAAGTTTTTCCGGGTTTATACTTATCAAACTCATTTTCTATTCCAGATTCGTCAAAATAAACACTACCCCCAGTACCTACAGTTGAAGATCCAATTATACCTATTTTAATAGGAGAATTTGGACTTTTAGTATAATCAAATCCTTTATAAATTTGAGAATCAACCCTTAGTGCAATAAGATCTGTAGTCAATCCGGACCTTGATGCTTCAGTTGATAAAAATACTGCAGAATAATTAGTAAGTATTCCAACAAAAAATTCACCCTCTTCAATATAATCAGTTGCATTTGCACTCAATATTAAAGTATTGACTGTCAATAAAGATGTTTCTAAAACACCATCTTCACCATAATATTCAATAGGTTGACTGGCACTACCAAAACCAGTAATAGTTGTTAGATATGGAATGACTGGAGGATTAGTACCTACACCCAAATGAACAAGAGTCATGCCAGTTTTGATACCAACAAAACTACCTGCACCAAAGTTATTAAAAACATTAGAACCAGTAGAAATACCCCCTATTAGAGATGTTATTACACCAACTGAAATAGTTTCACCAAATCCAACTATCTCAGGTAAATTTCCAGGAGAATATATTGAAGGGTTATCAATATCGTCTGAAATTGTATCATTTATTTTTAATTCAGGTGGTCTAGATGTCGGATTTCCATCTTCATCCGTAATTGCAATAATTGTAGATCCAGAAGAAACATTAGCATAAAACTCTGCAACTAAAGTTGATCCATAATCACGATCTAAAGGTTTTTTATAATATTTCAAACCAACTTTTGGTTTATAATCATAAGTGTCTGGATTTTTTTGTACTTCCCAAACTTTATATTGTCCTATATTAAAAGGTGTAGGAGATTCTATTTCTACCCATTTTAAATCTGTTCTACATCCTGAAGCAATTCTTGCATCATATGCTGCTTTTACAGCATCTACAGAAGCATTTACTTCACCGGATAAAGGTAAAGTACTTTCATCTATTGGATCAATTAGTCCATCATACTTATCAAGTTTAATATCTATTAATGATAACTGATCCAATAAATTATTTAATTGATTTTTTTTTCTTATTATCTCTAACTTATATTCTTCAATAATGTCACTAGAATTACTCATATACTTTTCCTCATCAATTTAATTAAGAATTAATTCCTGGTCTATAATCATAATGATATCCAACTATAGATCTTTGATCTTTTCCCGGATAATCTTCTATTTTACCTTCATATTCTACAACAATTTTATCTACATCTTTTCTTTCACCATAAACAATATAACTACAGTGAACTGCACTCCCTGCATTATTTAGAACTTTAATTTTAGACCCCCAATCTGATATTTCATAATAAAGTTCTTGATATGTTCCAATAGGAGTCAGGTAAACTGTAATTGTTTCCGAATCTACTAAACCTTTCCAATATTCTGGTAATTCTATAATATTAGAATCTTTTAAAATTCCTCTATGATAGACTGCCGCTTCAGGACCTTCTAAACAAATATGAGTCAATCTCCACCCTTTTTTAGTAGGGTGATGCATATCAAATCCTTTTGGAGGTGATGCTGCTGCAGTAGCTAATTGAGCATCAAGCCATTCACAACTAATAACTCCATCAACTCTCAATGCTCCATTTACAACTTCTGTAAGATTTGCTATACAAACATCATTACCAATTGCTAAGGCATTGCTGAGACTCGTTCCTTGTTTAATGTCTGCAGATTGTTTAATTTCTATTCCTTCACAAACAACTGCACCTGCAAATAAACTAGAACCTTCTACATTAAAAGATCCAATAATATTTGTTATACCATCGACAACAAGAGATGCAGGAAAAGAAGCAGATACTGGTGGTCCAATTGTGCAAGTAGCTCTTGCTGCAGGAGCAGCAAGAGCAGCACCCATCAAAACAGGTCCATTCAATACTGCAGTTCCGGGTAAAACTTTACTAGTAGCACTAATAAATGAAGTATCAAGTTGTCCTACAATAAGTTTATCACCTACTTGTGATATAGAAGTGGTATGTGACATATCAAATCATTTTCAAGAATTTTTTAAGATTACTTAAAGCACTTAGTATCGATCCAACAAATGATCCTTGTGTTACATCTGAGAATGACGCACTAGATACTTGAACATTTGCTGCCATATCTACAGTTTGCCCATACATACCAATTTCATTTGTAGCCGTAATATCGACATTTGTTCCTTTCGTTCTAACAATAGGAGCATTAAATTCTATGATTTTACCGGACCCCAGAGTAATCTCACCACTACCATCTGTAGCAACAATTCTTATATTTCTTGCACGAATTATAATATCTCCAGCAGGGGCATCTAAATAAATATCACCATTTTTTGCGTATATGACTTTCGCAGGTTCATCATCTACACATTTTGATCCAACAACTTCTATGGAAGTTTTAGGATTTGCCTCCACCCTATTTCCGTCTTCTCTAAGTTGAATCGAACTTCCACTATCAGTAGTTACTGCCCATTCATATGTTGCTTCTTTGTTAGTAACATTATCATAAATCTTATGTGCAATATTTGTATCTATATTTTGCCTTTCGCTTTTACTCATACGCAGTCAACAACCGTAAGTATTCCAACTTGATTAATAATAACTCTTGGGAGAATTGATAGTTGAGGCAGATATTCCAGAACTGGATATAAATCTGCACCTTCACCATTTTGACTATTTATAATCGCATTAGGAAGTGCATCAAAAATATTAGCACAAGTAATAGATTGAATTCCAACAATAGATCCATTAGGAGTAACAATAGGGGTAAATGTACAAAGACCTACTTGAATGACATCCCCTGTCGAATATCCAATTCCAGGATTTTCTACGACAATTGATGTTATAATTCCAACAATATCAGTTCCAACTCCAGGTCCAGGTGGTATGACATTATCAAATATTTCTTTTGGAAATGTTCCAACTCCAGTTGAAACTGGAGTTCCAGGTGGAGTTTGAATAGGATCGTCCGGAATTGGAGTAAGTATTGGAGATAGTCTATTTGATATGTTTACTATGGTCCTTGCTACAATAACACCAGAGGTATCTTGTAAATCAAAGAACATCTGTTCTACAGATTCTTGTATACTATCTTGACGTATTTTAACTTTAACTTGTGCAGTATTTGATTTTATTGTCACACTTCCATTCATACTTCCTTCTATATCATTAGAAGTAATATCTCCACCCAACATATAAGATAAAGATGTATTATCTTTAACATTTTGAGTAAAAATAGTATAAGTTACAGTTTCACCTTCAAAAAAAGTATATCTATCTGCAGTAACCAAATATGAAGGAATATCAAACTCTGAACTTAAATCTGGTGGACAATATCCTGTTCCAGATCGAGTTAGATATATTTGCGTAATTCTTCCTCTAGAAATAGATGCAGATGCTTTTGCACCAGAACCGTGATTTGTTTTATCTACTATTGAAATTCTAGGTGGTTTACTGTATCCAAATCCAGAATTAATAATTTTTACAGAAATTATGCTTCCATCTTTTGAAACAATTGGAACTGCCTTTGCCCCAGATCCATCTCCAAATATTTCTATCTTAGGTGGAACACAATATGGATATACTTTTCCTGTATCAGTCAAATCATCTTGACCCTTTGGAGTTTTTACTTTTTTGGTACAATCTCTAAATACAGAACCTTCATATCCATATAATGATAAAGAACCTAATGCATTATCAATATTATCATTTACACCTTTGAGGACATTCATATTCCCCAAAACATTATTCCAATTATCAATCCCTGCTCGTTTAGGTCCAAACTTTAATGACCATTCAGATGGGGTTTTACATTTTAAACTATCACAACCAATAAAATTAAGAATTTGATTTGCAATTGAAGATACTTGAGATAAAATTCCTTTAATTTGAGATAATCCACCAAGTAACCAATCAAGTCCAGACATTACTGGTTCTAAAAGTTCTTCAATTTTATCCATTAATTTAGAAAGAATTGCTGAAGTAAATTGTTCAGCAGCACAAAGTGGTGCATTGATAGCTCTACCTACCAATCCCTTAAGCATATCTAAAAGAAAATCTAAAAGCAAATCTATAAGTTTCTCAAAGATACAAAATATAATATTCATTATATTTTTAGTTGCTTCTGCAACTGGAGTATGTTGAGGTAAGGGTAAAACTAATGCAATAAATTTTCCAAACAAATCACCTACCAATTTCATTATGGTAGATCTAAAATTATTAATAATAAATTTAATTACTCCTGTAATTATTCTTGCAGTTCTTTTAATTTCATTAGTAATATCAATTATTGTATTTAAAACTGGATCTACATAAGCATCAATATATCCTTCCAATCCATTAACTATTGTAATAAAATCTTGAATTGCCCTTGTAATCTTTCCAATTATATTATTATCACAACCATTTTCTTTTGTAATGGTAATACTACCTACTTCTTTTTGAATTATATCAAGTTGTTTATCAACATAAAATATTTTATCCTTACCAGAGTTCCTATCCGAACCTAGATCTACAGAAATTGGATTTTCAATTTTACCACCAATAATAGTGGGAGGAGATTCTTCTTCTTTAGCATCTCCCTGTTTAGGGTCAACAGTTGGTTGTATTTTTGTCTGGCCTTGTGCAACTGTTGATCCTAATGTGGTATCATTTCCTTCAAATGGTTGAAATGCTATATCAGATTCAGGAAATGATTTTACATTTTTATCTCTATGAATTACTCCAATTACTACTGGTTGTTGGGAATCATCACCATCTAGGAAAAATCCAAAAACAGTTTCTCCTCCAACTAATTTATGACTTTTACCTAATCCACCTTGAGCACTACCATCAGTAGCACCAAGCATTATTTGTGCCCAAGGTAGATCTTTATCTGGAAGTTCTTTTTTATTATAGGTATGATATCCAATTATTCTAACCTTACATCGATATGCCCAAGATCCACCAGTAACTATATCAACCTTTTCTGGTATATCCCATACCTTTGCAGGAGCAACCTGACCTATCCACCAAATAAAACCATCTTTTCCAAGATAGTTACTTTTTAATAAAGCATCATCAATCATCGTAAATTCTACATTCTAATGAATTTGGATTTTCGTCGCAGTATAATTCCAGTGGAGTTGGATCATGATCATCTTCTGGATGACGTTCACGATATCTTTCCAATGATTCCAATTCTTCTTCAGTATGACGACGTGACTGAGAAGAAATCATAGGATCATCAAGTATTTTTTTGTCGTTTTCAATGTGTTGATGGATGTTTTCCATTTTAGTACTGTACGTTAGTTGAACTATAGAGACCATAACTGTCTCTTATTAATCTTAAACTAGTAATCATCTGTCCAGGTTCCATATGATGTCTCAATTCTTTAATTAAATAATTTCCACTTTGTTGAGGATCTGCCTCTTTTTTATCACTTCTATCAATCTTAGGAAATTCTGCATAAATGATATCACCAGCTTTCAAAGTCACATTACAAGGAACTACCATATTTAGTGCTTGAGTAAACAAAAGATTGTAACGAGAAAATGATTTTGCCATATCTGCTTCATCCCTCATATTTGTTTTATCATCAATCTTCGAATCCCCTTCTATAGTATTATCCATAACTCCAATATCAGAGGTTCTTACCATTATTCTCGATACAGATTCTCCAAATTCTTCAGATACTGCTATTGATGCATCTCCACTGAGAACATTGGCATTTCTTATTTCATCCTTTAACGTATATTTGTAAATATTTAATTTATTTTTATAAAGATCATAAAAATATGTTTTACTAGAATACATACCTACTCTTAAATTTGTTAAAAGATTATTATTTTTTTCAAAACTATAATTTAATATTTTGTAATTATTTACTGGTTTGTTATGCTCAGTAACTTGAGTATAATAATATTTTTGAATATTTTCAGAATTAGAACTACCAGATTGAACTCTGGTATTTTTTACAAGACTGTCAATACTTCTAAAATTAAATCCATCTTTATTCTCATAAAATAAAAATCCTGCTATACCTTTACCTTCACTTGCAACTCCACTACCAGATACTCCTGTCGTTTTAGATGTAGTTGGTATAGATTTAGGACCTAACCAAGTTAAGATATGAAATGGTTTTTTCTGATTTCCAATAAAAGCATAACTATTCAAAGTTTTTTCTATATTCTCTGCTTTATATTTTTTAGTTTTTAAAATATCTTTTAAAATTGAAGTGACCGATTGGTCAATTGTTCCTCCATATCTTTTTACACATCTTACTGTCTCATTGGTAAGTGCTTCCCGAGAAACTAGATTCAGAGTAAACATTTCACTGGTACTATCTGGACTTATTCCACTAACTTTATACACATACAGTGAATTTTCCCCATCAAATTCAAATTTTCCAAATCCAGTATCAACACTTAAAAATACCTTTTCACCACCACGTATTGGAAGTAAATTTACAAGTGATGTACTATTCATCACTTGAATTGTCATAGTAATAGATGGTGATAAAATATCTTCAAAATAATCTAAAAACATGATGGAAGATGATCCTGCAAGATCAACAGATTTAGATCCATCTAAAGATTGAATAACAAACCCATTCGGTTTTAGTGCGTTTACTGCTGACATTATGCGAAAGATAAATTGGTTAAAAGAATTGTCTTAACTAAACTATTTACCACAGCACCTTCAGATGGTCCAGTGACTACTACCTGATTGCCATTACCTCCACCACCTGAAGGAATAATAATTGGTTTTTGAGAACCACCACCCCCACCTCCAGATGCAATAATCATTGGTCTATCAATAATATAAGATTGCCCCTGAGAATAAGAAGGATAATATGCAACCATCTGAGGTTGAATATTTTGGGAAATTGAATCTGGTGCAAGTGAAACCATAGATTCATATGCAGAACTAGATTGCATAGATGGAGGTTGAATTTTTGGAGATGTTTCTGCAGATTTAATTGCAGATTCTTCATTTCCCGCAAAAGATGTTTTAACTTCACCAAGTTTCATTCCCACATCTGATGCTTTTCTTTCTGTAACTTTAACCGATCCACCAAATCTAAAATAAGAAGATGCAACACCTTTGGGATTTACTGGTTTAGTTCCAGGTCCCCCAGGTCTATACTCAAAATGAACATGAGGTCCAGTAGATCTTCCAGTGCTACCTTGATTACCAATGACAGTCCCTGGTGATATTCTTTGACCTTTTTTTACATTTACTCTACTTAAATGTCCATAAAAAGTTTCAGAACCATTATCATGTTTTACTGCAACCCAATTTCCATATCCTGCTTCAGTACCAACATCTACAACTCCTGCCTGTAGAATGGAAACTGGTGCAGTTGGATTTGGATGTGCAAAATCTGCACCATTATGCATTTTACCCCATCTCCACCCATACCCAGATGTAAAATGCTTTGATGGATCATCTCCACCTTCTGCAGTAGTTACTGCACCAACCTCTTCAGTTGAAGGTTGTTCATCAATATAAGAAGTATCTACCTCTCCAGTTGCATCTTCCATGGGAGGGGCACCATCTTCACCCATTAATGATGCACCAAATCCACTCACAAATTTTTCAAATTTTGACACAACACTATCAAATCTCGAAACTACCTGATCAAATCCCGTAGTACTTTGAGCAGATAATTTTTGCTTTACTTCTTGTTCTTTTATTTTTTGCTCTGTTTTTTCTTTGAGAGATGTACCAGAAGTAAAATCCATTGCTCGATCTGCAGCATATCCACCTAAAAATCCACCAGCCATACTGCCAAGAACAAAACCTAGACCTGGTACAGGTATCAGTGCCTGACCTATGGCACCACCAAGCATAGACCCCGCAAGAGATCCTCCTGCCCCTGCTGCAGCCTTCCCTATACCTTCACCCTGTTGAAGTCCAGTGGCAAAGTCCAACCCCGCAAAAACAGCATTAGCAATTCCCAATGCTCGAATTCCACCAAGTCTAATTCTACCACCTCTTATCGATGGTTTTCCACCTGGAGTTTTAGATTTAGGAGAACTTCCAACTTTCTCACCACGTCCAGGAAAAAATCCTCTTACTAACCCACCAAGATCTAAAGCACCACTTAATAATGATCCCAAAAGGCCACCTGCATTTCCAAATGTATTAACGATATTAATATTTGCTAGTTGCCTTATTTTTTTCTCATCTGGTAATTTTATTCTTTCAATTTCAAATTTTCTAACTTCTAAGAAGTTCATAAATTGATTAAATTCCCCTTGAGCCTTAGGAAGTGCTCGATTGGAACGATTTCCAATAGATACAATATTATTTGCTGCAGTTGCTAATGGTGATGATAGTACTGCCATATTATCCGTCCACTATATTGTATACCATTCTAGAATACATGACAAAGAAATTATCAGGATTAGATGTAGGTAAAAATGGAACTTCAGGACCTGCATGTTGCTGGGGTGGTGGGGCAATTACTTCACCCGTAGATTGGGGTTGCTGCTGTGCTCCCATATTCATAATTTGTGGTGGCAATTGTATCATCTGAGGTGCCTGTTGTGCAGGTTGTGATATATCTTGCGATCTTGTTTGTGTTGCTTGTGTTTGTGTAGGTGCTGCAGATACTTGAGATTGTTGTGTTGGAGATGTAGCAACTGTTGGTGATTTTAATGATTTTGAATAAGATCTTTGAATATCACTCAAAGATTTTACAGATTGTCCATAATAACTTTTACCACTTAAAGTTGGAAATGAAGCCCATACTGGGGCCAACTTATTAACAACATTTGCAGATAATCCTTCTTTAGATAATAATTCTGGAGTAACTCCTTTTTCATAAGCTAACCATAAAGCAGCTTCATCTTGTTTTTGTGGAGTGAATGGTTCATTTGGTTTCAATACTCCTTTATTGACAAGATCTTGTAAAGTATTAGGCATAAATTGATATCTTCCAGTAGCCCCACTCCATTTATGTTTACTTCCAGGTTTTCCAAAAGTATTTCCAAGATCAATAACATCTTTGACAGTCAATTTACCTTGTTCTAAATCTTTATTTACTTCACCTCCAGATACTGTTCCATAACTTCCTTGAGTTCCTTCAGCAAAAGATATAGCATCTAACATAGCTTTTTGCTCTGGTGTTCCAGACATAGCTCCTGGACCACCAGAACCCGGTGGAGGTTCCCGACTAGGTGCTGCACCTCCTCCTCCACCACCAGATGTTGTAGAACCCTTTTTTTCACTCTTACTGATTAAATTTTCTACTGCATTTGAAAATCTATCTATTATTGCAGATAAACTATCAATCATATTTGAAGGAAGCATTCCAGTAGAAGGAACTGCCTGAGCCTCTGAAAGTTTTCTTTCTTGGAATTCTTTTGCAGCAAACATTCCCGTAGCACCTAATCCAAGTCCACCTAAACCTATAGCACCCATTCTTAAAAGAGATGATCCCCTTCCCCTACCCACATTTCTTACAGAAGGTCCTGCAGATTGCTTCAATCTTCCACCGGGAACTCCAACATCAATATTCAATCCACCTGCATTAGGATTTGCTCTAGGTAAATTGGAAAGTTGATTTACAATTTTTATAATTGTTTGACGAAGTACTTTTGCAATATCAAAACTATTTTGAAATAACTTACGAAGTGCTTTTAAATTATCTTCTACTTTTTTTATATTTTTTACGTTACCAAAGAAATTAACAAACCCTATAGCATTTCTATAAAGATCTAAAAACTTTCCTAAAATAGTAGAAGGTTTAGTATCATCTATGCCCTTTATTTTTTGTTGATAATCTTTTGAAAAATTACTTATAGTATTTGAAAGTACTTGTTGAGATTGTGCCTGAATATTTTGAACTACTTGCTGTATTTGTGTAACAGGTGTTACTGATTGTACGGGAGTCTTCGAAACATTATCCTGTAAACTAGAAATAGTTTTTGACAAATCTTTTTTAAGATTGTCTATGGTAGATTGAGTGTTTGAGATATTTTTATATAATTCATCTCTTAGAGAATTTATTTTTTTATCTACATCACTTAATATAAAATTTGTAGTATTTTTTATTGAATTATCTACATTATTAACAATATTATTGGAAATACTACTAACCAGATTATTAATATCAGGTCTGACAGGAGATACTGGTTCTCTAGAAAAACCTACAATCTTATTTGCAGCAGATCCTACCACAGAAGATCCCAGAGGAGCAGTTTCACCAGTAAAAAATTTTTGAAATGCTTCTGGGTTTCTTTTCTGTTGCCCTATTATTTTTTGTGGACTTAGGACACTACTGACCATTTTGCTGCTGTTTTAATTTTTCTTCTTCAATATGCTGCTGTAGTAATGCTAAATAGATTTCCCTCTCATATGGAATCATATTTTCCACCTCAGTCAAAGAGTATTTATGATACTGCATGAGTGCAAAATTAATTCGATAATAACTCTCCAACTCCATATACGACATCATCAACCGAAAAAACTTGTCAATCCCTCCAACTTAACAGTATTTTCAACTTTAGTTTTTGGATTAATGACTGTTATAGTATGAGATAAAACAGGCATAGTTTCAAAGAATTTTTCAATTTCTTTGAATTGTTGAGTATTCATACTATCAATAAATTCAAAAAGTTCTTTTTTAGTGCAGTCTGATGCACTCCAAGAATCTTCTGAATTGAAAATAATATCAATACATGAAGCAATAATATCAAATGATTTTTCAATGTTTGAAGAACTTTGCTCTGAAGTAAAATCGAAATTGTTTTTAATGAATTGCTCTAAAGATGGATACTTCATTCTAAGAACTAGGTTATCATCTAGTTTAATATCTTTAGAATGTTCTGGAGATTTCTCCACCTTTATTTCATCAATGTATATTGTTACTGGAACTTGAGTTTCTCCATCATCACTACAAGTTATTATTAGATCTAAAGATTCACCTACAGATTTTCCTCTAACATTTAAGAAAATATATTCAATGTCAAAGGTAGGAAGTTCTTCTACTTTAATACCTTTAGTAATAATACATTCTTTTAAAATTTGTTTTATAGCATTAGTAATTTGTTTATTATCTCTACTTTCTAATGCAAGAAGTAATATTTTTTCTTCTTTAACTAAAAATGGTCTATATTTAATTGTTTTTTCAGTTGATGGCAAAATCAACTCAAATATTGGAGTACTAATCTTAGGTAATGGCATACTTTACAATAATAAGTAATGATATTTATTTCTTTTATTCAAAGTAAATCGTCAGTTCCTTTATTGTATTCGATAACATATCTATTGTAATCGAAAGTAACTGTTGTTTTTGTGATTGTACTTCCTTCATATGTAACTGGAATAGCAGTAATATTTGTAGGGAAAGCTTCAATCATTCTATAAGTTAATGATGGAACATTGCCAAGTTGATTAGAAACATTAGTAAGATTTCCTGGATTTTTTAAAAAGTTTCTTTCAAATTTTACTATAGATATAGTTCTTTTATATGTGTTTGGATATCTAAATCTGAAAAAATCTGTTCTATCTTTTGCATCACCTTGACCACTTCGAGTTCCAGGATAAACACCATTTTTACCATAAATTGGATTGATATAATTCATCCATTCTTCAAATAATCTCAACATTCTATAGTCTTTATCAACATAAAAAGTCATGGTAAATGGAGCATAAACTCTTCTATTTGGAAACCTTTCCAAAACTCCCTGACGACTTCCTATTTCTTCAATGGTATCAAAAGTTGCACCAGGTAATGCAGCATCAGAACAATAAAAATTATAGTACTCATTTATTTCTGCATTATCAGTCAATCCAACTTGATTTAAATATTGACTTAAAAAGTCTCCAGCATTTGTCAAGTGTAAAGCAACTTTAAATTGACTTGTTACCGATAATGCACCAAAAATTTCTAATGCACCTGGAAGATTAACACTACCATCAGTTCTTCCAGTAGTTTGCTTTATGTATAATGGTCCTATATCTGGTTTACCTTTGCCTTGCTCCTGAGCCATCTATAAATACAATAAACCTTTTTAGTATTTATGGTGCATAAGGAAGATCGGTCATATTTTTAAAAAGTTAGATATAAATATAAGGGAGATCCTACACAACAATATGTTTGTTTATCAAATAGTCAATAAAATCAATAATAAAAAATATATTGGCATAACATCTAGATCATTGAATAAAAGATTTAATGAACATAAAAAACAATTAAATTGTGGGATAGCATCAGCACTGGTAAAATACGGAGAAGAAAATTTTTATATAGAAAAACTAGAAGAATGTAAAAATTGGGAAGACTTGTTGGAAAAAGAAAAATTATGGATTAATAAAATAAATCCAGAATATAATAAAACTTTAGGTGGAGAAGGATTATTAGGATTTAAACATTCAAAAGAAACTAAAGAAAAAATAAGTTTAAAAAATAAAGGAAAACCTACTCCAGATCCAAATGGTGAAAGATTAAAAGAATATAGAGAATTACATGGAAATTTTTGGGTTGGAAAAAAACATACGGAAGAATATAAAAAATTAAAATCTATAGATAGATTAAATTACTATAAAACAGAAAAAGGAATAAAACAAAAAGAACAAATATCAAAAACTTTAAAAGAAAAAGGAATAAAACCTCCCAATAATACTTTAGGAATAACAAAAGGGACATCCTGGTGGAATAATGGAAAAATTAATAAAAGATCAGTCGAAAGTCCAGGAGATGATTTTATGCCAGGAAGAATAAAAGGTAAATGGAAATGGAATAAAAAGAAATGAAAAATTATATTCAAGGAAGATATTCACCAAAACTACCAGAAAAATATAATGGAAATCCATGTGAAATATATTATAGAAGTTCATATGAACTCAAAATGTTTCAATATTGTGATTTAAATGAAAATATAATTTATTGGGAAAGTGAAGAAAAAATCATTCATTATCTTGATCCAATTACTGGAAAATATAAAAGATACTTTCCAGATATATTCATCAAATATAAAGATAAAACTGGAAATATAAGAAAAGCACTTATTGAAATAAAACCAGCTAAAGATTTAATAGAACCTGAAAAAAATCCAAAAAGAAAAACCAAATCATGGGTATATAAAGTTCAAACGTGGGTGAGGAACAATGCAAAATGGGAAGCAGCTAAAAAAACATGTGAGCAAAATGGTTGGGAATTTCGTGTATTTACTGAAAAAGAATTAGGAATAAAATAATGATCTCAGAAGATATAACAAAAAGAACTGGTGGAAAATATCAAAGTGGAAATTGGTGGACCAATGCACTTATGAATGAATTGAGTTCATATCAAAAAAAGAATATAAATGAGTTAGATACCTATTTTATATCACCGGGAGATCTAGTATTCTTCTTATATTCTGCACAATATCCACAAAAATATCAATTCTGGGATCAACATCCATTAGTCTATGTGATTGAAGTAAATCCAAGAAAAGGTTTATTTTTAGGATCAAATGTTCACTACTTAAGTCCAGCATACAGAGGTGCTGTCACTAAATCTTATCTAAATAAAAAAGGAACTGTAAATGCACCCAGAAAAACATTAAAGAATTACCTTTTTGGTAATGTAGTTACTGATTTCTATAAAGTTCCCGAAGAAGATTGGGAGGGTGTTTCATTATTACCAACTGAAAGTTTTGTTGATAAAAAAGGACAAAAAGTTCCCAAATATAAAGTTTGGGATTATCCAGATTCACTTTCTTCCCCATAATGGCATATCAATATCTAAATGACAATCGATATAGATGTGAAACATGTGGTCCACTTGGACTTCAACTTGCATTGCAATATGACCCCAAAACTGGAGACTATAGGTTAGTAGAAAAAAATCTATTGGGAACTGGGTCAGCAGTATTCTATCAGAATGGTGTATGGTACTCTGATGCAATAAGAGATCCAAAATTATTTGAGGATGGGGATCCAAATAAACCAACAGCATTATCTAGACAACTAAGTGAAAATCTTAGAAAAGAAGTGTATTCTGCATATCAAGCTTATGGTGGACAAAATAAAGGAAATAAAGTAAACAACTCTGCATTACCACAAAATCAAAAAGCAGATCCTGGAGTAACAAATGCATATCCTGGAACTTCACCTACAGTCCCAGGTCCACTTTCTGCTCCACCTGGACAAGGAAATTTATTAGATCCAGGATTGTCTATAGATGTTACAGAATATTTTGGTGGTGATAATTTAAAAACTATAGTAAAAGATAAAGCAAATTTATTATATCCATTAGATATTTTAAAGACACAACAAGATACACTTCAAATCACACAATTTACATATAAAGCACCAAGGGGTGAAACATTTTTAACTAATAAACCAATAGATACTTTAACTCAAGGAGTTCAAAGGAATTCTGCGTTAAGAGATCTAATTGGTACTGTAGTATTACCAATACCAAATAATGCTATGGATAGTAATAACGTGAGTTGGGGTTCTGATCATATGAACAATCTTACTGCTGCAGTTACTGCTTCATATATTCAAAATCCAGGTGCAGCTTTAACTGGAACAATGGCAGCACAAATTCCACAACTTGCCGGATTACCAATTCCACCTGCAGCACTAGCACAAATAGGTGCCATTATGGGTGCAGGTGGACTTCAAGCATTAAATAATCCTCAAGCAAAAACTGCATTATTATCATTATTATTAAACCAAGCAAACTTCCAAGTTTCTCCAGAGAGTATTCTTGCAAGAGGATTTGGTGTTATTCCAAACTCAAATCTTGAATTATTATTCAATAGTCCAACTATAAGACAATTTTCGTTTGCTTATAGATTAAGTCCAAGAAGTGAAGAGGAATCTAGGAATGTTAGAAAAATTATTAGATTTTTCAAGCAAGGAATGGCACCTAGAAAAATAACATCTCAAGCAGGAGGAAACTCCCTTTTACTAGGAACTCCAAATGTATTTAAATTACAATATAAAACTGTTGGAGATCAAGAAATTGAAGGTATGAATAAATTTAAAATATGTGCTTTAGTAGGATACTCAGTAAATTATAGTCCAGATGGACAATGGGCAGCATATGATAAAGGACAACCAGTGTCTGTAACTATGAACATGCAGTTTGAAGAGTTGGAACCAATTTACAATACCGATTATCAAGAAAGTGGACCACTGATCACCAGTGGAGATCAATCAAAAGTAGGTCCAAACGACGTAGGATACTGATATGGCATACTTTAACGAACTACCAAATTTACAATACGTTTCAAGATTTCCAAATCAATCTTCAAACGAAGATGTTACTCTGACAAAAAATCTTTTTAAAAGAGCAAAACTTCGTGAAGATATTGCCAATGTAGCAACTGCTTTCGATTATTATCAAATAAAAGGAAATGAAAGAGCAGATCAAATAGCAGAAAGAGTTTATGGTGATTCCGAATTAGATTGGGTAATATTAATTACAAACAATATCACAAATGTTCAAGATCAATGGCCTTTAGATGATGTAAGTTTCAGGAAACATCTTTTAGAAAAATATGGTTCTGAAGACAATTTATATAAAAGAAAGCATTATGAAACTATTGAAAGTCGTGATGAATATAATCGTGTAGTAGTTCCTGGAGGACTAGTCGTAGATGATGATATTAGTCAAGAATTTAAAACTACGGAAGAAAAGACTACATATAATCTTACATCATTCCCAAACACTACTCAACCATTAACTGTAAGTATAAATTTAAATCAAAAGATAAAAGTTACAAGTAGAGGAAATAAAACTAGTGATGTAATTATTGATGATATTAACATCACAACTTCAGTAATTTATGTAAGAGGTAAAGATAGAATTAGTAAAAGATCTGTAGTATTCCCAAATACTTTAAATGAATGGCCTAGAAGTTGGGGTGGTTCATTATCAATTAAACAAAGAAATGGAAATCAAATAAAAATTGATGTAGATGATATGATTGGAACTAAGGACATAAATATAGATACTCGATTATATGAAATTGTAGGAGAAGAATCTCCTACAGGTGGCATCACACCAGCATTCAGATTTAAATAAAAATGTCAACTCCATTACCAGGACTAACGATTAAAATTACATCTGAAACAGAATTAGAATATTTGAATACACAATATCAAATTATTCAAATTAGAAATCAAATTAAAGAAGTTACTAATTATGAATATGAATTAAGAGAAAGAGAAAATAAAAGACAAATTTTAATTTTAAAACCTGAATATCTATCAGTAATGCTAAGTGATATGAGAAACATTATGAAGTATGGTCCATCATCTCAATACATAGATGATAAAACTAAAAAAGTATATAATCCTAAATTAAAAAGTTAAAAAAAGACCCCCAACTGGGGGTCTTTTAATTTAATCACATCTCAGCAAGTTTCGAGAAATAATCTAGTGCATTATCTTCATCCTCATCTTCATCATCTTCAATGACAGTTGGTTTAGAAGATTTTGTTGGTGAAGATTTTTTCTCCATGAGTTTTTCATACTCATCTTCAACTTCATCTTCAACCTCAGGATCAATTTGCTTACGATTATTAGAACTCTTAAGTCCAAGAACCAGGTCTAGACGATTCTTCAAGTCATCATAAGATTTAAATTTCTCGGGATCAACAAAATCATTCAAGTTGTAGAGTGTATCATAAACTTTCTTAAGTTCATCATCATCTCCATCAAGAAACTCCGAGGGTGTAGAAAATTCAGATTTATCATAGTTCCAATAACCATCAACCTTACAGATCTTCAGTTTAAAATCTGCACCTGACCAGAAATCAAATGGGTTGATTGCTTCTTCATCTTGAAACTTAGGACGAAGTGCGGCATCAATCTTTTCAAAGATTTTTTTACCGTACTTAAAGATTTTAACCTTACCTTCATTTTCAGGATTAGCAGGATCTTTAATGATATAAACGTTAGAGTAATAAGAAAGTTTCCTCTTACGATCCCTTACAATGTTCTGTTTTTCTTTGCTACCAGTATTCCAGTCTTCCCTATTATGATCACAGACTGGACATTTACGACTAAGTGTAGTTGGACAATTATCAATTAACCATTGTCCACTAGGACCCTGGAAAGCATGATTGAATACTTGCACATACTCATCATCCCAATCACCCCCAGCAGGCATAAAACGAATTACTGCATACCCTGTGCCACTCTTATCCATGGAAGGTTTCCAAAACCTTTCATCATCAGATCCCCCACCACCATCATTAAGCTTTTCAACTTGTTTAATGAGTTTCTCAGTAAGAGAACCCATTTTAGATTGCTTTTTAAGATTAGCAAAGCTCATTGTTTTACCTCGTATTAAGTGTATTTGGCCTTTTTGACTTAGCTTGGATGCGGATTGTCTAGCCGCAATCATCATATCACAGTTCCAATCCTTCTTCAAGTTTATTGATGGTCCCCTGAAGAAGCTCGAAAAATTCGTCCATCCCCTGTCCCTCTAGTAAACCAAACATTCGTGCAGATTGCAAGATTTTATCTCGGGTCTCTTTAGCCTCGGGATCATCAGAAAGAGACATTCTAAAGAAAAGCAATTTTTGCTTCTCAAGAAAATCTTTCATCAATTGAAGATGTCCTCTCTTCTGTTCCTTTGCCATATAAGGAAGATATAAAACTTGCCGAACCAATTCCTTTTGCATTTCAGCAAGTTCATTAAGTGTTTCTCTCACTATTTCTGAACTAAAAAAATCACTCACAAATGGTCTCCTTCAAAATCTTTGAATACTTCTTAATATCTATATTTAGAAATGGTTTATACTTTTTAATTTTCATTCCCAAAACATCCCAAACTGGATCGTCTAAAATCTTATCGTAGTTATCTACGTAATTTAAAATATAATCAAGTATTACTAAAGTTTCAATAGATAATGCACCTTGCAAGTGTTTTTTAATTAAATCTGAATGGACTCCATTTTTACAAAGAAAAAATTCATTAAAATTTTCTTTGTGAATAAAAACTGAAGATTCAGTTTGAAATGCGTAAGACATACTTTGCATTCTTTTTTTCCATTGCAAATATACTTCTTCTCCGTTTCTTATTATTTCAGAAATGTATACTTGCTGCGGATTGTCACAATTAACAAAATTGGATACAAAAAAATCTCTTATGTCTTGTTCTGATTTTTTTCTAGATAACCTTTCAAAAAAATACTTGTCTGTCCTTTTATTGAAAGATTCTACAGAAGCTCTAGACTTACCACAATACTTAAAGTAATCATATGTATCTTTAGTAAAATGATTTTTTAATGCTAAAAATAATTTATAAACTTCAAAAGGTGTCACATCAAATTACCATTTTAGTTTTTGTAGTTTTTTTCAAGAAATTTAATTGAGTTGCATTGTGTCTAAGTTTTTCTTTTAATGGTTTAGAAATTAATTTAGGAATTGTTTCTATCTCAATATTGTTTTGCTCGCAATAATTTATAATTCCTTCAATGTAATCGCAATTATTTTCATGGACATATTTTTCAATGTCCAGTGCAAACTTTTCAGGAGATAAAAATTTTGTTTTTATAATTTCATCTACAGTAGTTGTATTGATCATTTTGTATTTTCTTTTACGAAATGTTTGATGTATCTTACCAGAAGTTTGATGTATTTTGCAAGGTCTCTCTCCTCATAAACTACAAGTTCTCCATTTTCACAAGCCATAATTATAACTAATTTTTTTGCTTGAATGCCTGTGAGTTCATAAAGCATACATGCATATGCAGTTGCTTGTACAAAATAGTTTTCAATCCACTCACGAGGTTTTGGTTTTTTAGAAGACTTGTAATCTATAATAGAAATTTCACCGTCGAATTCTGCTATTGTATCAGCAGTTCCTGCAATACCAAGATATTTACTATAAAGACCTATTTCAATTCCATAGATCTTTCCAATTCTATCCAGAGCAGGTTTTATGATATTGAACAAATTAGTTGCAATTTCTGTGGTGTCTTTAGGCAAATCCTCATTTGAAATATAATGTTCAACTAAGGTGTGCATATCAGTTCCACGAGTAGTTGCTGCTTTTGTAATGCGATCAGCTTCAGCATTTCCTACTCGTCTTCTCCAATTTTCAAAAATCAAACGATTATAGAAACTAGTAACAGATGTAATAGAAACTAAACGAAGAAGATCATCTTCGTCTGGAACTTTATAATATCTAACTCCATCAATCATCTCCCTCTCTAATGGAAGGAGATCTAATTTAACATGTTCAAATTTCACAATCCAAGTTCTCTTTTTGCTAAAATAAATTCTTTCACTAGACCGGAACGTACAATATCTTCTACTCCGAATTCAACAATATCCACTGATGGCATAATTTGCAAAACTCGAATAAAATCGTGGATTCCGTTCTTTTCGTTTGTTTTAATTAAATCACTTTGCTCAGCATCACCACTAAACATAATCTTACAGTTTTCACCAACTCTAGTAATTAGTGAAGACAATTCATGGAAATTACAGTTTTGCATCTCATCAATAATAAGAATGCAATTATCAAAAGTAGTTCCACGTAAGAATGATGTGCTCCAAAAACTGATAGTCTCTTGTGCTTTCAAATTTCCATAAAGCATTTCAAAATCTGCTTCAGATGGAAGTTGGAACATGTATTTTACCATATTCTTATATGGTATTTCAAACAATTCGGATTTATCTTCATGCGATCCTGGAAGAAATCCGATTTCACGAGTTTGAACCAGAGATCTTATGATATAAATTTTATCATAAGATGAAACTTCATTTAAAACTTCTCTTAGTGCTTTGTAAAGAAGAACAAATGTTTTTCCACTACCAGGAACACCATGTGCAACTATATGTTTACCCTCATCGTAAGAAGAAAATAATCTTTTTTGATTATCAGTCAATGGTTCAATATCTAAAAGCAAATCCAAATTAATTGGTTTTTTTCTTTTCATTTGCTTTGCAGTCATACCAGATCCGATTCCAGTATAATCACCACTAGTTCTTTTTCTTCTTGCCATAAAATTTTTATCCAATTGGTTTTACTTTTGATCCAGGAACCTGAGAAACTTTACTTAGAACATCATTCCATCCAGGTTTGGATTTAACTAATTTATCTTTCCATTCTCCAACTTCACCTGGAGTTGCACATCCTTCAGACCAATCCCTCTTCCATTCAGGATTCTCTGAATACCATTGCATAATATCATTGACACTCATCTCAATGACTTTTTTTTCACCTGTTTCTTTATGAATTATTGGATAAATTGCCAAATTCATTCCTCCATAGTACGTAAGGATATTTATTCAATGCAAATGGATGGTGCATCATCACATTCAACACAATTTATGCACTCATCCATATCTGGATTTTCTTTAAGAAATCCTTGAAATTCTTCTTTGGTCATAAGAATTTTAAAAACATGACCAGTAAGAGTATCTTTAATACAATAAGATTTCATATGATTTAATTCAAATAAACTTTATTTATGGAGAAAGTCTTGCTTTATGAAGTCTCTTTTCTTCATAATAATCCCATACATTAGGTGCCCATCTTTTAAGAATAGGTGCAATTTGTTCAGTAAGTGCTTGAATCTCAAGTTGAGCATCTAGTTTTGCTCTAAGATCCATTAGGTGAAGAGCAGATCTGAGATTAAATGATACTACAAAATTTTGTCGGATTGCTTGTGCAAGATAATCACGAATGTGCTCTTCGCACATACCCTTTTCATACTTTACAGCATACCTTTTACAACCCTCTAAAATCCAATTAAGTTCATCATGATAATCTTCTTCTGTCCAATCATATTTTTTACCATAACGATTTACATAAAACCCAGGAGGACGAACGTAAAAAACATCTTCAGTATTAAGTTCCCCACTTGCAACTTTTACAACTCTTTTTCCAGTATAACGTTGTGATTGAACATCAAAACTTACTCCCACTCTGTGAGTCCTTGCTTGCATCGCAACGTTATGGACATACCCAGAGACCGAAACGGTAATGCCAGGGTGCTCCAGAGGTCCCCAGTGACCCTTATCATTCGATAGGAGACGTTCTACAATCCATTTGCCACACCCAGATGAATTTGGAATGTCTTGAGTATGAATAGGTGTCTCAGAGTAATCACACTTTGCTGCCTGATAAATGACTTGTTCTGGAATTGGATAGCATTGTAGCATTACTACTTCCAAATTTTTATCAAGTTCAAGAAGATCTTTTGCTTTAATTGGTTTCATTTTGTTCCAAATCCTTTACTAGTTTTTTTCTTATTTTCTTTCAGAAGACTTTCAATATTAATCATTTCCTTTTTCATGTACGAAAGTTCTTCATCACTATAAAGATGATCTTGCTTCAATGCTTTTTTGATCATCTTCAATATTGCCTTTTCTCTCATTTTTAATTACTCATCGAAGATTTCATCATAGTCCATAATAGAAGAATCTACAACATAATTATCTTTTACAGTTGTTTTATCTTCAATCATTTCAAGTTTTAATTGGTTAAGTAACAACTCCATATTTTTTATAATGAGTTTTATACGTTCTTTATCCATAAATAAATGTTTTTTTAATTTTACATAAAAAAAGGGGGGAAGTCAAGTCCCCCTTCATATTATTTTGCTGCTAACAAAGTAGCAAGAGATGCTTGATGACGACGTTCTTCTTTTTGTTTTTGTTCTTTAATCAATTGAAGTACATTAATAGTTTTAATCATTTATGTCCCTCCTTTACAAACTTAACCCCACGATAGGTCTCGTTGTATTGTTGAGGTTGTTGCATCATTTGTTGTTGATACTCAAGACGTTTTTGGGTATCATACTCGACACCACGATAAACTACTTTAGACATTAGGGTTGCTCCTTTACTTTTTAAGGTTAGGTGGCGTTCCTTCCGTCGGCTTTTGCGTCCCTTAGTAGGATGAACGACCTACTCTTTTTCCACAATAGGTATAGAAAAACATAGGCATTCCGTTCCGAGTCGGCGTACTTCCGTCCTATTTAATTTTAGCACTTTTGAATAAAATCCTTTCGGAGTTCTAATAGCAATCGGTCTTCTGTTCTTTGATTAACTACATCGTCGTTTTTAACGATGTCCATTAGTTCCCACACAGTATCACAACTAAGTTTAACTGCATATTCAGTTGCAGTTAGTTGTGAAGTAGAAAAAGAAAGAAATGGAACCCATGCTAAAAGCAAAAGTGCTTTAGCCATAGGATGAACGATAATTGCAGTATACTACCTACAATATATCTAGTCAATTATTTTGTAACAAATTTATTTTTTCTTTTTATTTTCTTTTACTTGATATCCGTATGTTTTAGGATTTACCGTACCAGAAGTCCAATCAATGCTTTTTACATTTCTATAATTATCATAATAATAATCAAAAATTTCTACTCTAGATCCAGATTGCACAATATCATAAACAGGATGTTGAGCATCATCTAGATATGAAACTAAGTATGAATTTCTAGGTAACTCTTTATTTTTTGCGTAGGTTGGATCGCAATCTCTGTGAATAATGTTCATTTAAATTTTATCTATTAACTTCCCATGTAATATCAGGATAGGCTTCAGATACAATTTCTTTTGTAATGTTATACTTAGATTGTAATTTTTTATCTTTAACTAGACACATGATCTCTGCATCCAATGGATGTAAACCTTCTAGCATTTGAATAAACATACTTTCACGACGAAGTTTAGGAACTCCTGCATTTCCAGGAACACCATTCTTAGACATTACAAAATTAATTAGTTTTTCATATTCAGTTCTTAATGTTGTATGTCCTGTTCTAATTTTTTCAGTATAGCTTACAGAAGAACTTTTTTCTACTTCCATTTTTTCAACTTCTTTTCCAATCCTTTCTGAAATTGATCCAGTTTTTACTAGATCATCAGAAACTGTTCCATATGGAACTTCACCTTCAGGTAACATGGAAATTACATTATCATCAAAATTCCAAATAAAAATAGCCTTCAATGAAGGATGTTCATGTTCTTTAAGAATTTGAACTTTTTTTGCATTCGTTCTTTGCTTACTTACCAATTGAAAAACTTCAAAAACAAAAGGATTATTTGGAAGTTTTTCAATTTTATCTACTGTTGCTTTTGTAGTAGTACTAGTTTTTTTTCTAGTTGTTGTAGAAGTCATAATTGTTTCAATTCATTTGTACTATCTAGTCTAACTCAATCGTCATCATCGTCATCATCTTCATTCTCAAAATATCCATTTTCAAATCTTACTGCAAGTATTTCATCTGGCATGACGTTTCCATTTTCATCAAACATCTCAGGGTGCATGAAAATTCTTTGAGGTTGCGTCTCGTAGGAGTGTGTCTTTGCTAACCAGCCAATTACCGACCCTACACATAAAAACAAAATACTAATTAAACAAAAAATAGTGAGTTCTGCTGCTAACATCTTTTTTCTCCTGAGATGTTGGTTTTTCTTTTAATAAAGAATTCTATTTGAAAATTAAATTCCCATCTTAAAATAGAAAATTTTTTTTTCAAACTAAATTTCTTACTTTTATTTTGTTCCCTTTTAGTTTTCTCCCTATGAAGCAGTAGTTCGACTCCACGATTTCTTTCGTGAATACTATTATTTAGATCTATCATCAAAGAAGATTATTTTCTTGCAGATATTTAACCGTATCTACACATCCACCAAGATGCTCAGTATCGTTCATAATAATTTGTGGGAAAGTAGATCCTTGTCCAAATTCTGCATAAAACTCTTCTGCAGTAAAATCTGTACCCAATTCATAACAAATTACAGGAGTTCCTCTCTTAATACTTAAATCTCCAAGAACCATTTTAATTTTGTCACAGAATGGACATCCAAGTTTTGAATAAATTGTAAAATTCATAGTAATTTTAAATTGCTGTATTGTTTTTACGTGGTCTATAAACTCTCAATTCTTGTTTAGAAAGTTGAGTCCTCCATTCTACTATATCACTGTATCTTTGCAATGTAAAGAACTCCTGTCTGCGAAACCAAGTTTCCCAATTTTCATGTGCTTTAGATCGATTACACTTTTCACATGCACATATAACATTCGTTAAATGATCAGTTCCACCTTTAGATTGTGGAATTATATGATCCATTGTTAAATTTTCATCAGATTTACAATAAGCACATTTGTACTCCCATTTTTCTTTAATTGAATTTTTCCATAATCTTCTAGATTCAGATGTTGAAGAAGTTTCAAGATTATACAAATAATCTTCTGAAGAATTGTAGAGTTGCATTCTTTATTATAGAACTTGTAATATCTAGTGAGATTTTTTAGTAGTATTTTTCCTTTTACATGCATCTCTTGCCCAAGCACGAGAAAGACTATTCACATACGAACAGGATGTATTATCTTTCCCACAATATGGACATTTAGAATCTGGTGGATCTGAAAGATATCCTTCAGGTGTATACATCCTTTTCTTCTTTTGATTCTCTGCTTGTTTTTTCTTTCTGTGATTCATATAATCACAGGTTCCCCTTGACCTTCGGGAAGTTTGATCTGAGATAATTGCCTTCCAAATGCCATAGATTCTTCTATTTCCAGAGATCCACCAAAACCACTAGTCTTGTTTACTACAATTTCTGTTGTTGGAAGTGCTTTTGGAATTTCAATATCAATAACATCACTCATCAACATTTTATTTACTCTATACTCACGATTTTGTGGATCCATGGAGATCAACATCCTTGCATCTTCCCTAGTACCACAATCTGCAATTTTTTTTCCAGTTCTTTTGTGAAATACTGAAAAATACTCTTCGTTATACTTTTTCATTTTTTAAAATCTTTTGATTACTATAGGTTTTTATGGGAATCCTGTAAAGTCCAGGCCAAGTATCACGGATAATTTCTGAAAGTTTATTCGGTGTAGTAGATGATATCATACTAATATAAAATTAGACTTACGTTGTTGAGATAATAGCATTAGAATTTTAGGATCTTTTGCACTCTTTTTTACAGATTCATAATAATCATAATATCCATTATGGAGAATAATTGCATCTTTCAATGATCCAGTTTGGTTTTGCAAACGTCGAAGTTTACTTGACAATAACCAAACTGTTACTTCATCGTCATCCAATAGTTCTTTTTTTGGAGGAAGTCCTTGTATTACCAATTCATTTATCCCCAATTGTGCAACTCCAAAAGTTTTTAAATCTACTGGTTTGCGGTGAATAATCTCTTCATAAAGAATTGCAGAAATTACATTTTCTGGAATATTAAATTGTTTACTAGAAACTTTAATGTATGGAATTAGAGTTTCTAGTTTCCTATAAGCAAATTCTCTAGTCACAGGGACATTTGATACAACCTTACTAATCACTGTTGGAGTGATTGTTCGGTCTTTTACTCCATAATTACTAAGAGTTTTATTTTGACTCTTAATTGGAATAAAAGAAAAAATTATAATACTCAATAAAAAAAGTCTTTTCATAAATCTTGAAGTATGGACAGTATGAACATAAAAATTCCGAAGAGTTGAAATAGGACTAAGATGAGTAACATTTTAATCTTTTACTAGTAATTTGAATTTATCTAACGTGATGTCCACCGAACATATATCTCATACCATTAAGGATTTTAGATCCGAATGAACCGAGATTTCGAGAGTTAAATCTTTCAAATAGTGCCGTGGTAATAACAGGAGCAGGAACTCCAAGATCGACAGCAGCAGAAACAGTCCAACGTCCCTCACCACTATCAGATACCCCACCAGAGAACTTTTTAAGATCACCATCCTTGCGTAGTACATCCGCAGTAAGATCAAGTAACCAAGAACCAACTACACTACCACGACGCCATAATTCAGCAACCTCTGCAACATTGATATCATAACAGTAACTTTCAGGATCTGCCATAGGTGCAACTTCAGCATCACCTTCTTTAATGTATTGAGATCCATTATTTGCATTCTTGAGAATATTGAATCCTTCGGCATATGCCTGCATCATTCCATATTCAATACCATTATGCACCATCTTCACAAAATGACCTGCACCAGGTCCACCACAATGCAACCAACCATATTCTGCAGAAGTTAGATCAGATGTTGGATCTGTTCTATGGCAGGAGTGAATGTCTGGGGAGAGTGCAGAGAATATTTTTGAACAAGTGGAGACCGCAGTATTTCCACCACCAACCATAAGACAGTATCCACGATCCAAACCGTAAACACCACCGCTAGTACCACAATCAATATATTGGATGCCCAGTTTTGCCAGACGTTCTGCTCTTTTCCGACTGTCTTTAAAATTGCTATTGCCATGATCAATAATAATATCTCCTTCACTACAATATCGTAGTAACTCATTGATCGTCTCCTCTACAGTTTCAGCAGGCACAACCATCATAAAAATTCCTGGTTGAGTTTCACCCTTTTTATTTTGTTTAACTACTTTAACAAGGTTTTCAATATCATCTACAATTCCATTAACATATCCTTTTTCAAATGCTTCTTGTGCTTTTTCATAATTCCTACGATAACCCCAGACTTCGATATCTGCTTTCATCATACGACGGGACATTCCTTCCCCCATCCGACCAAGACCAATTAATCCTACTTTCATTTAATCCTCCCAAGTTTCGTATTGTTCTTTAAAATAAGCATCAACTTTTTTTAAATCGTCTAAATGAATATTACAAACATAATCATTCTCATCGCACCATTCTAATGCAAATGCATGTATTCTTTCATCACTTTTTGTTTTATTAACACCATAAATTCTAGAGAAAGATGACATTACAAAATGCCAACATTGATGTTTCTCTTTCATTTTTCCTTTTTACTTTTTACTTTTAAGAACTTTTTCCCAATCATTCTGGAAAAGTTCCAGACCCTTATCAGTCATAATGTTCTTATACATTCCCCAGAATACAACTGGTGGAATAGTAACTACATCAGCACCAGAAAGAGCAGATTGTTCTACTTGCCTTACGTCACGAAGAGATGCAGCAAGGATTTGTGTTGATGTACCTGAATAATCAAATGCATTACGAATATTTTTAATCAACTCAATCCCATCAATTGAATTATCCATCCAACGACCTACGAAAGGTGAGATGAATGTTGCCCCTGCTTTAGACGCAAGAATTGCCTGAGCAACTGAGAATACTAATGTTACGTTAGTTTGAATTCCCTTATCAGAAAGGAATTTACAAGCTTTAAGACCCTCTACTGTGCAAGGAACTTTAATTGTAACTGCAGGTGCAATTGTGTAATATTTTTGTGCCTCAGAAAGCATTTCTTCTGCAGTATCTGCGACAACTTCTGCGGAAATGCTCTGTAAGTTTGAAAAGTCTGTTGCAATCTCGTGGATGACCTGTAAAAGTTGTCTTCCACTTTTAAGAATTAATGATGGATTTGTGGTAACACCATCTAATAATCCTGTTTCATATGCAGGTTTAATTAAGGAAACATCTGCAGTATCTAAAAATATCTTCATAAAAAAAGAAAGAACTTATAACTAATTATAATAAATTTTATCTAGGTTTTTATGAATTGTTATGAATTAAATATATTACAATCTTTTTAGATTTTCTACTAACAATTCCAGTTCTTGTAGAGATGCGTCGTTTTTAAGTGTGTTTGCTCTATTACTGATGACCCATACATTGCCTTTTATGTATCCCTTTTCTGGAATGATTTTATCCAATGAAGGACTATTTGGATGATATCCTTTCTTTGGTTGTATCTCAATAGGAATACCAAGCAAAGGGCAAGTTTCTGGAATGACTATATCAGTAAGTTCAAGATTAAATGGAATATTATTTTGTTTTGCCCTACTCTTTGCTCTTGTTAACATCCTATATTCAACTGACTTTGATACTGCGTTTGGGTCAAATCTTTTTTTATTTGTCTCAACAGATCTTTCAGTTCTTAAACATCCACAAGATTGAGTTTTACCACTCAATAAACACTCCCTTCTTGTAGATTTGGTTTTACCACCACAAGAACAAGAACACTCACATAAAATATATTTTGGACCAGAACGATATTCATTTTCAACAGTCAATCTTCCAAAAGTTTTTCCAATTAAACCACCACACGGAATTGATTTTTTATTTAAAGTCATACTCATTAACTACTCTATTATTATTTATATAATACCATAGTTAGGGTCATAAGTCAATAAAAAAGACCCCGAAGGGTCTTTGCGTTTCCGCAGGGTATTATATTTTTATCACAAGGCATTGCCTCGTGGTAATACCTCTTCGGGTAGCACAAAATTTTCATGTGGTTGGTCTACTGGAGCCATCCAGGCACGCAAGCCTTCGTTTAATAATATATTTTTTGTGTAAAATGTCTCAAATTCGGGATCTTCAGCAGCACGAATCTCCTGAGAGACAAAATCGTAAGCACGAAGGTTAAGGGCAAGACCAATAATACCGATACTGGAGGTCCAGAGACCCATAACAGGCACAAACAACATAAAGAAATGAAGCCAACGCTTGTTACTAAAAGCAATACCAAAAATCTGAGACCAGAATCTATTAGCAGTGACCATCGAGTAGGTCTCTTCTTCCTGTGTAGGTTCAAATGCTTTGAATGTATTTGATTGATCACTGTCTTCATAAAGTGTATTTTCTACTGTTGCTCCATGAATTGCACAGAGCAGTGCTCCACCAAGAATACCAGCAACTCCCATCATATGGAAAGGGTTGAGGGTCCAGTTATGGAAACCTTGAAGGAACAAAAGGAACCTGAAGATTGCTGCCACCCCAAATGATGGAGCAAAGAACCAACTGGATTGACCCAGTGGGTACATCAGAAACACAGAAACGAATACTGCAATAGGACCAGAGAATGCGATTGCATTATAAGGACGGATACCCACTAGACGGGAAATCTCAAACTGACGAAGCATGAAACCGATCAGACTAAAGGCCCCGTGGAGTGCCACAAAAGTCCAGAGTCCCCCAAGTTGGAACCACCTGACGATATCCCCTTGAGCCTCAGGACCCCAAAGTAGAAGAAGAGAATGACCCATAGAATCTGCAGGCGTTGACACAGCTGCTGTTAGCACATTACAACCTTCTAAAAAACTTGAAGCAATACCGTGTGTATACCACGATGTCGTAAATGTAATGCCAGTCAACCAACCACCAAGAGCAAGATAGGCACAAGGTATAAAAAGTAATCCAGACCATCCAATAAACACAAACCTATCTCGTTTCAACCAATCATCAACTAGGTCAAATAAACCTCGTCGTTGATTTTGTAAAGAAATTGTAGATGAAACCATCAAACCTCCGTAATGATTTGTAATATTTATTTTATCACTTCTTAACAAAAGGGGCAATAGAGATTTCTACTTACTCTTCTTTTTCATAGGAGTATCTGGGTCAAGTCCTCTTTCTATTCTATATTGTCTCCATCTTTCCTTTGCTCTTTCACTACATTTATTTTTACCTTCTTCTGTTTTAGGTCCTTGGACTTCTGGTTTTTTTCTATTTCCTTCATCCCAAGATTTCTTACAACCTTCACTTAATTTTTTCTTATGTTCTTCTGTTTTTGGAGCATAAGAAGCACCAGGAATAAATGTCCCTTCTTGGAACTTTCTTTTTAGAGTTTCACTTCTTTTCTTATTACTTTCTTCTGTTTGAGGAACACCAGTTTTTGTTTTCCTCATCTTTTCAACTGCTTCTGGTTTTTTAGGTTTTCCTAAATGAAGCAATCTTAATTTTTCCTTACTTTCTTCACTCATAGGTCCTCTATTTTCTCTTCCCCTTTCTTGTCCCAACTTCATAAGAAGAGAAATAACTTCTTCTTTACCTATCATACCAGATAGACCCATCCAAGCAATTCTATCCTCCTCCTTTCCATATTGTTCCCACAATTTTTTATGTGCCTCTGCGTGTTCCTCAATAGTCATTTCAACAAGATTAGAAGGGTCATCAGTTCCTCCCATATGTCTTGGAATAATATGATGCTTGTGAGTAAGGGTCATATCAAGTATGTTTAACTAATACTATTTATACCAGTAGGTATACTAACAGGTATAAATGTTAAGAAATGCTGATACAAAAAAGAGACCTTCACAGGTCTCCTCTTTACTCATTTTCTAAAAAGTCGTTCAAGTTTTTCTTTGTTCTTGAAGAGTTCATAAGATTTGATTTGCTCTCCATAATACTTGCTGATATGCCTACACAAATCTTCTTCTTGTTTAGTAATATCCAGATTATGTTTGTCTTTCAAGATAAGGATAGTTTCAATATCTTTGAGAGTACTATATGGAATATTCAAAAATTCTTCGTAAGTCATTTTCTAATCACAGCAATTACTTTACGGTTTGGATACTTCTCTACAATTATATCACGAGCACTCTCATAATCAATAGCATCCTTTACGGTTTCATAATACACAGTTTTATCTGCGTCATCCCAAGTTTGAACTTCGTAAGTCATTTCTTCTCCCAAAAAGGGTTTCATTTCAATCCACTCACACAAATGGAACAAAGACAATCATCAGTTTTAGGAACTCTAAACATAATGTGATTTCCAGAGCAACAATCTCTATCACCACATTTCATACAATTATCACAAACCCACTCTTTTTGATTACGACATTTGACGAAATCTTCAAGAGTATAGTTTTGAAGAAGATTAGTCATTTCAGGTGTCTGTGTGTATAAGAGTATTATAGGGCATCCAGAGGCACCCAGAGCATCCCCTGTGCCAGTTCTTCAAGTGTCCTCAATAATTGTCGAAGCAACCATCATCATAAGCCTTATCATAGATTTCTTGGGCAAACTTCACAAAGGCATCAAAGTTTCCAGAATACTCCCAACCATCATTCTCATCCCAATCTTCTTCAAAGTGTTCTTTTACAAGTTTTAGGATTTGTTCTTCACTCATAGTGCCTCCAAATCTCCATTAATAATGTCTTTGACAATATTATACTTGATTTTATCAATTTCTTCATCCACCCACTTCTTTGTATTCTCATTCAAATTTTTGAGTGAGGTTTCCCATTCTTCGTCAGTCATCGTTCAGCAACCACGATAAAGTCATTCATAGAAATACTCCTCTTACTTTTAGCAAGAATACCTTGATTTGGAAAATAAGGAACTGCTACAAGATTATAGAATGGTCTCAACTGCTCATAGAGAGTATAAAGGTGTCCGTCTTTCTTGTATCGGTAGAGTTTCATAGTGCCTCCAATTCATCAGCAAGTTCAAGAATGTTCTTTTCAGTAATACCGATATACTTGAGTTCTTCTACAACTTTACGAAGAGCAGCAGCAACTCCATCTTTTGGAAAGTTGTAAGTATCCTCTGCTTCGTATGCTCTCATAATCTTTTTTGCTCGTTCAGTCATAGTGCCTCCAATTCGTTAGCAAGTTCATAAAGTGCTTTTTTCTCAACTACAGTTACATCATTATTAGGCATAAAGATTGTGTATGATAATTCATCCGCAATTACACGAATAGCAGCAGCAAGTGCTTCTTTCATATCATCTGTGGGTTCTACAATCAATTCTGCTTTGAATGTTTCCCAGATTTGGTATGCGGTATTAGTCATTGTGGTTCTCCAAAAAGTCCAGTGTATCCAGTGGAATAAGATGTTTCGTAGCAACCATCATCATAACCCATTTGATAGATTTTTTGGGCAAACTTCAAGAGGTCTTCTTCATCACATTCCCAGTAAATGTCGTGTGTTGTTTTACTTATGTGCCTATCAAACCCATAGGTGTTAGCAAGTTTGATGATTTCTTCATTATTCATCAGGCATCCTCCAAACGAATGTACTTTTCAAATAATCCTCTCATATCATAAAAATACGATTTACCTCTCTCAAGAACAAAAGCATCATAATCTTCTTGGGTTGGTTCATCTTCCATTTCCATATCCTTCCAACACTCCAAGAAATCTTCAACAGACATATGATATTCCAGAGGAATGTATGCTACTTTGGGAGTGATTGTGGTAGTCATTTCAGTTCTGGTGATTTTTCAGGAAGATTTTGATACAATTCATAACATCTTCAAGAGTAGGAGCACTACCCTCATAATAGAAATCTTGGTTGATTACATCAGTCACTTTGAGAGTGAAATGAAAATCTCCATCAGAAGAATACTGCTGAATGTTGATGTAGGTTTCGTAGTCCATCGGTTTGGTTGCTTATGAGAGTATTATAGACCAGTAGGAGACCTTATGGGGTCTCCTTGTGCCAGTTCAAAAGGTGTCCTTCTCAAACTTCTCCTTGAGTTTCAGGTAGAGTTCATATTCTTCTTTGTTTTCTTTATATTTCTTCAGTTCTTCTTCAAGTTCTTTAACCTTTTGAGAAAGTGAAGTATTATCTTGAGATTCTTCTTTCTTCTCCAGAATGGTTCCAGTTACATCAGCAAACTCAAGATCGGCACCGTTAAGATTGGCACCCTGAAGATTGACACCCCAAAGATAGGCACTCCGAAGATTGGCATCCCGAAGATTGACACCCTCAAGATAGGCACTCCGAAGATTGGCACCCACAAGATTGGCACCCTCAAGATAGGCACTCCGAAGATTGGCACCCACAAGATTGGCACCCTCAAGATCGGCACCGTTAAGATTGGCACCCACAAGATTGGCACCCTCAAGATCGGCACCGTTAAGATTGGCACCCTGAAGATTGACACCCTCAAGATAGGCACTCCGAAGATTGGCACCCTGAAGATTGGCACTAGGTTTGATTTCGTAACCGTTGACTTTCATTGGAGTTTCTTTGTGTATGAGACTATTATAAGGCATCACAGGGGCATTTGGAGTGTCCCTGTGCCAGTTCTTCAAGTGTCCTCAACATACCAATACTCCTCACAACATTTTACATAATCACTTTGAAGATAATGGAAGAACTCCCCATCATCGTGGGTCATAGTATAACACCATTCCTCATAAATTTCACCGCACCAATACCACCCAGATTGGAGTTTATCAAAGACATTCATAGGTCTGTTGTATTTCATTCATCTACCCAAACAAATCCCAAACAAGTTTTCATAAAGAACCTCGCAATCATATTTGGTTTAGTAGGCATATAATACCTGATATATCGTCCATTACCAAAAGTATAATAACCTTCGTGTTTGTTTCCTTGTTTGATTACAAAAGAGGTTTCAATACAAGAATTAACACTCAATCCAGTTCCATAAGTAAGGTTTAGTTTGAGTGGGAAGTTTCCATTCTCTTTTGCATACTCAAAGTCCTGAATAATCCTATCAAACTTTGTGTTGTATAATTTTTCTGAAATATACTTGGATTGATGGAACTTATTTTTGGTGTTCTCAATCAGTTTATCAATCTTCTCATCAAACTCTTGTGTGATTTCATCCAGAGTTTTTGGGTTTTCTGGGATTATGAGGAGATATTTTACCTCATCAAATCTTTCATTAGTTTCAGATATTTTCAATCCAATAGCAAAAAATAATGCCTCTACATCTTTGATAGAAGTTATTTTAGTAGTATCTACATCATACCACTTACTTCCAATATGTAAAGTTCCTACTGGTGGAATGTAAGTATCTGATACTGGTTGTCCTATGTTTTGTTCGGTTGGTTTCCAATCAGTCATAAATCACTCCACATAATGATACACAGGTTCTTTGTATTTTCTCAGTAGTCGTATTGATTCTTGTGCTTCTTCAAGTGTTTGGAATGTAGCATCTGAGTGAAGAACATATTTTTTTTCAGCAAGATGATAATATTGAATGAAAAAATAAGGTTTCAAAGTTTTCAAATTGAGGTCTTCTACAATTCGGTAATCATAAACTTTCATTATTTCCGTGCCTCCCAAAGTTTTCCTTCCTCACCACATCCACCATAAGGTAATCTCATATTATCACAGAATTTACGACCATTACTTTTTCCAGTCACCAGATTTTGACTTAATACTGGATTGTGGCAAGTATCAAATATAGTTCCAGCACCAGTAAGGTGTTCAAACCAATCTTTCTTATACCACTTACAATCTTTACATAGACGAAGTTCAGTCATCTCAAATACCTGCGTCAGCATCAATAGTGAAGTTTGGTTTTTCTGTGATGACTTCTACACTCATACTATCCATAATCACAGCAATCAAATCCCTCACATTCTCCCTTGACTTGGGAGTATAATAACCACTCCAGTTTGATACTGCTAGAGAATGAGTGAGTGTATCAGTAATAACTGCTAATTCGTGTGCTGTCAGTTTCATTTCACAAAATCCTCAAGTTTAGGAATTTCACCACAATAAGAATTTACTTCTGTTGGACTTCTACCTTTGAAAGTAATACGACACTCCATAGATTTGTCGTAGGTTTTCTGATACAAACTTTGCCTCTGCATATCGGTATAGAAATACCCGTATATCATACCAACCATAATGGTAAATCCAAGCATAACACAGATAGCAACAAATACTTCTCTACCATCTACTTTCATTAATTTTCTCCATCAAATATCGTAGGGATGTTGGGGGTCTCTGGTCCAGAGTTTAGAATACACCAACCATTTCTCTTGTTTGTTATCCATCTCTGCAGACCAGTGGATACCATTCTCATCAATAGCATCAAGATAATGAATACCTTTGCGGTCATCAATCACACGGGTGACTGATACAAACTTAATTTTCTCAACCATAATCAATTGCACATAGGAAAATAAGCAGGACCATGAAGTTCTCCATCTGGTCCCAAATAAGACCAATCACCTTTTTCTACATCCCACCAACAATCTTTGGGATAATCATTGTGAGCATCATAGTATTTTCTCACAGCATCCCATTGTTCTGGAGACCAGTTCTTCCAGTTACTCATCTTATCAGCAAGGAAATGATTTTCAATCTTTCGTTTGATGATAGCATCAGTAGTGGTGTTGTAAATCTCAATCACATCAGAATGATTGAGATGTAGTGTCCAAACTCGTTCAGTCATAGTTCATCATCCTCCAGTTCATCAGCAAGACGCAGTATAGCATCCTTTACCCAGTTTTGTCCTTTGATGAAATGGTGTTTTTCAATAGAAAGTTCTTTTTCTGGTCTATCCTCAATATTGAGACCTTCAACTGCTTCACGGAGAGCAGCAGCAACGGCAGAGTTATCATAGTAATATGGTCCTGGACCCAACTTACTATAATACTCATTCATTATTTGTTGTACTCTGGATTTTCTACTCATAATGCTTCTACCTCATCAGCAATTTCACGCAACACAGATACGGGGTCTTCAAGTTCTCCACAATCAGTGCATAACCTATCAGCAACTTCATTGATTACACGAGCAATCAATTTCTGCCTATCTTTACTTTTGGGTCTCATAGAGAGTTCCATTGTGGATTCCAAAATTTGCAGTGCTCTAGTAGTCATCACGATTTCTCCTGTACCATTCAAGGTCTCTTGGTCGTGCAGTAATTACACTCAAATCAAATTCAAATCTTTTGTATCGGATGAAAAATGAAAGCAACGTACTAGAGTTGATACACAAAGAAAATTCTGGGAGGATAGAATCGGAACCAAAATCATCCCACTGAACTGTGATATCCAGTAGAGCAAACTTTTGGAATCTAAGGACTTGGAAAAACCACTCCTTCCCAAAATCTTCATAGGTTTCATAATCAAAGAGTTTCATACTTTGCCTCCACTTCTTTTACACGTTCCATAAAACTATCATCACCATGATCACCTGAATACAGATAATCAATGTGCCTCATAATCTCTGCCATCTTACGAAGTTTAGGGAGTTGTGCCTTCATGTATTCAATACATTCTTCATCAAAGGCAGGATAGTATTCTTCACCATAGTATCCACCATCCTCACGTTTCTGACCATTCTTGAGAATTTCTTCTTCAAGTTCATCAGCAAACTGTGCTACCTTGTAGTAATCATAATCTCCAAAATGTCCTCCACTCATTTTTTTAACCTCACTCGTGGTTCGATATCGTTGAGTTCATCATACAGCATCTTTGCAAACCCATAGTGGGGTCTTGTGCCAGTTTCAATACTGGTACTCGTTGCGACCGTCCACATTATATCAAGTTCTTTTTTATCTGGTAGAGGTTTCGTCATTTTAAATATCTTGGTTTTTCTGAGTCAAATTGGTAAAACTTAGCATCCCTCATATTCAAACACATCAAAACTGTTTGATGCTCTCTGTCGTAAAGTTCCCAATCTTTTTTAAGTTTGGCATTATGTCTCCTTTGATAAGCACAACACCAAACATTATGGTATATCTTTGCTTTTTCGGAAATACTCATCAGTCATCATACTTATCGGGCCAATTATATCCAAGCAAATCAAAATCAATACCAAGTCGGTAAACCCAAAAAAGAACAGAAAGAAGTCTGCCACAACCAGATGAAACTTGAAAATAAGGCCAACCAGCATAATCATTCCAATTCACAGAGAATTGGAAGAAAGACCGATTTTTACCTTTTAGAACACAAAAGTAATATTCGTGTCCAAAATCTTGAATATATTTAAATTTAATAAATTTCATTCTTCTAGTTCTTTTGCTAACTCTAGCATATCATTTTTATCAAGAACAATCAAGTTGTTTTGGGCAGTGTAAAATTGAACATTTTCAGCAGCAATACGAAGAACGGCAGCAATCAACTTTTCTTCTGTATCAGCACCAGAGTTTCTTGCTGCCCAAATCTCATCCATTAATTTTTTTGCTCTTTCATTCATTTTTTATTTTGTTTTTCTTCAGTTTGAGGTTTTGGTTGAGTGTAAGGAACTTTACCAGTTTCATTATACATCAAAATGTCATACTTGAACTTACATTCAAGTGGTTTTTGATTACACATTTTAAGTGTATTATTAGTGATTGTAGTGACAGAAGTTGTACCACCAATAGCATATCCAGTGATTGCAATCAAAATCAAAATAGGATAAGCAACATAAGGTTTAATAAACATAATAATCAATCCCAAGAAATGTTTTCAACTAGAACTCCAGGCATCACATAAGTCCAACCAGAACCAGCAACTTTATAATCCCACTTATATTCATACTTATTATGACTATCCCAAGTCATATATCCTTTCTCTTTATCAAATCTACCCTTAATAGTTAGTGAAAATTTATTAGAGAAAATGTTACGGGTGCGTAAAGCACCATTTGATTCTCTAGTTTCAATCACTACGCAGGTATCTTCAAAAAAATAATTTTCTGTTTCCAATCCACAAGGAGTTTCATATCGAAAAGGACGATACCCTTTAGTTTCTTGTGCGAAAACAGGAGAAGTCAGAAGGAGTGTAGCAAGAAGAAAAATACTTTTCATCATATCACTTAACAATTTGCCAGTTAAAGTCTTGTTTTTTATCTAAGGTAAATTTGTACTTACCATTCACAGAAGTCAGAAACATAAGACCATCCTTTTCATCGTCCACATAACAACTATGAAGATGGTCCATTTCTGTATCAAACCGAAGTTTTGCGACACTAGAAACAGGTTCAACACAGACAAATTTGCGTTTAATAGTTGTGGTCATTTTTCAAGAACAACGATATTATGAGGTGAAAAAATAGTACGTCGTAGATAAGATGCTCGAAGAACTTGCTTCAGTGTAGAAGACTCTACAAGTTCAATGTCAGAGGGGGAAAGTTCCCCCCATCGAATAGATGCGATAAAAACTTTAATCGGATTCACTGCTAGACCTCCATGCGTATGAGAGCATCATACGACAAAACCACCTCCTTGTGGGAAGTGGTGTGCCAGTTGTTAGAGTGTCACTTTTGAATGTCAAAAGTGGGAACAGGTGCTCCACCATTACTCGGCACCATATAAACAGTACGACTGGTGTTTTCTTCACCTTGAGTAATCCACAGATACTGAAGATAAGCAGGATTACCCTTTAGACTATCTCCGATAATGGAGTTTGCCTTAGCAACACCAGTAGCACGGATGATTTCAGCATCAGCAAGTTGTTGTGCCGAATCTTTCTTTGCTTGTGCTTCAAGCACTGCAATCTGTCGGTTACTTTCGGCACGGGCAAGTTCTGCACGACCAGTTTGAGATTGTTCCCAAACTCGGTAAATCGGACCAACGATTGCATCAATAATAAACAGAGAGAGGATAAATGCGACTGCAATTGTAATCAAATTACGCATAAAGTTATCTTGTTTCATAATTTACCTCAAATAAAGTTTAGGGAATAATCCAATCATAACTACCAGGAGTTTCTACACTCTCATATCCATCATACTCATCAATACGATAAGGACCAGAAACTTCATCAATACGAAGTTTAGCACACATTCCGTTTGCTTTGTCTTTCAGTTCTTCTACAACTTGAACCAGAGCAGGATCGTGACGGACAGCATCACCATAATACCAAGATTGTGCCGAATATGCTTTATTGTAAGCAGTTAGTTCATCTTTACTCATAGTAAGGATTTCTTTTGTGGTTTGTGGTTTCAGTCGTTGTTCAGGTGGAACTAACCAAACACTAAATCCCCACTCATTATCTTCAATCCAAACTTGTTGTCCTTTGATTTCCCAGTATCGTTGAACTGCTTCTTTAGAGAGACCGAACCCACCGTAGCAGGCATTATAAACAACTTTAGTCATTTCAGGTGTCTGTGTGTATGAGAGTATTATAAGGCATCCAGAGGCACTCAGAGCATCCCCTGTGCCAGTTCTTCAAGTGTCTTTACACCGATGTAATGGAATACGAAGAAACTGAAAGAACCTTCCAATATATCCTATCTGTGCTCCACATTTAGGGCAACAATACGATGGGTAGGTCATTTCAATCCAATCAGTTTAGCAAAATCAGGAGTGATAGTAAGGTTTTGTTCTCTTACAAGATTACGAACTTCCTTACGAAGATTTATCCACTTATTGTAGTAATCTTGTGATGCTTTTTCTGCTCTGTTTTTAGCATCAAAGTCGCACTGGTGCTCGTAAGTTCTGGTTTCGTAGTATCTCATTTTTCATCCTTTCGTGGTTCTTTACCTTTACACCAAATCGTATGAAGTTCATCAACACGATTTTCCCAAATCATAGTATCTACAATATAGTCATATGGGGTTTCATAAGTGTCTTCATACACTTCTCTAATGAAGATAGATTTATTTACTGATTGGGGGTATTTCATTTCTCACTCACCCAAATAAAAGATAGGCAATTTTTCATAAACCAACGAGTAATAGCATTCGGTTTAGTCGGCATATAATACCTGAAAGACCTACAATTACCGAATGTATAATATCCTTCGTGGTTATTTCCTTGTTTGATTACAAAACTGGAAGTAATATTACTACCAGTCGCAGTAAGTTTAGAGTAATCTAATTTTGCTGGAAAACTTCCATTCCTGCGAGCATACTCAATATCCTCAATAATCTTGGTAATCTTTTTACTAAACTGATACTCTTGACGATATTTGAGTTGTGCGAACTTATACTCTACATCCTCAATCTGTTTATCAATCTTCTCATCAAACTCTTGTGAGATTTCTTCCAGAGTTTTAGGTTTCTCTGGAATATCAAGATAAGGTTTGATTACATCAAAATACTCATAATCTTCGGTGTAATAAAAAGCACCAACAAAATAAGGAAGAATAATTTGAGGTGCTCCTTTGAGTTTGTTTGGGTTGAGTTTATATCCTATTCTTTCAGTCATTTTCTAATCACAGCAATTACTTTACGATTTGGATACTTCTCTACAATTATATCACGAGCATTCTCATAATCATTAGCATCCTTTACGGTTTCATAATACACAGTTTTATCTGCGTCATCCCAAGTTTGAACTTCGTAAGTCATAATCCTCTGCGTGATACTTCTTCATTTAATTCCCAACCAGAATCGTGCCCTACTTTGAAACCTTTAGTATAACCCTCATTATAAAGTTCTCGGGCAAACTTCAAGAAGTCATCTTCATCACATTCCCAGTAAATGTCGTGTGTTGTTTTACTTATGTGCCTATCAAACCCATAGGTTTTAGCAAGTTCACGGATTTGTTCTTCACTCATAATGCCTCCACATCACCATTAATAATGTCTTTAATGATATTATACTTGATTTTATCAATTTCTTCGTCCACCCACTTCTTCACACCCTCATTCATACTTTTGAGTGAGGTTTCCCATTCTTCATCAGTCATCGTTCAGAAACCACCTCAAAATCGGTCATAGAAATACTCCTCTTACTTTTAGCAAGAACTCCTTGATTTGGAAAATAAGGAACTGCTACAAGATTATAGAATGGTCTTAACTGCTCATAGAGAGTATAAAGGTGTCCGTCTTTCTTGTATCGGTAGAGTTTCATTTTGCCCTCATCGCAGTAATCACAGCATCTCTTGCGGTTTGTCCTTTTGCGTGGTTCATAGGAAATCCAGTATTGATAAAATACCAATCACTTTCACCATTCATTTTGAGAGAATGTGCTTGGAACTGATTGAGTAGAAACTCAAGGATTTCTGTGTCTGTTGGTTGTTCAGTCATCTTTTTCAACCGTCATAGTAGGACATATCATAACTACCTTCATTATAACCCATTTGAAAGATTTCTTGGGCAAACTTCACAAAGGCATCAAAGTTTCCAGAATACTCCCAACCATCATTTTCATCCCAATCTTCTTCAAAGTGTTCTTTTACAAGTTTGATGACTTCTTCATCTAAAATCATAGTCATTTTTCTCCTGTTCTAAAACATTACGAGCACGGTCAGCAATCTGTCTCAAACTAATGCGAGGGTCATTATAAGATGTGGGTGTCCAATTATCACACCAACTATCAAGTTCAATAATAACTCGTTCTAATGCTGATTGAGTTTTAGTCATTTTACCACTCCAACTCCACATAAATGCTCCACCCCAAATTATTAGGCAGATTATCTTTCAAGTATTCTAACATATAATCCTGGAAATCATAAGCAGTTGGTGAGCACTCTTCAATCAGCACACCATACTCCAAATCCTCTTCGTGAATACTATACTTCACCCATACATCCACCACTCGTAGGTCAGCATAATTTACACCACCAAATCGTTCTGTTGAATTCTTATGAAGTTCCAGGGCTTTATTAGCAACCTCTTGAATGAGTGTGAGGTTCTTATTGATGGTGTCGTTCATTTATCGTGAAACCAATTGTAAGCAGTCATCCACCCAACTCCCCATAAAGTTCCAAACATAAAACTCAAAGAAGTTTGTGGAGAGAAAAGAGAAAATACCAGAATACCTACCCAAAGTGTAGGAACATAGATTGTTTTTTGAGATTTGATTTTTTGTAGTATGTTAGTCATTTGCTTTCACTCCACCATAAGTATCAAAATAAGGTTTAGGGTCATTAGGATGAGAGTTATGAACAATCTTTGTGGAATTAGGAGAAACGCAAGGAATAGTATTAGGTGTAGTATAAGGAGGAGTATACATTTGATAAGGTGTCCTATTCAAATACTCTTCAAGGATATTACAATCCCAAGCATACTTATCATAATACTCCTTACCATATTCAATAGCATCTTCCCTGTTTGGAAATGCTACTACAAATTTTTCTTTAAAGTAGAGTGAATAAACTTTCATTTGCAATCTCGGGAAGGGTCAAAGTCAATATATTCTGTCGTAGTTCTCCTCACATAATCACAAAGTTCTACTTGTGCTACTTCCAGAGATAAGAACTCCCCATCATAATATTCATCCTTGAATGGATTACGCCACCAAAACAGAAACTTCACCTGTGGATAATACCTTGTGCGGTCTCCTTTGGTTTTTTTGACGATACGATACTTTTTCATCGGATTCCACTATCAAAGAGTTTTTTGAGTTCGTGATAAACAAGTTTCAACTCATTATCAACATCCAAATTTACATCTTTCAAAATCCAGTAGAGTTCTTTTGCTTGTTGCTCTGTGAGTGTGAGTTTGTAGTTCTTTTGAATTTCAATCATTTTCAATCTCCTCTGCGTTTACATAAGGGCAAGTTCTCCATTCAGACCATTTCATATCAGGATTTGGTGGGCACAAATAACCACCCTGACCAACAGAAAACAACATAAAACGATGCTGAATGTCTGGTTTCACTCCCAGTTCATTCTCAACGATACGAAGTTCAATCATTTCACAAAATCTCCAATCACAGGAACATCTCCACAAATCTCATTCACTCGTCCTACTGTTTGGTCTTTGAGTGCTTGACGACACTCCAAGTTTTTATTGTATGTTTGTTGGAAGAGTGCTCGTTGTTGTTGAGCATCATAGGTGATGATACTACCAGCAACGATTATACCAAAAAACAAAGAAAAAATTGCCCAATCAAATCCATCAAGTTTCATAGTGCCTCCAATTCCTCAATAAGTTTCAAAATGCCCTTTACATCTATAATCATATGATCATCAGGTGCATCCCAATCAGTATTATCATATTGGAGTTGGTTGATGACTTCACGAAGAGCAGCAACAACTCCATCTTTTGGAAAGTTGTATGTATCCTCTGCTTCGTATGCTTCCATAATCTTTTTTGCTAGTTCAGTCATAGTGCCTCCACATCATAAGAAAGTTCATAAAGTTTTTGAGCATCAACTACCATATCTTCTACACCTTCATCTTTACAACACTGATAGTATTGGTATTGATTAGCAATCTCACGGATAGCAGTAGCAAGTGCTTCTTTCATATCATCGGTGGGTTCTACAATCAATTCTGCTTTGAATGCTTCCCAAACTTTGTATGCTGCGTCAGTCATAGTCATAATCAGTAGGATAAGAGGAGTTCAGGGATACACTTTCTTGGTGACTTTCCCAACCATTTTCACTACCCATTTCGTAGATTGCTCGGGCAAAGTTTAAAAGAGCATCTTCTTGTAAAGGTTGCCACACTACATCACCAACATCACCAGAATACAGTTCTCTCAAATATGATGAAGCAAGTTCAAGGATTTGTTCGTCAGTCATTCTTGCCACCCATCAAAGTATTCAGTAAAAAAGTTGAAACTCAAACCAACCTTACCAAGTTGAAAATCTACTCCAAATAAAGAATTAGTAAAGAATGAGAGTAGGATGTGTAATCCACCATTACTATGAACTAAAGCACTGGGATTTTCATAATTAACCCAGAGTAATGAACGATTGTTGATGATACCAAACTGCCAAGTGCGTGAAGTTTCACCATTATCCCAAACTTTTAGGTTGTACTGATAGGGTTTCATTCTTCATCCTCACAAGGGAACATAGCATCATACTCTTCATCAGTCAGTGTGAGATACTGGACATCAGCATCTTGATGTTCTTCGGCATACATTAGTTGATAATGAGCAAAGGAACTTTCAGAAGTGCTGCCGTATTCTACGACACCATCAACAAGGCAGAGGTAGTTCATCGGTTTGTTGTGTATGAGAGTATTATACGACAAAAAGGGTCTCTGTGGTGAGACCCTGTGCCAGTTCTTCAACCGTCCTTCTCATCAACCCAATAAAAACCCAAACAAGTTTTCATAAAGAACCTCACCAAACGATTAGGTTTATCAGGCATATAATACTTCAAATATCTACGGTTTCCATTCGTATAATAACCTTCGTGTTTTTTCCCCTGTTTGATTACAAAAGAACTTTCCACAGAACTACCACTCACAATAAAATTATTCGCAGACAATCCAGTTCCAATAGTAAAAGTAACTTTTTGTGGAAAACTTCCGTGTTTCTTCGCATACTCAAAGTCCTGAATAATTCTATCAAACTTTTCGTTATATCTTTTTCCAGCAAAATAGTTAGAACACTCAAACTTTTCTTTTGTTGTCTTTATAAGAGCATCAAACTTCTCATCAAGTTCTTGTGAGATTTCTTCAATACTCTTGCGTGGTGTTGAGAATGTTAGTTCTGGTGCAACATAAGGAATAGTAAAGTATTCCTTTGCGACTTCATATATTGGATTATCTTTATCCATAGAAGCAACCAACTCCATAGTATAAAAGACATTCTTCACATCTTTAACTGTTTTGATTGCATCTACATTAAGTTTATGATTTAGTCTTTCAGTCATTTTCAATCACTCCACATAATGATATAAAGGTTCATTGTATTTTCTCAATAGTCGTATTGCTTCTTGTGCTTCTTGAAGTGTTTGGAATGTAGCATCTGAATAAAGGAAATACTTTTGGTCCTTAATATTATAAGATTGAATAAAAAAATAAGGTTTCAAAGTTTTTAAATTGAGGTCTTCTACAATTCGGTAATCATAAACTTTCATTATTTTCGTGCCTCCCAATACTTACCTTCTTCACCACATCCAGCATAAGATCGTCTCATCATATCACAAAAACGACCACCTTTGACTTTTCCAGTCACCAGATTTTCACTCAATACTGGATTGTAGCATAAGTCAAATCGGTCTCCACCACCAGTAAGATGTTCAAACCAATCTTTCTTATACCACTTACAATCCTTACAGAGTTTTAGGTCAGTCATAAGTCGTAAGGATGTTGAGGGTCTCGGGTCCACAGTTTAGTATATACTAACCATTTCTCTTGTTTGTTATCCATTTCAGCAGTCCAGTGGATACCATTCTCATCAATAGCATCAAGGTAATGAATACCTTTGCGGTCATCAATCACACGAGTGACAGTTACAAACTTTACTTTTTCAATCATCTTTCAACTTCATATAATCTTTTGCTTGATAAAATATCTCATCACGCCAGTTTCTACCACAAATATCAAAACTAAAACCTACCTTACCGATAGAAAAAAGAAATGAGAATAACCTACCATATCCCATAGAGATTTGTAGATAAGGCCACTCAATCCATTTACCATATTCACCAAAATCAACTGCAACTTGAAGCAGTGAATATCGTTCAGTAAGAAAGAGTGATAGGTAGAACTCTTTACCATAATCCTCTCTTACACCCCATTTTGCGACTTGAAAGATTTTCATTGGTTTAGTTCCTCTGCAAGTCGAATCATATCACCTTTATCCAAAACAATTCTACCATCTTGAGCCGTAAAGAACTGCACTTTTTCTGCAGCAAGACAAAGAATAGCAGCAACTAACTTTTCTTCAGTATCAGCACCAAAATTATTTCGGTGTTCCCATACTTCATTCATAAATTCTTGTGCTCGTTCAGTCATTTTACTTTACCGTGAATAGGACAATCAGCATTAACCCACTTGCGTTCTTCAGGCATTTCTTCGTTATCCATTACAGGACACTTACAACCTTTCTTGACTGCTTCAGGAGAACCAGGAATAATACCATTCCATTCTTGATAGGTCATCGCATCCATTTCTTCCTCAGTGTAGTTAGGATTATCAGGTTGCTCAAGACGCGAAAGTTTTGCTTTCAGGTCATAAATCTCATCTTCCAACCTGCGGAGTTCTTTAGAATAATCCTCTGCCATCATCAGTTCAAACTCTTCCGAAATCTTACGCATATCTTCTTCACTACGCATATCATTAAATGCAAGCGAACAAGCACCTTTCATAATACCGATTTCATTATGTCCCATCGTGCGGGCAACAGTTCCAAAGAAACGGAAGAGTTGAATGGTGTTAATGTCTTCACAAGGAATCTCAAAAGTATAGTGCTCCTCGGGAAGAGTTTCATCGTCATACATCCCAGATCCACCATAACTAGGAGTCCATTCAGTGTCAAACTGTACTTTGAGTTTTGCAGTGTAGGTCATTGCTTTCGATGTCTATGTACCTACTATAAAACCTCCTTGAGGACAAGTCAAGGAGGCAGTGGACAGATTTTAAACTGGTCTATGTGGTCAAGAGTTTTCTACATATTTTTCTACAACTCTGCGTATCCTCATCACATTCAGTCAGACATTCAAAGTAGGAATTCATAATTTCGTGCTGGTCTATAAACTCATCTAGCGTATTACCTATTTTTTTCCACCCAGCAAGTTGATTGTAAGAAATTAAATTGTGCATATGACCTCCACGCACAAAGAATATCATAATAAAGAGTTTTCAGTTCATTTTTATGACCTTACTATTCTACCACTATCTAGGAGGTTTATGTGGATTGCTTAATACAACTTAATCACGATTTCTCCAATCACTTTCATTATCACGACTAAAGAAATCAATAATATCATCCGCACCATTAAATCCAGTGCGATGATTTGATGGATCTGGATCACCCAAATCCAATGCGTTCATAAAGTCATCTAGACTTCCTTCTTGCATATCTGGATTCGCAGCACGGCGTCTTGCTTGTCTTAGAAGTGTTGCAGCAGAACGATTTGCTTTTGCTAGTTTTTCACACCAAATCATATCACTTAACTCTACAGATTCGCCTTTTACAATTCGCTCACAGATTGCTTCAAGGCGAAGACGGTATTGAGTGGAGAGCATATGTATTACTCAGATAATGATTATTTATTTCTTGATTCTAACTCTTTCATCAACTCCTTTGCAAGTTGATTTGAGCGTCTCCACATCAAATACTTTACAATCGGATTTGCTGGATTATGTAGAATCCACCATTTCGTCTTTTCGTATTCTACTCTTGCAAGTTGAGTAAGCATATAAAATGCCTTTGCTACAGATTGATCAGTAACAATCAAGTAAGCAATACAAAAGAAAATGACGAAATATATGTATGTAGAACTCATTGTCTCAGAGTTTTAAGATACTGTAATACTTGTTCACGAACTGCCATAAGTTCATTAAAGCACTTTTGATTGTGAGCACAGTTGCGAAGTTCTGGATCTGGTTTCAAGACACTTTCTTCGAAAAGAGTGAGTCCGCGATTCCATTTATCAACTTGAGATTCTTCAGTCATTTTTTACAACTTTAATGGGACAGGAAGGAATAACTTTGCGGATTTCTTGTACTATTTCAGTTCTTTGAACTTCACTTAATCCTACAACTTTAGTAAGACGATGAATCAGATTCAATGCATCACTGCAACTAATTATGGTTGATGCAAATAGAACAACCATAGTTTTCTCCTATTCTACTACTATTTAAGGTAGTTTATGATTTTTTAATAATTAATCCCAACTCACATTTTGCACTAGGAATCCAGGCATTACATAAGTCCAAGCACCAAGTTCCTGAACACCACCAACTTTATATTCCCATTTGTATTCGAATTGATTATGACTATCCCAAGTCATATATCCTTGTTCTTTATCAAAGCGTCCTTTGATAGTCAGACTATGCTTGTTGGAATAAATGTTGCGAGTGCGTAGTGCTCCACCTTTCTCGCGAGTTTCAATCACCACACATACATCGGGATAAGTTTGAATACCTGCTTCCAAAAGACAAGGTGTTTCATATCTAAATGGTCGATAAGTTTTAGTCTCCTGAGCAAATACAGGAGAAGAAAACAACAGTGCAGCGAGAATAATCAGTTTTTTCATTTCACAATGCTCCAGTGCTCATTACCAGTTTTAGGAACCCAAGTACAATATTGTCGATTGATGGAAACCAAAAAGAGTTTATCATCAGTTTCTTGTTCTACTTGCATTGCATGAAAAGATTGCATAATGTTCACGAATCGATTCTTTGCCTTTGAACTCAGCGGAATCACATTCACAAATTGTTTCTTAATCTTTGAAGTTTTCATAGAGTTCATAATTTTTCAACCTCCACAAAGGTAATTGTACAGAGTTTTCAAAGGTGTGTCAAGTAATCCAGGTATTCTTCAAAAAGAACTTCTTCCATTTGAAATGCTTGTTGTTCCCATGGTTGGTCTTCATAGTCCGTCTGAGAGAAGTCTATGCCCCTCCAGTGTCTCTTTCCGTGTTTATCCTTTAGAGCGCCTGTAACATGCTGATAGACATGCCAGAGTTCATGTAGGAGGGTTCTGGTGTAGTGATCTGGAGTCATTTGATTGTGCATTTCAATCTCAAATGCACGGGGTCTCCAATCACAATCAGTCACACCAACCCAACCATAAACACCATCACGCAACATCCCACGATGATGCACAGCGATTTCAATTTTATGTTTGGGAAGGTGCTTTGAAATGAACCATTCAACTACACTTTTGCAGCGTTTTTTACTGTAGTTGTATCCAGAAGTTTCAAGCAAAAGCATTGATAATCACCTGAGAAAGACGGACACCCCAGTTCATCAAAATCATAAAAGATGCGACAAAAATCAGTCTGTCTAAATTGGAAAACCTCATAAGGTCTCTTATGTGTCTCCAACTACTATAAGACCCTCCAGAGCGATTCTGGAGGGTCTTAGGACAGTTTCTGAAGTGTCTACTCAGTGTCAAAAAAGAACATTTGCCAAAGTCTGCTGTTTTCTTTTATTGTTCCAAAATATTGTGATGCCGAATGAATAGCACTAGCATCAAAAATCACAAGACGATTATAAACATTTCCAAGAACATCTACAGGTTCAAATGGTGTTCCATCTAAGTGACAATCTCCAGGAATATCTTTCCATGAAGCATCCCATCCTTCGTCGAAATAAGTTCTTGCTCTTGTTTTTTTGTGAGCATATAATGTAGTCCCACATTGATATGGAGCGTCTGGTGTGAGATATAACATCCCTCCCCATTTCTGACTATCACAATGATAAACTAATGGTTCGCCAGACCAAGCAATTTGAAATCTACCATTCATTCCATGTTCTTCCCATTTTGTAATGGTTTTTCCCATAATCTCTTCAAATCTTTCTTTGAGACCTGGAAATAAAAACTGTTGTTCTGTTCGCCTACCAATAAATCCTCTACCAAATCCACCTTCAACATAATCTTGATTTAGTGCAAACTCCCTTACTTGGTCTGGATCATCATAAAAATTATCTACAATCCAAGAAGTTGGTTTTGAATTCACACTCAAGTTAAAAAAATCTGGTTCTTCTCCCGATGAACTTAAAATATATTCTTTTGCATGATGAGTCCCTTCAATAATTGATTTCATCTTATTGATAATATTTTCATCAACTAGATCTGGATGTACCCACCAATCTTCAAAATTAGACTTTCCATCAGGTGACAAATCATTCGCCACTAAAATATAACCTTTACTTGTTAGAAATTCTCTTGATTTTTCTCGGAAAGATCTTGTGACATCTACATAATAATCATGTTCATAAGTAATCACTGCAAATTTGTATTTGTCAAAAGGAACTCTCAACATACACTCATAAGTATTTCTTGCTGGTTCGATATCTAACTGCAGATAATCAATAGTATTTCCTTCAAAGTTTTCTTTTAGTAATTTTTCATAATCAATTGTCAGGGCATTGTCATGAAGCAGTTTTGCACTTCTATTATTTCTGTAGTTGTTTATAAACTTCTCATCATACTCAATAGAAACACCAGTCCAACCAAAAGTCTTTTCAAGTAGTGCAGTATTATTGCCCTTAAATGGGTCGGCACCACCAATCTCAAGGAATGTTCCATTCTTTTTTCCATTGAGCATTGAAAGAATAAACATATCTTGATAAACTTGAGAATAGTTTCTCTCAATGATGGATGAGTTATCAAACTTAAATCTTAGTTTTGAGTAATCTTCTTTTGTGTAAGTATGAAATGCTTGAGATTCTGGACCTGAACCAAGACGAGTTACATTATCTTCTACTGATCTCTTGTGAGTTTCATCCATTTCATTCCAATAATCATCAACTAAAGAATGAAAAAGTTTTCTGGATTCCATTCCTCTTCCCCACCACCAAGCAGAAACTGCTTTCTGGAAGATGAGTAGATATTTTCCTTTGAACTCTGGAAGATCTAGTACATCGTCTATAGTTTGTTGAAGACCTAGATTTGCATATGTGTAAGAATTTTGCCATTCTTGCTTTCTTTCATATAACAAAGAAAGGAAATAATATGCTTCTGGTCTTTGTGGAAGAAGGTTGAGTGCGTTCTCAAGAAGAACTTTTTCTGTGCCATCTCTTGATCCCTGAGACTTATAACAGAATGATGCTCTTATGAGTGCTTGATATGCAAGATTATCATTTTCTGCTCTTTCTGCTGCCCTCAAATAATAAGTATGAGCAGGAGCAGTATGACCTTCGTTTTCATACCATTTAGCAAGATTATAGTTCTTTTCTGCGTTTTCAGTATCTAAACTAAATTCAAGTAGTTCATTCATTGATAAAATCCTCCACCAAAGATTGCGAAACTTTTAAAATATATGCGGCATTATCCTGTGCGCCAAAGGTAATCAAGAAATCATCTTGGTATGCTGCAAGACCACAACAGAATTCTATTTTCATATTCAAAAATGAAAATAGTTTTGAAAACTTTTGGGTTTTAAATTCTTTGTCCCAATAAACAAATCTGTGACGATATGTTGCGTTTTTTCTTCCTTGCTCACTATTATATAATTCAGTCTCGTGAATTAATGTTAGATATCCATTTTTCCATTTAATAACTTGAGAACCACCTCTCAGGTCATTCATTCCTTCAGTTTTTGAATTAGTTTCAAAAACTTTAGTTTCTCCGCCATTAGGATCAAACTTCATTAAACATGTTGGATTTGTCCATTTCATTAGATGAAATGGTTTATCCTCAATAGGAGTACAGTTTTTCATACAGTATTCATTATCTGGTGGTGGTCCTGGAATACGGTATCTAGATACTTCTTTGACTTCCGAATCTGTAAATTCAAGTTCTGAAAGTTCCATCCTTCCAGTTCCTTTTGTATCTAAATCTCTCCTTACTCCGCAAATGTAAATACGATCATCCCAGTTAATTAATCTGCAGTCTTCTAAACCAACAAATTCCCATTGTGGTTTATATGTATCAAATTTGGAGGTATCTATTTTAGTAGAATAAACTACCTCTAAATTTTCATCAAGTTCCGCAATATAATTTGTGGTCCTTAAGTGCATATCATTCTCTGGATGAATGTATGACAATGGACCCCAAAGATGTTCAAATCTATTCAATTCTGCATGATAAAGCGTATAGTTGACATTTCTGATATTTACTATTATCTTGCCGTTTACTACAAGAACTGATGGGTTTGTGAGAGATGGTCCTGATAAATCTTGTGGGTTTATAAGTAATGGTTTTACTTTTCCACCATTTTTGAGAGCAAATTTTACAAAGTTCATAATAAAATAAAGTAATAATTATTTTTCTTGAGATTGAATTTTTTCCTTGAGAGTATTTATTTGATCTTGTTGATCCTTAATTGCCTCTATCAACACACCAATTATATTACCATAAGATAAGGTTTTTGTACCATCTGCATCAGTCTCTACAAGTTCTGGAATAACTTCCTCTACCTCTTGTGCAATCAGACCAAGAGAGGACTTATTGTTTTCTATCCAATCAAATCTAACTCCTTGAAGTCTTTGAACTAGTGCAATAGAGTCTTCAATAGGTCTTATATTTGTTTTCTTATTTCTATCAGATAGTGAGTTTACAGTAGTTGCGTTTAATGTTCCTGTTGATGGATTAAAATATAGTTTTGTTGTTGATACATTTGCTGCAGATAAAGAACCTGATGTAGAAGATGTAAAGGTTACATATCTATTTGCGTTCGTTGAAGTATCATCAGTAATAGTAACTCCTGCTGATGCCCAAGTAGAATCACCTCTTAAAAATGTTGTCGCATCAGCAGTTCCAGTTGCTAATCTTGCAGTAGGAACAGTTCCAGATGAAAGATTAGAAGCGTTTAAGGTTGTTAAACTGGCACCAGATCCACTGAATGAAGTTGCAGTAATAATACCAGTGGTGTTTATACTTGCAGTGGAAAGTAATGTCTGTGCTGTTTGTGCAATACCAGAAAGAACTTGTCCACTCGGAATAGTAATTCCATAAGTAAATGTAGGAGCACCTGTTCCTGCGTTGTTTATAACCCTATCTACTCTAAGTTCAGACATTTTTAGTAACTTTTTAGTTATTTATTCTTAAGGATCCTCTGAATGAAGTATTATGCCTGTGCCTCAGTCCAAGATAGTCTTCCAACAACCGTTGCGGCAGTGGTTGTACTTAAATTAGTTACCACAATTGTAAGAGTATCTGGACCATCTGGATAAATTTGTTGGTTAGAATTAGTTCCACCGCCACCAAGAACACAGTTACCCAAATCACGAACAGTACTCAAATCAATTGAAGTAGTCGTGTTAACAAAGAAACCACCAGTAGTTTCTCCACCAGATACAGTAGTTGAACCACCCGCATAGTTTGCGATTTGTGCCAAACTAGAGTTTTGAAGACCAGCAGTGTTATTAACAACATTAGTCCAAGCAGTTGTTGATGATGGAGTTCCATTCAACACAGCAGTTACAAGAATGTTTGAGTTTGCTGATGTAAGAGAAATATCAAGTGCTCTCAAAATTAACTGCATTCTATTAATCAGTTCTCTTGAACCAAGTGCAGCAGCAATACCCTGATCTACCGAAGGTGCAACACGAATTGAGAATAGTGCTCTTGATGAAGAAGCAGGAACAGATGTTACTGTTGTTTGTCCATAAGTAAACACCAGCGATTTATCATCATCATATCTACCATCCATTATAAAACTTGTACCCCAGTGAGAGATAGTCGGAGCAAAGGATGGATATGCATATTCAACTGTTACTGGTGCAGTTGCAGAGTATGTAAATGATTGTCCAGATGATGCACCCATAGGTGAAATGGACACCGTTGGGTTTGCAGTTGAAGCAGCATTGGACATTGTAAAGGTTCCAGATCCAATTGAAGTAATCCAAGTATTATCTGGAATTGCAGTTGCTGCTACTCTCTGACCAACCTGTAAGTTAGTTGTGGATGCTGTGGCAACATTAGATCCAGCAGAAATAGTCAGTGCAAGAGATGAGTTTCCTGATTGTGCTCTTGTTACACCAGTTAATGAATTAGTTGTAATACCAGTATAATTGACATACTCATACTTTGTGGAATCTCTAATTAAAGCGGTTCCTGATGTTGCAAATCCTGCCGTGCTTGCAATACCAACAGTTGTATCAGAGGCACCAACACTTCCAGTAATAATAGTTGTTGGTGGAGCAGCAATTGACTCATATCTTGCTGGCAAGTTACCAGACCTCATATATGCTTCTGTATTAGCATTATTATTTGCTAACTTATGGCAATAAATTACATCACCCGTAGGTCCACGGAATCCCCAACGAACAAATCCAGCACCATACCAAGAATAGTCAATGTAGAACATTTGCATTCTAGTTAAGTCAATATTATAACCAGAAGGTCCAGTTCCATCACACTTATCAATATTCCACTGTGATTGTGGAATTTTTACATCTACTGTCTTAGATACAGTTGCATTTGTAATGTTAGAAGGTCCTCTGTAAGAAGGACTAATTGTAAGAGAAGTATCACTTGCAATATCAAGAACACGGTAAGACATTCCACGAATGACAATATAATCGCCGGGTCTCAATTGTTTAGAAAATGCAGTTGGGAATGCTGATGCTGTTTGAGTAACTGTGCTTCCACTAGCACTTACACTAACTCTACCTGAAATTTGATATGTAGAATTTCTACGAACTGCATAAAGTTGTTGACCATCAAATTCAAAGAACAATCCATTCTGTTGGTCAAATGCACCAAGTCTGTTGGAGAATCCATTCCACGCATTTACATTAAGATAATATTGTCCAGTTGCTGCGGTGCTAGGTAATGTGGATGTACAAAGATAAGTAAATGTATTAAATCCAGTAACTGCTGCTACCGTGAAAGTTCCATTATATCCAGTACCATCAGCACCTGATACTGTAATTGAAACACCAGGAACAACACCAGACATATTAAGTGATTCTTTGGTCTGGACAGTGACTGTACTACCCGCTGCTGTTCCAGAAGCAGTTAATGAGTCAATTTGATAAGTTGGTTTTAAGATTGTTCCAGAACTAATCTGAACACCTTTACCAGACTGATAACGGAAATATCTTCTTGTTTGACGAATTGCTTGTATATTATTAGAATCTGAGTTAGCACTAAAAATTACACCACCATCAAATGGTCTATGTAAATATTGCGATTGAGGTCTTACATAAACCGCAGCAGATCCAAATGAAAGACCAGAGGGAACACCAGCAGCAAATGAATAATAAACAAATACTGTTGGACTTGTTACGGCAGCAACAAAAAAGTTTCCATTTGGTGGGTTTGTTCCAGTAATACCAGTTACAGCAATTTCATTACCAATAGAAAGACCGTGAGGAACTGTTGTTGTTACAGTAACAGCATTTCCTGATGTGGTGATACTTGAAGGTGCTGCACCAATTTGAGCGCCAGAATATAAAGATCCTGCAAAAATTTGAGTTTTGTTTGAATCAAATAATGCAGTAACAGCAGTTGTATTGATTGCTTTTGCAGTATAAGTAATAGTTCCTGATCCACCACCACTTTCAATCACGAAGATACCATTCGCAAAAGGAAGTAATGCATCCTGAACGAAAATTGAAGTTCCGTTTGCGGCAAAAGATCCAGAAGATAAAACAACAGTAACAGTTCTAGAACCATTATTCATTGTAATGGAACTGATATTCGCTACTGGTGCTTGTGCCTGGAACGCAAATGGACGATTGTTTATCATTGACAAACTTTCCCATTTTGTGGTTTGAGTTCCGTACTCAAAGTCAGTATCAATCAGTGCTTGTGGTTGAGAAATTCTGAATTTATTAACAGGGTCAGTATATGTTTCTGCTGGTCTAAACGACTCATCATATTCATCAATTGTAAATTGAAGTTTATCAGTACTGCTCATAGAAGCAGTATTATAATTCAATACAATTGTAGTGGTATTAGCGTTCGCAGTTCCCGAAGTAGTATATGAAGTCGCTTTTAAGTTAGGGTCTGAAAAATTATAGATAACCTGATTCGTCGTCACATTCGTGATCAATACCATTCTCTCTCTTGGTATTACACGAGGAATAACAATAGTTTTTGTTGAGGGTGTAAAGGTATAACCAGTCTCAAGTAATACTTTTCTTGCCATTGAAAAAAATCCTCTACTTATGTTTGGATGCTTTGCTTTAAGTTATTTATAATTTAGAAAAGAATATCCAAAGCATTAAATGGATATCTTCTTGTCGTTGATTTAGTTGTTCCAGCAGTTGTTTTAATCATAACTTCACTACCTTCTGGCAGTGCTTCTGTAAATTTAATATTGCCATCATAATCAATTGTATATCCAGATCTTGATGTCAGAAGTGAATTATTAAAAACATATTCAGTATTATGAATATATGCAGATTGCATAATCCCATCAACACTAATCAGCAATCTAAATGGATTAGAAACTGCAACAGTTTCATAATTAAATGTTGGAGTGTATGTATTTTCTCCACCAGCAGGACTAATCTGGTCTAATTCATAAAGATCACCAACAGGAATACCAGTTAACTGAGAACCATCACCCTTGAATGATGTTGCAACAACATCATCAAGATTATTCAGGCGATCCATAATGATCGTTGTTCCAGATCCTACTGTAATTGTAGATCCAGTTGCAACATTAATATTCTTATGAATTGTATATAATGTTGTATTTGCTGGTAGTGTTACACTTGAACTTATGTTTTGATCATCTCCAAAAAATCCAAGTGTTGAAAGTCCACCAACATTTGAATTGTTTAATACAGATAAATTATAAGTTACAAGCGTAGATCCATCAAAAGTTAAATTACTTGATCCAGTTGGATTATTAGAACCGTCTTTATAAACGACTTGATTTGCAGAACCTGCAACTGGTCCTGTTATTCCTTGAGTACCTTGAGATCCTTCAGTACCTTGTGCTCCAGTAGTACCCTGAGATCCTGTGGTTCCTTGAGTACCTTGAGATCCTTCAGTACCTTGTGCTCCAGTAGTACCCTGAGATCCTGTGGTTCCTTGAGTACCTGTAGATCCTTGAGTTCCGGTAGTGCCCTGAGATCCTGTGGTTCCTTGAGAACCTGTAGCACCTTGAGTTCCAGTAGTGCCCTGAGATCCTGTAGTTCCTTGAGTTCCGGTAGTGCCCTGAGTTCCAGTAGTACCCTGAGATCCTGTGGTTCCTTGAGAACCTGTAGCACCTTGAGTTCCAGTAGTACCCTGAGATCCTGTAGTGCCCTGAGATCCTGTGGTTCCTTGAGATCCTGTGGTTCCTTGAGTTCCGGTAGTGCCTTGAGATCCTGTAGTACCCTGAGATCCAGTGGATCCTTGAGATCCAGTGGATCCTTGAGATCCTTCAGTACCTTGTGCTCCAGTAGTACCCTGAGATCCTGTAGTACCTTGTGCTCCAGTAGTACCCTGAGATCCTGTAGTACCTTGTGCTCCAGTAGTACCCTGAGATCCTGTAGTACCTTGTGCTCCAGTAGTACCCTGAGATCCTGTAGTACCTTGTGCTCCAGTAGTACCCTGAGATCCTGTAGTACCTTGTGCTCCAGTA